CATTTTCTCACCGAGATTAAAAATCAAAAACAAAACTTACAAATTTTCTCACCGAGATTAAAAATCAAAAACAAAACTTACAAATTTTTCTATTTCTTGCCGAAAATTTGACTCCGACCTTTCTCCTATGATATAATAAAAATAGAAACTAAGAGCCAACTACATCTTGGCTTATTTATAAGGAGCACACTAATGAATCGTCTAAATCTCGACTTCTCACTTTCAAGTGATGAAGCTCGCACCGAATACGTCCAAACCTATATCCAAAACTTCGACGCAGAAAAACCCCTTACAAATTCCGAACTCGAAAAAATCGCCGACTATCTCCTATGGGGTAAAAATTCCGAAGGTCTTTCCTCAGATAAAAGCGCAAATATCGAGCTAAAGTCTACCTGGTCATCTCGCCCAATTGTTTCTCTCGACGAACTACGCGAAAGCCCCGCCTTCAACGAAGACTCAATCCGTCCCATAAATGATACCCCAACCAAAACTTCAAAACAAAAATTTTCACGCCAACTCGCGCGCAAAAACGCCCCATCCCATATTTTAGCTTTACTGGAACCTCTCTGGCGCGAAATTGACGAAATCGACTTCCAGCTCTCTACCTACGAAGTTCGAATCGGTAAAAAAGAAAAAGTTCGCGAAGACCTGCGCGCCCAGTTTACTCCTTCCGAACTCCAAAACCTTGAAGAAAAATCAAAACTCCTAAACCCCTATTCCTACCTAAAACAAAAACGCCTCCTAATCGAAAAACGACGCGAGCAATTCACTCTCCAAGACTTCTACCAGACAAAACTCCAACGCTTTATTCCCCACACCTATAACCCACTCGAAACTCCAACCTTCGACGCTGATATCCCTATCTACCCGCTCGGTCTAAAAGGAACCTCAAGTTTAGCGCGAGCCCTTTTTCCCGAAGGACGCCTCCCAATTCCCTCAGACTTAAAAAACGAAAAAGACCAGCGCGCACTCTCAACCCAAATCTGGGCCCCTCGCTCCTCTCGCTACTTTGACTTTGAGGATTTAACCCATCTTCAAGCTTTGGTGAAAATTTGGGACTCCCTAGAAGAAGGAATTGACTCCTTACCTCTTGAAAGTACATTGCGCGCACTCTTCGAAACCTTTGATTGGTATAAGTCTCTAGCTGATTTGACTCCCCTCGAAGAAGACGTTTTTCAACTAAAAAAGGCCCACCAGCAAAATCAACCCATCGTCGAATACATCAATAAAAAGTATAACAAAACCTATAATTCAAACTACGTCTCCACTATTTTCCACCAAAAAGCTCTCCTAAAAATTTGCGCGGCTGCTACTACTCATCGAGAGCACGCCGAAAATTTATTTTTCCCCGAAAACTTCAAATGTTGTAAAGATTGTGGAAGGACTTTACTTTTGGATACTAAATATTTTATGAGGAGACAAAGTTCTCGTGATGGATATTCTTGTCGGTGTAAGAAATGTGACCGACTATTACGATATAAAAGAGAAGGGCGTGAAGCCCCTTTGGTATAAAGGAGAAAACTATGGACAAAAATAACCGTACAAAAACTTTTATGGGACTATTAGTAGGATTAGAGGCTGTTGAATTTGTGGGCCTTTGTAAGTTTTTAGGCGTTCGGCTTATTGAGGAAAAGAGCGAGCCCGCGCCAGCTACGCCCAATAACGAAGCTTCTCAAAAATTCGAAACTCGTGATTTTTCAGACTTATTTAGTGATTTGCTCCAGAAATTTTCGGAGTTATCCCGCCCTCGTCAGCGTGAACTCATAAAAATCCTCAAAAAAGTCAATAAATAAAAAGGAGGATTAGTAGTAATGCCACTACAACCAAATATACCAAAACAAAAACGCTCATTTCTTACAAAAGAATGCCCGCGCTGTAAGCAACAACAACTAGAAGAAGATTTCACAAAAACCCACTCAATTTTTTATCCAGATGGGGTACTTCCCATTTGCAATGATTGTATTACTCATTATCTTAAACAAAATGGGTTTAGTTGGCGCGCGGTCGACAAAATCTGCCAATGGGCCGACATTCCTTTTATTGTGAAAGAGTTTGAAAGATTAAGAGACTTGAATTCTGATGATACTGTTTGGGGTGTTTATGCAAAAGTTTTTGCAACAGAAGAATATAAGAATTTGGGATGGGATAGTTATAACTCCCAATATCTCGAACTAAAAAAGGTTGGACTTATTGAAGATGAGATTCCATTAGTAAAAGAGAAACATTTTGAGGAGTTGCGCCGACGCTGGGGAGGCAACTATGACGATGATGAACTTTATTACTTAGAGGACCTCTATAAAGGCTTGCTCCTTTCTCAAAACGTATCTGGCGCACTAGCTATTGACCAAGCTCAAAAACTTTGCAAGCTTTCGTTAGAAATAGATAAACGGATTCGTGCGGGCGACAAAGACGTCGACAAATTCCTCTCATCTTATGATAAAATTGTAAAGACAGCAGATTTTACTCCTAAATCAGTCAAAAACGCAACTGACTTTGATAGTATTGGAGAGCTGATGTTCTGGCTCGAAAAGCGCGGGCATCAAAATAAATTTTATGATAATACTACCAGAGATGTTATTGATGAGACTTTGAAAAATATTGAAGCTTGGAACCAGCGTTTGTATATAAATGAAGGTGGCCTCGGAGATGAGGTGACCGCGCGACTTCAGGCTCTTCAAAATGTTGCTCAAACAGATAATTTTTACGACCTTCAAGCAGACAACTTTGATACAGACGTCTATGAGGCCGAAGCCTTCAAAGAGGACGAAAGTGAGGAGTTTGATGCAGGAGGAACTCTCTAATGGCTGTAATTACTTTGCGCGACCCCACTTCAATTTATAACTCCCAAAATCGTCTTTTTAGGGAGGGCGTCGAATTAGAGAAAGGAATTGTTATAACTGAGGATTTTTTAGAACGAAATGAGAAGTTTTTAGAAGAAGAACTTCAACTTTATACGGTTTATCCTGATATTTATTTGGATACAATAAAACCCACTGACTCCCAATTTGATTTATTCCCTTATCAACGATTGTTCTTGCGCTCACTCATGCGCTATAACCAAATCTATATTACCGCAACTCGCGCGGCTTCAAAATCATTTCTAAGTGTCCTTGGACTCTTTCTTCAATGCGTCTTTATTCCCAATCACAAGTGTTCAATCGTTGCTCCTGTCAAGACACAAGGCGTAAAAATTATGAGACAAAAAGTAGAAGAAATCATAAAGATTTGGCCTCTACTAGAAAAAGAGCTTGAGGTTTTTATGGGAAAACCTCATATGAATTTTTCGAAAGATGTAGCTGAGCTCTATTTCAAGAATGGTTCCAAATTTACTTGCGAAGGCGCTACGGACTCATCACGTGGTCTCCGCCTTCACGCAACATTCCTAGACGAGGTGCGTGATGCTGATGGTGATATTATTTCCGAAGTTATACTTCCTCAGCTAAATGTTTCTCGACGTGATGCTAATGGTTTAGTAAATCCTTATGAAGTTTGTAATCAACAAGTCATCGCCGGAACCTCAGCGGGCATGAAATCCTCTTATGCTTATTCACTTCTAATAGAAACAATGATACAAGCAATAATTGATCCAAAAAGGGCATTTGTTATGGGTTTAGATTATCGTATTCCTGCCCAGCATGGACTGGTTGATAAGAAGCACGTTGAAAAGTTGAGAATGTCATCAGCCTACAATGAAATGACATTCGCATCAGAGTTCATGGGAACTTGGGCGGGAGGAAGTGAAGAGTCTTGGTTCGATTTTGAAAAGCTTTCTAAATATCGAACAAAGAAAAATCCAGAATTTACTCAGAAATTTAGAAATCAACAGAATTGTTTCTACTTTATCAGTGTAGACGTAGGACGCTTACAAGACTCAACAATTGCTTGTATCTTTCGAGTAAATATCAAGAATGACAAATACTACTCAACTCTCGTCAATATTGAAGTTCTTGGAAGACAGGCAGAAACAAAAACCTTTACACAACAGGCAATTGATTTGAAGCTTTTGATTGAGAGATATAATCCCAGAGAAGTTTTGATCGACTGCAACGGCTTGGGTAGACGCCTATGCTCAAGTAAAACCTTCTTAACTGCTGGGAACCCCTAACGTAAAGACGAGGGCAATCAGCAACGAAGCAATTGAATATAACACCTTTTTTGGAGGATGAATTCATGAAGAAAATTGAAAGCTCAAAATATACTTTTAGAACTAATTACTATGCTGATGAATCTGGTCATATTTGGTCAGAGTATAAAAAAGATTTTCTAACAGAGTATGATGATAAGAATGGTTATAAAAAAGTGGTTCTGATGACAACGGATAAGCCAGTTGGGAAAGGACACCGTTTTAGTGTCCATCGTCTTATCTTGTCAACTTTTTGTCCAAATAAAAATAGTCATCTACTTACTGTTGACCATTTAGATGGAGACATCACTAATAATAAATTAGAAAATCTCAGATGGGCAACGATGAAAGAAAACTTAGAAAATCCCAATACTCTTCCTAATAGAAGATGTTATGACCAAGATGGATTATCTAATTCCAGTTCTAAATTTACAAAAGAAAGTTTAGAAAATCTTATTTTAGATATAAATAGTGGCAATTTTAAAAGAAAGGAAATTTTAGAGAAGTATTGTATTTGCGATGAGACTTTGAGAAATATAATTTTGAAAAAAACTTATAAAATTGAGCTTGAAAATGTTGAAATTACTCCTAAATTTCTTTCGGGTTATGGTAGGGATACAAGAGGAGTAAAAAATGGAAGAGCAAAGCTAACAGAAGATGATGTTAGAGAGATAATTTCTTTGATAATAGAAAAGAAAAAAACTCTAAAAGCTATTGCTTCTCAATTCGGAGTATCAATTTCAACAATAAATAGAATAAAATCAAAAACTTCATGGACCGAATTGACAAAAGACGTTATATTCGATTGAACGCTCAACGACTATCCCAAAAGGGAGTAGGACCAAGTGGTCCGAAATGGAAGGTACTCTTAAAGAGTAAAGATATAGTCTTATCTATATGGAAACATATAGCAGTTCATAAGAGAACGCGTATAAAATAACGACTTATACGGAAAATAATGTTAGGTCTCGCAGATGAGCTTATTAAAACCCATACAGATGCACGAGGTCGTGAGCTTCCTGCATACGGCTTTTTCAATAATGATGATTATAAAAAAATCCAACCTAGAGATTCTATCCCTATCTTATATTCTATGAAAGCTAATGGGCCTTTGAAATCAAAAATCAATGGAAATGCTTATTCTCGTTTGAATGGCGGATTGGTTCGGTTTTTGATTAGTGAGCAGGAAGCACGAAATGCTCTTCTTGGAACGAAGGTTGGCCAAAAAATGACGATGCGTGAGCGAGTTCAACGGTTACTTCCCCATGAACAAACAACAAAACTTTTTGAGGAAATGGGAAATCTTCGTGTCAAAAATGTAGGTATGGATATAGTCCTTGAAGCAATAAACAAACGCTTCCACGATGACCGCTACTATGCTTTTGCTTATGGCCTGTGGCGTATCAAAGAAATTGAAGAAGCCCAAATGAAAAAACGACAAAGACGGGGCGCCGGAAAACGCAACCTAATATTCTTTACGGGAGGGGCATAATTTGGAACAACAAAATACTGAGTTCAAAAGAAATTTTGACCTTGCCTCCTTTAAAAGAGCATCAAGAGGGATGATTTCTAAGAATGACGAAATTTATGGAGACTATGATTATCTTTCTTGGCGCTCTCGGTCCCGCACTCTAAAAGATTACAAACCTGAAGAAATTGATAACATTATCAATTCAGGCTCTTTATCAAAACAAAGAGAACTTTCAAGAAATTATTTCCTAAAAGACGGTCTATATCGTGCCATTGTCCTCTATTATGCTAATCTTCTAAAGTGTGCGAGCCTTTTGATTCCAAAAGTAGGTTTTGGAAAAAAGCTTTCTGACAAGACTACTCAGAAAAGATACTATAAAGCTTTGGATTATCTAGATGAAATAAACCCCCCAATTTTGTATAACAAAATTACAACACGAGCCCTCACTGATGGTGCTTATTATGGACTAATTTCATCTTTGGATAAGGGGTCTTTTGTCCTAATTGACCTGCCGGCCTCTTACTGTCAATCTAGATTTAGAGATACCTATGGTAGAGATATTATTGAATTTAATGTCAATTATTTTGATCATTTTACTGATGAAGATACTCGAAATCAAGTCTTAGAGATTTATCCCAAAGAGGTTACAAGTTTTTATCGTCGATATCAAAAAGGTAAAACTAAAACTTCTTGGATAAAATTATCTACTGATAATACTCTTTACTTTAGTATTCTTGAAGAGGGGAATCCAACTTTTTTGAATGTCATTCCTGCTACAATTCAATATGATGAAGCAGTGGACACTGAAAGGGAAAGAGATTTGGAAGAAATTCGTAAAATTCTCATTCAGAAAATACCTCACTTGCAGGATGGAGCACTTCTTTTTGAGCCAGATGAAGCTCTTGAAATGCACACTGGCGCTGTGGGTATGATGAAAGGGAACAAGAACCTTTCTGTTTTGACCACTTATGCTGATGTAGATAGTATTGTTTCAAAAACTTCATCTGATGCTGTTTCAAATAATCTAGAAAAGATGCTTCAAAATGTTTATGCCGAAGCTAGCGTCAGTGGTCAGCTCTTTGCACCAACTGGTTCCCAAGCTTTATCTACTTCTATCCTAAATGATATAAGCTTTATGATGCCAATTACTAATAAATTTTCAAAATTTATTAGTGAGCTTCTAACCCAACTTTTTGGAAATTCTAACATAAAATTTACTTATAAAATCCTACCGGTTTCTATTTATAACCAAAGTGATTATCTAACTGATGCTTTCAAATTAGCTCAAAGTGGATATAGTTTCTTCTTACCGGGCGCGGTTATGGATTTAAATCAGCGAGAGCTCCTAAGTATGAAAGAACTTGAGAATGAGGTTGAAAAACTTCAAGAAAAGTTAGTACCTCTAAATTCGGCTTACACTCAAAGCGGAACTTCTGGAGACCCCGGACGTCCAGAAATAAAAACAGAAGAAAAAGCACAGACTACTATTGAACAAGAAGCATCAAAAGACAAACAAGGAGGCTTAAATATAGATGAATAAATTTGAGTTTCCAGTCGCTGTTTATGGCAATATAGAAAAATATAATGATATATTGTCGAAGGCGCGGTGCCGAATTTTCTATAAATATGGTAATAGAAACGGTACTTATATAACAGATGAGTTTGCAGAAAAACTTCTAAAAACTCTTCCTTACGCGCCGGTCAAAGGCATCTATGAATATGATGACTACACTGACCACGGAAGTCGAAGAAGCGAGGGAAGAATTTATGGAATTGTTCCCGAAAATCCTAATATTAGCTGGGAATCTCATCTTGATGAAGATGGAGTAGAAAGAACTTATGCCTGTGCAGATGTTCTAATTTTTACTGCACTTTATGCCGAGGCGGGAGACATCGTAGGAAAATCTCAATCAATGGAACTTTATGAACCATCTTTGAAATACCATCAAGCAATTCATGATGGACAAAAGTTCATTGTGTTTGATGAGGGATGCTTCTTAGGCCTCCAAGTTTTAGGAGATGATGTCGAGCCTTGTTTTGAGGGCGCGAGCTTCTTCGAACTTCAAACTAGTATTGATAAAGTTATAAAGAAGATTCAAGAAATTGAAGCTATTTATACCAAAAATGGAGGAACAGAGACGATGGAAATAAATTTCAAACTTTCCGATAGCCAAAAGTATGACGCTCTTTGGTCTCTCTTGAACACCGAGTATAATGAGGAAGGAAACTGGACAATTAGCTATGCTATTTGCGAAGTTTTTGATGACTATGCTCTAGCTTATAACTATGAGAGTGGTAAGTATGAGCGGGTTCATTATACGAAGAATGACGAGGCTGATAGCGTTGAACTAGGCGAACGTACCCAAGTTTATATTATTGATGTGACTGAAAATGAAAAACAAACTGTTGATACCTTGCGTCAATTGAATGGTGGTACATACGAACTTGTAAATGAAGATTTGGCAAATGCTGAAACTCTAAAAGAAGAAAATTCTAATTTTAGTTCCAAAATTGAAGAACTAAATGGTGAGATTTCCACTTTACAAGCAGAGAAGGCTGGTATTGAGGCTCAATATACTGAGGCTCAGGCCCAGGTCCAAACGCTAACAGAAGAAAACAGTTCTTTAAATGAGTACAAGGCTCAGATTGAAAAGGAGCAGAAAGAGGCCATATTTACAGAGTATGAAGGACATCTAAGTGAAGAGGTTCTAAATACTTATCGTGAAAATAGCACTAATTATTCTGTATCTGATTTGGATAAAGAGCTGGCCTATGAGTTGAAGAAGACTGGTTTTTCTACTTTTTCTAAAAACGACCGTCAAGGTCTAATTCCTAAAGACGTGCCTCTACAAGGTCTAGATGCCGTCTTAGCTAAATATGTTAAGTAATTGGAGGAAATAAAATGGCTACAAAAAGACTAGTAATTAGTGGCTATGGTCAAGTTGAGCTTAATAATGTTGCCTTCCGCCGTGATGGTCGTATTGAGGCCCAGTGTGCTCCTAATGCTACTGATTTCGCAAATATCCCCGTTGAGAATGGTATGCTTTTGGCTGTTGATGATGCTAATCATTGTGTGAAGCTACCCAAAGATGAGTCTCTTCCTATTGGTTTAGTTTATTCTACTGAGCATATGTATGATGAACGGACTCCTGGTCTAAAGAACTTTAAGCTAAATGGTTCTGATGACTTCTTCCCTCGTCTAGGCTACCTATCTGTTGGTGATAAGTATCGTACCAACTGCGTTTGCTATGATGATACCGAGTTTACCACTGAGGAAGCTTTAATTACCGCTCTAAAGGCTTGCGCTACCACTCCTGTGTATGGTATGGCTGATGCTTCTGGTGCTACTAAGCTATCTGCTACTGCTGGTACCTTTGGCCCCAAGCTAAAGGTCGTTGCTTTTGACACTATGCCTGATGGCCAAAAGGGCATCAAGCTACAAGTGCTAGCTGACTAATAAAAGGAGGGTAAATTATAATGACTATTAAAGAACTACAAGAAATTGCCCTTCATTGCGCTAAGGGTACTGTTCCTGCCACCTATGCCAATCAGAATGTAGATATGGATTCTGCTTTCCTAGATGGTCTAAAGGAGCTAGCTGGTTCCGTAAACCAGTTCATGAAGAATCGTTATGATATTTATGATATCGTAATTAAGACTGCCGACGAGATTATGCCTAAGAAGGTAATTGATGCCATCGGTATGTTCGCTGAGGTTCAGTCTGTTCCTCAAGGTCAGAAGGCTATCTTTAAGCGTCGTCTAGGTAAGATGCGCGCCAAGAAGTTCCTAACTCAGGTTGGTCTATCTGGTGTATACGAGACCTTCCGTCTAGACAGTGATACCTTTGAGCTAGCTGGCCATGCTGTCGGCGGAGGTGCCACCATCGATTTCGAGCGTATGCTAGATGGTGCTGAAACCATGGCTGAGGTTATGCAGGTTCTAACTGAGGGTCTAACCGATGCTGTATTCTATGAGGTTCATAAGGCTCTTCGCGCTGCCGTAAATGCTTCCGCTCGTCCTGATGCTAATAAGGTAATTTCTAATACCTTTGAGGCTGATAAGATGGTAAAGGTAATCAACACTGTCCGCGCTTATGGCAATGGTGTTGTAATTTTTGCTCCTCCTGAGTTTGTAGGCGCCATGGGCCCTGATGCCATTGTAAGTGGTATTGCTAATACTACTAATGGTATTTATCATCCCCAGGATATTGATGCTATTCATAATACTGGTTATATCAATATCTTCCGTGGAACTCCTGTTGTTCAGATTCCTCAGTCCTTTATCGATGAGTCCAACACCAAGACCTGGATTGATCCTCAGCTAGCTTATATTCTACCTACTGGTGGAGAGAAGGTAGTAAAGGTTGTTCTAGAAGGCAACACTCAAATTAATGACTTCAAGAATCGTGATAATTCTCTAGAAGTTTATGCTTATAAAAAGATGGGCTGCGCTATTTTGGCTCATCATAATTGGGGTATTTATCAGAATACGGGGATTACCCAGACTTTTGAGAATCCTTACGGTTTCTAATTCTCTTCGAGGGAGGGACAAAACTCCCTCCCTCGATTTATATAAAAATTTTAGGAGTAAAAAGGAGTATTAAAAATGGAGAAGATTAGAGTAATTAGTAAGCATCAAGGTCCTATTAGTGTGAACATTCCCGACTTGCGCTTCAAGCGCGAGTGGCCTAATAAGGGTGCTAGTGTTCTTATTGAAAGAGAAACTCTGGAAGAAATGATGTACGATAGTGGCTTCAAGTATATGATTGATACTGGGATGCTTTATATTGAAGACTTAGAGGTAAAAAAGGAACTAGGCCTTGAGCCTGAAGATGCTACCGAACCTGTTAATATTATTGTTTTGAGTGACAATGATATGAAGCGAATGATGACTGCCATGCCTCAATTTGAATTTGATGCTAAGCTAAAAACTTTGAACTATGAGCAGATGTTGGCTTTGGCTGATTTTGCTATCAAGAACGAGCTAGGAGATTTCGGTAAGTGTGATGCTATAAAGAAGGCCTGTGGGAAAGATATTCTAACTGCTATTAGATTGAATAGAGAGGATAAGGAGGGCTAATAATGGGAACCCCCTTAGAGAAAGTCTATTCTGCCTTCCTGTCTAAAATGCTCGAAGATGAGTGGTTGAACTGGACACAAGAAGAAGTAGAAGAAGACTTACTAACTATTTTAGACGGCGCGCTACCTTGGTTTAAATTCCCGCGCAAGTCTCTTGAACATGACGAACAATACTTTTTTGAAGAACTGGATAATGAAGAAATCCAAATTATTGCCTGCTATATGAAATGTGAGTGGTTGAATCGAACCATTCTAACTTGGGAAAATGTAAAGCCTTTATATGAGGAAAGGGATTTTTCTCAGGCTAATCTTATTGGTAAATTTACTGAACTTCTAAGAAAGGAAGAGGCAAAAGTCCATCGTCTAGAAGGAGTTTACTATCGCGCACCGAAGCGCAAGCCATTTTCATATAGACTACTTGCGGAGCAGTATCAGGATGTCTGATTTTACTGAAGGATATAGTAATAAATTGAAAAATAAACTTTTTGGACTTTTGTGCGAGTTTGAAAAGAAAGGTGAGTGGGAGAAGTTTCTGGACAGTATTCTAACAGAATTATTAGGAATTCCAGAAGCTTCTCGAACTATCAATTACTATATTCTGTATTATAAGATTTCTTCATTACGTTATCTCCGATATGATTATTTTCGGAGTACAATTTTTAGTTGTATGACTTTATTGGGAAAATCAAATGAGTTATTTTGATATATATAAGGGATATATTTATTGCTTAAATAGGAGGGAATATGGAAAATAATTATTTTAATAAGATATATTCCCTCCGCTTGAACAGATACGGATTAGATTACCAATCTCGTATCCAAGGTAAGCGCGAGCAGAATTTTGACCTCTATCTTCAAAAAAGTATTTATCGAGTAGATTTTGAATATAATGATGAATATATAAGTGGAAGTTTCGAACGATATAAACAGGATGACAGTAAAACTCTTCATTATTTACTCGTAAAAATTGACGTCGAGTTCGCGCCTGGTACGATTTTGATGATACCGGATAAAAACGATGAACTCAAGCCTTGGATGGTTTATTATCTTGAGGAGATAAAAGCTAGTGGCTATAATCGCTATGTGATGCTTCGCATGACGCATTATCTGGTTTGGCATTCTCGTGATGGTTCTGAACAAGAAAGTTGGGCATATATGTATGGCCAAGAAAATAATATGCTTAGAGATGAAATTAGATCTCGTAGCCGTATGGATACCATTTACGCTGAAAATCTCAAAGAAAGTTTCTTTGCTATGCCTTTAACACAGTATCTAAAGAAAGATGATTATTTTATTATAGGTGAAGAACCGTATCGAGAATTCTATCGAGTAACCGGTTATGATATTCAATCCTCACCTGGTGTAGAATATGTAACTGTTGATCCAGTTTATGAGTTTGATTTGACGCCTCTTCCTCAAAAGGAGGAAAACGATAACGAAGAGGATTACTTCTGGCTACAAGGAGGAAATGCCGATGGTAAGAAACCTTGAAGAGCTAGGGCCTTTTCTTCAGAAAATAATGGTTAGACTAACAACTAACCAAAATTTACTAAAGCTATTATACTATAGTGATAAGGCTCCTTTGGAGAAAAAAGACCTTACACAAGACCAAATTACAAATGAAGTTTTTGATAAACTTATAAAAATAGTCCCAAGAATAGGACCGAAGGAAGACGCAAAAAGTCTTATTTCATTACGAGTCGTTGATGGCGCTCGTCTTTCTCCCAATATTGAATTTCAAAGATTAGTTTTAGCTATTGAAGTTTTTGTTCCTTTGACTCAATGGAAAATGAAAGGGACAAATCTTCGTCCATTTAGTATAATGGGTGAAATTCAAAAAAGTCTAAATGGGAAAGTCATTGATGGAATGGGTAAACTTCTCGGAGGAGATTTTGAGATAAATTTTCTGACTGATGAAATGTCCTGTTACGAAATGACTTTTGATTTGATCGCTTATGATTGATTGCCATTTTGTGATAAATGAACCGGCGAATTTTCAAAAGATTTGTAAGGTTTATTCTCCTACTATTCGTCAGGTTATTACAGAAGAGAATTTTTTAGTTTATCGAAAACTTTTAACCCTATCCCAAGAAGAAATTGAAGATGAGTACATGGAGAAAGAAATGGAATTGTCAAATGTTCTAACTCCACTAGAGTATCTTTTGAATTCTTCTTTTAATAATAAACAAGTAGAAGCTCTTTCTATCAAAGCTTTTGAGTTTTTTATTCACGAACCAGTTTCTTTCATTTATGAAGAAAAAAAGATTTTAGTTGGAGATTTGAAAAAAATCTTAGAGGACGCGCAGTCATTAGATGATTTGCGTTTTTTGACCAGTGAAAATTTTTTTGACTTTCAAAATCTTATCAGAAACAGTGTGGGAGAAGACAGTATTGATCCTCCTAATCCTAATGAGCATCCAAAGATAAAAAAGATGAAAGCGAAGGCCAGGTATCGTGATAAAATAAAAGCGAAAAAAGAAGGGCTAACACTTGATACTTTACTCATTTCAATTTGTTGTATGGGTATTGGAATTACTCCACTTACAGTTGGAGAGTTGAGTTATGCTACTTTTTCCAAGTTGATAGGCATATATCAAGAAAAGGAAAAATATGAAGTTGATATAAGAAGCTTATTAGCTGGAGCAAGTAGTAAAGATGTAAAACCAAAATATTGGATACATAATTCTGATAAAAAATAGGAGGAAATAAAGTATGGCTTCTATCCTAGATAGATATGGTATCAAGGAAGTTTGCGATTTTACTTTTTATAAGATTGTGAAAAACGACGATGGAAGTGTTGGCCATGGTGCCCCCGTTCTATATCTTGATACGCTAAAAGTTTCTACCACTGAGCAGACTGCTGAAAATACTTCTGCTCGTGGTGGTAAGGGTAACCCAGAACTTATTACTTGGGACTATGGTAAGGAAATCAATGTAACTCTAGAAGACGCTTTGTTCTCTGCCAAGTCTATGGCTATCATGTTTGGTTCTGTTGATACTAATGGTGACCCCGTAATTAATCAAACGGCTGAAATTATTAAGACTGTTCCCAAGGCCCAGGTAAAAAAGCTAACTTATGCAGCGGCTGATGCTAGTACGGCAGAGATTGAAATTCGTGGTACTAAAGTTACTCTTTCTGCGGTTAAGCTTTATGATGAAAAAGGTGTTCCAGTAAATGTTTCACAAGAAGAAGGGGCTCAGGCCGCTTATGCCTATTTAACGGGTACAGTTAATGGAAAGAACATTTCTGAAATTGTAATATCTGCTGAAACCTTCCCTGGTACTTATTATTGTACTGGTGATACTTATGCTCGTAGTGAGGATACTGGTGAGGATGAATTCTTCCAGCTAGTAATCCCCAAGGCAAAGGTAACTTCTGAGAATACTCTAACCATGGAAGCTGAGGGCGATCCCTCTACTTTCAGCATGAATCTAAAAGTTTTACGTCCTGCTGATGGCAAGATGATGAAACTTATTAAGTATTCTTTAACTGAATAATTGAATAAAATCGAAACGGAGGAGGGAGGACCTTCTCCGTTTCTTTTTTAGGAGGAAATATGAACGAGTTTTCTTTCAAAGAATTGGAACAGTGTTATCTAAAAGCTACTTATCCAATAGAGATTGGGAATAGAACCATTGAAATAAAAGAAATCCTCGCAAAATTCGATAAAATTCAAATCGCTGGCCTTGATGAAATAAAACGATGGGTAAGCGCTAATGGTGGGTTTGACAATCGACCTCATATTTTTTGGGAAACTACGAAAGAAATTGACCTAAGTTTTTCTCAAGGTGTGTTCTCAAAAGACCAGTTCGCACTTATGACGAATTCTAAACTTTTTGAAATTGAGGAAGACAGGCCAGTTTTGGTAACTAAAATGGAAACTTTGGAAAGTGATGGAGGAAATAAAATTCACCTGAAAGAAATTCCGGTAGATTTATTTATCTATGAAAAAGAAACTGGAAAGAAAATTTTACCTTTATCCAAAGAAGGAAAAGTTATAGAAATTAGCGAGCCCTATAAAGAAGTTATGGTATCTTATACTTATAACTACCTAGGAGGTGCGAAGGTTGTAAAAGTTGGTAATAGACTTTTCAATGGTTTTGTTGAATTAGAAGGAAGAACAAGAGTAAAGGATGATACTACTGGTCAGGTAGTTACGGGGCTTATAAAAATCCCAAAGCTAAAATTGATGACTGGCCTATCTATAAGGCTGGGCGCGCAAGCTACACCTGTCGTAGCCAATTTCAAAGGAGTTGGCGTTCCAGTGGGGTCAAGAGGAAATTCATATGTTAGTGAGTTTTACTTTTTGAACAATGATATAGATAGTGATTTCTAACTGTAGTCAGCATTAGTTTTTAGCTAATGCTGATTATTTTTTAGGAGGAAAAGGAATGGCAGATAAGAAAATCAATATCTCTCTTGGTATATCAGCTGATTTAAATGATTTTCAAAAGAAAATTGAAAAATTACAAAGCGAATTTGATAAAGTAAAATTTTCTGATTTATCAAGTGAGAAGATTAGTAAAGTTTTTGATAATATTCAAAGTAGATTAAAAAAATTACAAGAACTAACTGATAAATCTCCTTCTCTATTAGGAAAAACTGATTATAAGCAAGCGGAGAAAGAAGTAGGTAATCTCCAAACAGATATCTCTAAACTTGTTAAAGAGATTCAACAATTAGATACAGCCTCTAAAGAAGGGAAGTTAAAAATTCTTCCAAAGGGAGAACAAGAAAGACTTGAAAAATTAAATGAAGCTACAAAAAAATATTTAAAAACCTTATCTCAAGAATCAAAACGTCTTGAAGATTTAGAAAAGAAACAAAACAAACTAAAACAAACCCAATTAGCCTTAGCACAGTTAGAACAAACTAAAAAAAGTGCTAAATCCAAAAGACAAGTAGCAGACAGTTATTTAAAAGGATTAAATACTCGATTAGCAAAACAGCAAGAAACGTTAGCTGAACAAAAGCAAACAGAAGAAGCAGTTCAATCTATTTATAAAGCGCAAGGTTTAAAAGGAAAAAAGATTGGAGACACAGAAGTTAATATAAATGGTACTGTAACTTCTTTGAATCAAATTAGAAAAGAAGCTGGAGAAACTGCTACCGAAATTGCTACGTTGGAGCAAAAAATTCAGCAATATGTTTCTAAATCAGATTTAAATCAATTAAATCAAGATATCCAAACTCAGAGAGATTTAATTGTTAAACTAGAAGAAGAAATAGGTAAATTACAAACAGATAATCCTACCATAGCCTTAAAAAAACTAAAGACGGCTTTGCAGCAAGCCGGAGTCTCAATGGAAGACATTGGAGATTTAACCAAAAAGGAAGATATAGAAGCTTGGTTAAGTAATCTTAATACTTCTGCTCTAGAGAAATTTCGAAGCGGCCTTCAAGGGGTAGAAAAAGCTACTGGAGAAGTCCAACCAGAATTAGAAAAAATGGGCCAATCCGTTCGTGACAGTGCTGATGATTTTGATGCAGCAGAACGAGCAGCACAAGACTTATCAACATTAAAATATCAATTGATGGATTTCTTTTCTGTTACTGGTGCTATTCAATTATTTAGAAGAGCTATTCAAAGCGCTTTTGAAACAGTAAAAGAACTTGACGCTGCAATGACTGAAATTGCAGTAGTTTCTGATTTTTCAGTAAATGATATGTGGGCACAATTACCTCGTTTTACTGAACAAGCCAATGAGCTCGGCATGGCTATCAAAGACACTTATGCAGCAACTACTCTTTATGTTCAGCAAGGATTAGACTTAGATAAGTCTATAAAATTAGCAACTGAAACTCTTAAAATGGCAGCAGTGGCTGGCATGGATGCCGCGAACGCGACAGATGCTATGACAGCTGCATTGCGTGGTTTCAATATGGAATTGGATGAGACTTCTGCTCAAAGAGTCAATGATGTTTATTCTGAATTAGCAGCCATTACAGCCTCTGATACTCAAGAAATTTCTACCGCTATGACTAAAACCGCTTCAATTGCTCATAGTGTCAATATGGAATTTGAAACAACGGCTGCTTTTTTGGCCCAAGGTATTGAAACGACGCGTGAAGCAGCAGAAACTATCGGTACGATGCTTAAAACGGTTATTGGCCGTTTTTCAGAAGTTAAATCTCTTTATACCGAAGGTCAGTTAACTGGCCAAGATGAAGAAGGAGAAACTATTGATGTAAATAAGGTTCAAACTGCTCTTCGTGCGGCTGGAATTTCTATGAATGAATTTTTGGCTGGTAATGAAGGTTTAGACCAAGTATTTTTACGTTTATCTAAACGTTGGAATGATTTAGATATTCTTACTCAACGTTATATTGCAACTCAGGCCGCCGGCTCTCGTCAACAGTCTCGTTTTATTGCTATTATGCAAGACTATGCGAAGACCACTGAATTAGTCAATGCAGCTTACAATAGTACTGGTTCTGGGCAGAAACAATTTGAAAAGACTCTTGATTCCCTTGCATCGAAACTTACTAAACTGAAAAATGCTTGGGATCAATTTACTATGGGGCTTGCTAATAATGAGATTATAGGAGCAGCAGTCACGTTATTGACAGGTCTTCTCACGGCTATTAATGGAATTATTGACGGAATTTCTGGCGGCAATGGCCTAATTAAAAGTGTTGTTACTCTTGGAGCTGCTTTCGCTGGTTTAAAAGCTGGTGGAGCAATAATAGATAAAATTTTAAGAACCGGTTTTATTCAACGAAAAATAGATGCTTTTAATGGAAATATTAGTAATTCTTCAACTTCAACCACAACTGCTAATAGTATAGTTCAAACCAGAAGCTTCATTCAAAATGGCAAAACCAGTGCTAAGAATTGGATACAAGGGTGGAAAAGCGCTGGTGGAGTTGGAGGGAAGAAAGACTTTTTAGTTAGTTCTTTTAGTAATTCATTAAATAAAGTTGGGCAGTCCTTTTCTGTTTTTTCTTCTGGTATGGAAGAAAATTTACAAAATCAAGTTTATTCTGGTTTAGGAGATATAAGTAAAGGAATTGACAAAAAACTTTTAGGAAAAGATTTTTCAGAATTAAACTCTCTAAGTGCTCAGCTTAAATTAGGGAAGATTTCTGCCGAAGATTTTCAGAATCAATTAGTAACTTGGGGAGTAAAAGAACAAGAGGCCGCAAAAATTACTAAGGATTATACTAATCAAATTGCCCTTCAACAAGAAAAAATGCAATCGTTGTCTCAGACGGGAACGGCATTAGGTATGTCACTTACTATTCTTGGTGGAGTTATTTCTTCAGTAATACCAGGAGCTGAAGAGTTTGGAAAAGTTTTACAAACAGTGGGAGCAGCTTTAATGGGAATTTCTATGGCATTGCCAGCGGTAGAAAAAGGAATAACTTGGCTCTCTGGAGTTTTGAATGTCGCTCCAAAGACTTTAAATATTTATGTAGCCGCTTTTGCTGTAATAGTAGCAGCAGTGGTTGCTATAGTTAGTTTAATAAAGAAAAATTCTCCTGAAGCTCAACTTGAAAAAGCCTCTAAGGCAACTGAAAAAGCAAAAGAAATGGCAGAAGGGGCTGCTCAGGCTTATGATGAGCTATTGAGTAAAAAGTCTGAGTTCGATAAACTTACTACTTCTCTTGAGACCCTAACCCAAGGAACTCTTGAATGGAGAAAAGCTCTAGCAGAAGCTAATAATGAAGTTATCAATCTTCAAAAGGAATTTCCTGAATTAAAAGTATCAGTAGATAAAGCAACTGGTCAATTGAAAATTGATAACTGGGGAGACGTTTTAAAGGCTCAGACAAAAAGAATTGAAGCAACTAATAAACAATTGGCCATGGCGCAGGTCAATGAAAATAATAAACAATTAGAAACAACTAAGAAAGGCATCAGAAGTGATAAGGAACTAACTTCTGAGGAAAAAGCAAAGAAAGAAGAAGCAGAAAAACTAAAGACAGAAAGCCTTAATGTCGCTTTGATTAGTAGTCTAATTAGTAAATATCAAACTGAGGCTAATAAAGGTATTTTACAAAATCTGGCAGAAACAATTCTTAAAGATATGACTTATGAAGTTGAAGTCCAGGATACGAAAGGTAGTGGAGGCAATACAACCCCAGTAAACACTACGCATAAAGAAACAAGAACTTCAAATGTCTATGAGAGTAAAGTCAATACCGACGCTAATAAAGCAGTTAATTCTCTTTCGGCGTCTCAAAGAAAAACGAAAGCAGAAGAAGTTTTTGGAAAAGATGCCGTAGCAAACATGAAGGACGAGGAAATCAAAGATGCTTTAAGAGACTATGAAAAAGGTGTAGCAATAGAGAACATAACTAAAAAAGTAGCCAATCTTACTCCTGACCAGCAAGAACTTCTGAATAGAATTCAAGGAACTTATACTGGCACTAAGAGTGGTTGGGATACTGCTCAACAAAAAACTTTTAGTGATGAAGATGCTAAAGTTATACAAGATATTTTAGGATTAGATAATACTCAAGCTGTTTTGGATATGGCTAAAAGTGGAACTGACGCTATTTCTGCGAATATTAAGAGTGTTGAAACTCAATTTGAAAGATTTGGTGAAGAATATAGTGGTTCTTTCTTAGACCAGTTTTCAGCAAACAATCTTTCGAATATTGCTTCTCAAGTTGATGAAATGTCAACAAAGAATGCAAGAGCCTATCTTAATGCTTATAGTGAGGCTTTAGATGGCGTAAAAGAAAAGGATAGAGCGCGCTTGGATAATTATCTTTCCTCAATTGACCTTTCAGATGCTATTCAAGTTCTTGACGCGAAAGACTTCATGAAAAATCTTGGAATGGATGAAGCTCAAATTGAGAAATTTTGGGCCACTGCTAATAGCGCTGTTAAACCCTATATTACGAGTTTAGAGCAGATTCAATCTTTAAATGAGAGAATTTCCAAGCTTGGTGAAGTTCGGAGTTTGGTTGAAAATGGAGAAAAGACTTTTAGCTCTAGCAATAAGGAAAGTCTAGTAAGTGCTGGCTTTGCAGATACTGATTTCTTACAGACTGGAATTGATGAATGGACTTATATTGGAAAAGATAATAATGACTTGTTAAGACAGATAAATGAGAAAGTTGCACAGATTGGAGGGCACATTGTTGAAAATCTACAAAATAGTGTCAAGAAAGGAGAAGAATATAAAAAGAAAATTGATGCTGATGAAGATGGTTCAACGGCTGAGGATTTGAAGCTTTTGGCCGAGAACGGCTATAGCGGAACTAATTATGATAGAAAAAAACTTGAAGAATTAGCGACGACTTTGAATATTGCAACCGAAGGACTTTCTGAGGAAGGTATAGCTAATAAATTGATTGATGCCTATAATATGGTTGTTAATTTAGCAGATAATAAAGACGCTGTAAAAAAAGAACTTGTTAATAACGCCTCAAGACAATATGACCTAACTGGTGATTTTGGAACTTATACTGGGAATTTAACCCTAGAAGAACAAAGGGATATAATGGGAGCTCAGTTAGTTAAGAATACTGGAGCAATGGAACTTTATAATAAGCTAAAAGCTGAAACCAATGATACTTCTAAAGAATTAAATGTAGAATTGGCAGATGAGGCCATCCAACTAGTAAAATTGACTGACCGTTACAAAGTAGCCACAAAAAAAATTGAGGATTATCGAGATGTTTTAATTCAGGGTGAAAGTGCAGGAACTGATTTCTTCGCCGCTTTAGATAGTGCTAAGAGTGACCTTTCTACTCTTTTTAACGTTGATAAAGAACTAATTACAGAAAATTTTATTCAACAGTATGCTCAAGATATTTATGATTTGGCGGAAGGCGGGGAAGTTGGCACACAAGCTTTTCAGAATCTTTGGGAAGCTATAAAGCAAATAAAACTTGATTCAATGGTAGAAGGACTTGATTTCTTTATTGAAGATTCTGAAGATATCATTGATGATTTTAGTAACTGGGTAGAGGGACTAGATCCAACCATTGGGATAGGAACGGAATTGTCTACAGAAGGGTTGGAGTCGGGATTAATTCTTCTTGCCCAACAAGCTTATAATGCAGGAAAAGATGTTCAAACTGCTTTAGCTCCTGCCATAGCGAGGCTTGAAGAGCTAACTGGAACAAAAATAAAAATCCAGTATGAAGAAGAGGAGTTTGATTCTGGAGGAAGATATATTTCTGCCAAATCTATGGAAGGTCTTTTGGCACAAGGCTGGCACGTTGGAAAAGGTGGAAAATTAGTTAGAACCAAAGCTATTGCTGCTGTTTCCGCCTCTAAAGCGAGGTCTTCTTATGATGAATTTGTAGCTCCTTCAGGAAGTAGTTCTGGTAAAAGTTCTACTGGTGGTTCATCCTCTGAAAAGAAAGAATCCACATGGGAAAACCCCTATGATAAGCTCTACAACCTAACCGAAGAAATAAACGAAGCTCTACGTCGGCGTGAAAAGCTTGAAAAGGAATATGACCGCATACTCGAGCGTCGCGGTTCCACATTCCGAGAACTTCGCAAAAATTATAACGCCCAGCTTCAATCTCTTCAAAAAGAAATCGCTCTCCAAAATCAACTGCGTGCTGGTCGTCTTGCACAACTAAATACCCTATCTTCTGAGACTTACAAAGGTCAAGATAGCGACGGTAATGAACTTATAAAATCCTTTGCTGATTGGGGTGTTACTAAATATGGTAGCTATAACCCCAACACTGGCTTACTCAAAATTGACTGGGATGCCATTGATGATGTAAAAGATGAAAATTTAGGTAGTGCTATTGAAGCTTATATTAGTCGCCTAGAAGAACTTCAAGGTCAAATTGAAGACATCGACACTCAAATTGAAGATTTCAAAGATAAGGTAACTGAACTTCAAAAGGAAGGTATGCAGGATTATCTCGATTTTGAACAGAAAGTCTATGACGCAATTGTAAATCAACAACAGCAACTAATTGATGATTACCAAGACCTTTCAGATAAGATAAACGATTCCAATTCTAAAATCTTAGATTCAATCCAACGCTCAATTGATCTTCAGCGTCAAATTAGAGATAACACCCAGACTGAAGAAGATATAAATGAAAAAGAAGCTCGTTTAGCTTATCTACGCCAAGATACCTCAAATGGAAATCTTTTAGAAATAAAGCAACTCGAAGAAGAGCTTGCTGATGACCGCCAGAACTATGAAGATAGCCTAATTGACCAGCAGTTAGAGCGTCTAACTCAACAAAATGACGATGCTCAAACCGCGCGAGAGCGTCAAATTGACCTGATGCAAAAACAGCTCGATTATGCTTCAAAGAATGGGGATTTCTGGAACCAAACCTATGAGTTATTGGCCTCAGGTTTCAGCGCAGATGGGAATTTAAACCAAGCTTCTCAACTTTGGAATTTATTGCAAAAAGATGAAGGCTGGAAAGGCATGAGTAAGTTCGGCCAGCTCAACTGGCAAGAAGAGATTTCTAAGGCCATCCTTGCAGCGAGTCAGGGTTATGCTAATTGGAATATGTATAAGGCTGAAAAGGTAGATAAGAGTTTAACCATGAAGAATGGTTTAACTTTGACCTATGATGGTAAGAATTGGAAGGATTCAAGTGGAAATATTTATAATGGAGTTGATTATGATTCTACTATCGGAGACTTTACCTATACTGGTAGAACAGATGTAACTCCTCCTAAAAATAATTCTGAAAATTCTAATAATTCAAACAAGAAAATTTCTGTCGGAAGTCGTGTTCGTGCAAATTCCAATAGTTTAATTTACGCTGACTCCTACGGTGGCGGCGGAGCACATCAATACTATGCTAATGACCCCATCTATACCGTTCTTGATGAAAATAACGGTTACTATTTAACTCGTTATCATAAACTAGGTTCTGGATATACTGGTTGGTTCCGCAAGAAAGACTTAACTGCTTACAAGACTGGTGGTATCGCAGACTTCACAGGCCCGGCCTGGTTAGATGGTACTAAATCAAGTCCCGAACTCATTCTAAATGCACGTGATACGGAAAACTTTATTGCATTGAAAGACATTCTAAGTTCTGTAATGAATAAGAAAGGTCTTTCCAATAATGCTCAGTCTGTTGGCGATATGTATTTCAATATTGATATAAATGTTGATGAACTAAGTAATGACTATGATGTTGAAGACCTAAGCAAGAAAATCAAACAAGAACTAACAGATAGTGCCATGTATCGCAATGTAAATTTGGTGAATTTCATCAGATAATTATAAAGCCATAATGGTTTCTTCACTTATCCTTAGAGAAATTTGAGGAAAGGAGGAAACCATTATGGCTATTGCGTTAAAAGGAGATTTTATTGGTTTTTCTTTTAATGGACACCGTTCCGAAAGTTTGGGAATTGTGCGGGTGAGTGATGGTAGTAGGTATAATGAAGATTTAGTTCCTACTGCTCAAGACAAGACCGTACAGGTTCCCGGAGGGGACGGTTTTTACTATTTTGGGAGTGATTATACCCAAAGACAGTTTAGTATAAATATTGCTTTTGATGAATTGACTGAGAAACAGTTTCGAGAATTACAGCAAGTTTTTGGGACAAAAGAACTCGGAAAATTAGTTTTTGATGAAAGACCCTACAAGTATTATATGGTAAAATCTGGTAAACCGCAGTTGAAGTATATTTGCTTTGGGGAAGATGGAGAGCGCATCTATAAAGGCGAAGGAACACTAACTTTTACAGCCTATTATCCCTTTGCCAAGAGCGCTTTCAAATTTTTGGAGAAAGAGATAGAAGAAGAAACTGGAAAAGAGGTTTATGTTTTACGAAAGACCTATCCCAATATTGAGGAATGGGCTGAAACATCTGGAATGGGGATGCGTGGGAACTTAGATGCAGTTCCTTCTAAGCCGACGGCAGAGGGCGTTTACTTTATTTCTGTATATAATGCTGGAGACTTAGAAGCTGATTTTATTCTAAAATTTGGCCTTCCTGCTGGTAATGCTTCTATTGGTGATATAAAAATAACATTAAGTAAAGAAAATGTTGGAAAAGTAGAAGCTTTTTTAGATCTAAAAGGTTTTAGTAAGAAAGGTACTGATACAGGGTTTCAGATAAATACTAAAACAAATCTAATAGAAGGATTTAATGCAGAAGGTTTTACTGGAACTCTCTATAATGAGAATATTACTCAAGGAGATTTCTTCAAGATTCCTCTTCAAGAAGAAGGTTATCAGATTGGCGTAACCGGCGCGACCCCTATAGAAATTGTATATGATTATATTTACTACTAAGGAGGCTTATTATGAAGAAAAATAAGTATGAGATAAGCCTATGGGAAGATAGATTAGTCCCTCAAACTGGAGAAGGGGAAAATATAATTCCCGAACACTATGAAGAAGAAAAAGTTTGTATAATTGGTTCAGATACCATGACATCACAGGCCCGAGCCCTTGAACCAAAACTAGTGAGAAATGTCAATGGTACGAATAAACTAACTTTCAAATTATACTATACATATACTGATAATGAAACTGGAAAAAGAGTTCAAAATCCTTTTACTTCTCTTTTGGTAAATGAAAGAAAGGTAAAATGTAAATGGGAAGACCAATGGTATGATTTCGTTATCAAAGGTATCCAAGAAGATAGTAATGGGAGGACAATTACTTATACTTGCGAAGACCTTTATATCAATGAACTAAGTAAAACTGGTTTCAACTTAGAATTTGACCAGAAACTCAATAACAACCAAGGAACTGCGCAGGAGTTGGCTAAGAAAGTTCTTGATGGGACTGATTGGATTGTTGATACTAGCAATAGTGACCATATCTTACAGACGATTGAGGAGCCTCTTTATAAAGCTTTCTTGAAAAAGAGTATAACAGTCAAAAATGAAAAGGATGAAGATGTTACTATTACACTAGAAAAAGACCCTCAGACTGGAACACTTATCTATGTTCCTATTTATCTCTTTTACTCTGTTGTTCAAGAAAAAAAGAGCTACATTCAATTTATTTACAATACTTCCTATGAAACAGAAAGCAATAGTCAACTTCTAAAAGAAAATAATTGTTATTCTGTAGATATGAAAGCAGAAGGTTGGAAGGGGTTTGTTGGTACTTATCTCAATGGAGATCCCGTCTTCTCTGATGATTATAGAGGAAAGCGCTTAGTTCGCAAGCAACTCCAAGAATTTAATAGCGCACTAAATAGAAATTGCTATGTCTATAAAGACCCGAACAACAATGATAATAAAGTTTTGGGTTACTCAACTGTCGAGTACAAAGATCCTACTGTTGTTTTAAATCTAATTTCCAACTCTAAAGAATTTACCGATACACAGGGTTGGCAGGGCGCACTTAGTTGGGAACTTTATCCTTTATTCTTTGGAGAGGAAAAACTAAATTATTCTTATACTTCAACAACTTATTTACGAAATACGGCTAAAGACCCGATTTTGGTATTCAATAGTGGTCTTCAAGATAGTGCAGGTTATTTAGAAGATGGCCTCCAACCAGGACAAAGATATATTCTTAGAATTAGGGGCTATAATGGTGAGCCTAAAGCTGATGAAAATGGGAACCTTCCTATTTTCAATAAGAATAGTGAAATTAGTTTTCATATTTACGACTATTTTACTGCTTTATCTTCTGAAAATTCAATCCCAGTTCATAATACGGAAGATTACTGTAAAAAAATTGGAGAATCACAACTAGAGGACTATTATTTTATTACTTCTGATGTTGAAAAAAACACAAAGAAAGAATATTATATTAGAAATACAGAGACCAAAAAGTATGACCTCAAAGCGTTTCCAGAGGGAGCAGTTTTTCCCGGAAATGAGCCTTTATATGAAAAGGGTCAAATTCTTCAAATTGAATTCAAAGTAATTCGAGCACGACCTAAAAAAGAGATTACCGCTGGTTATTTTGGAACGTATACTTATACAGATAGTGCTGGAAATTTTCAGACTGAAACTTCTATTGCTCGTCCTGGTATTTTTATTTCTTTGCCTGCAAATTCATGGATACAAGAAGTTCAATTTTATCAACGAGTAGAAGGATATAATGGTTCGATAATTCATCTTGGAGATTTTGATACTCAGTCTATAGGAATCACTTACTATAAATATTTTCTTCCAAACGATAGCTACAAAAAAGAAGAAGATATTGCCTATCTCTATTGCGGAACTACTCAAAAAACAGACCTGACAGAGGTTTATGAAGATAAAAGTGGAGATATTACCCATGTTCTTTACGAAAAAATTAGAAGTATTACTACAAAAAATTCAAACCGTTTTAATATACTTCAAAATATTGCCGAAACTTTCCAATGCTGGGTAAGATTTAAAATTGAACACAATGAAGATACTGGAAAGATTATCTATGAAAAAGGAATTCCTAAAAAGACAGTTTATTTCAAAGAGGAAGTTGGCGAAGACCTTGGATATGGTTTTGTTTATGGAATTGACTTAAAAACAATTTCTCGTTCAATAGACAGCAATCAACTTACAACAAAAGTAGTAGTTGCGCCGAATACGAGCGAGCATGCCGAGAATGGTATTTGTCGAATTGCTGATGCCGATTTGAATGAGAATGGGGAAAACTATATTCTAGATTTTGGATATTATATCTCTCAGGGGCTCTTGAATTCAGGAGAATTAAATAAATATCTGTATCTTCCTAGTGGTGACAAATCTGGTTTTTATGTTGAATTAAAAAATAAAAATAAAGAATATAATAGTATTGTAGAAAAACTTACTCCTAAGAAGACTGAACTTTCAAAACAGAGTTCTCTTCAAACTATTTATGACCAGTATGTATCAAATTCTGTAACTGAAATTACCACTCTTCAAAATAATTTATGCAAATTAGTTGGTTTTGATATTTTTGATGATGAAGCAATCCTTGAATATCTTAAAACTCATTCAGATAATGAAGAAGTAAAAAATATCTATTCTAATTTGATAACTCAGCAACATAAACGAGAAAGTTTTCAAGCTAGTTTAAAATTGATAGAATCTAGTGTAAATGAACTTACCAAAGTAGTAAATAGTTATGAAAAGGATTTAAAGGCAAAAGTGAATGAGAAGAAGGTCCTCGAGAGCGCTTTCTACCAAAAATTCTCTCGTTTCATTCAAGAAGGCTCTTGGACTTCTCAAGATTATATCGACCCAAATCTTTATTATTTAGATGCTCGTAGTGTCGCATATACTAGTTCTCGTCCAAAAATTTCTTATAATATTTCTGTAATTCGACTAAATGCTCTTGATGAATATAAGGGCAAAAAATTCAATGTTGGAGATATTTCCTTTATTGAAGATAAAGAATTCTTTGGATATATAAAAGGAGAAGATGCTTGGAAAACTCCTTATCATGAAAAGGTTTTGATAAGTGAATCTACCTCTTGGTTTGATAGTCCTGAAAAGGATACCTTTACAATTCAGAATTATAAAACTCAATTCGAAGATTTGTTCCAGCGCATAACTGCTACGACTCAATCCCTCCAATATTCTACTGGTGAGTATAATCGTGCTTCAAGTATCGTTGAAGGAAAGGGAGTTATCAATACTGAAACTCTTCAAAATAGTATCAATATAAATAATGAACTAGTCTTCAAATCTCAAAATGAAGAAATCTTCCAGGATTCTACTGGTCTAACTTTGACTGATAAACGTGACCCCTCAAAACGAACTAAACTTACTTCTGGTGGGCTTTTTATATCTACCGATGGTGGAGTTACTTGGAAGAATGCTGTTCGCGGCGAAGGCGTAGCAACTCAATATCTAACTTCGGGTTCTATCAATACCAACAATATCGCAATCTATGACGGCGCGCACGCCTCATTCAGATGGGACAAATATGGTATCAATGCCTACGATGCTACTCGAGGGATAGATGAAGTGACTAATCAAGAAGTTCTCAAAGGTATTGTCACTAATAATTTTGTTCGTTTTGACCAATATGGTGTATATGGAATAAAAGGAGCGACAGATGGCCCCTATAATCCTCAGAAGGAAACTACTGTTGAGGGCAAAAAGATAGTTGGTGAAGACAAAATTTGGCACGACGCTCTTTTTGGAATGACATGGAAGGGATTTTTTCTAAAGAATAAAAGTGCTGACAAAAATCAGCAAATTGAAATTTCAACTGAAAAAGATATTTGCGTCAGCAAGATTATAGATAAAAAAGTAATTGATAAAATTAGAATCGGTCAAATAACCACTAAAGATAATAAAGTAGCTTACGGCCTCCAGCTAAAAGATGATACTGGTACAATTACTATGGAAACTGATGATAGTGGGCGACTTTGGCTGAGGGACAAACTACGGATTTCTAATGTTAAATATGAAAAAACTAAAGATTTATCTTTCGTTGAGGGTAAAACTTATTATAAAAAAGAAAGTGATGGGACTTATTCAATTGTTAAACCTTCTGAAATTTCGATTGAAGATTGTTATGAACTAAAGAATTCAGGAGTTTCTATTGGCGTTCTTGAAACTGGGGAAGAGAAAAATCAAATCTTCAATTCTAACAATAATTTTATTGTCTATGATGATGGATCAGTGAAGGCTACTAAAGGAAGTTTTAGTGGAGGTACTATTGGCGGTTTTACTATTGAGGATAATAGACTCTTTAGCAATGATGTAGTTCTCTCTTCTCGTGGAATCGAAATTAAGAATAACGGTACTCTTTCAATTTTAGATGGAAACACTGAGGTATTTTCGGCTAATAAAATTTTTTATAAAAAAACAACTGATATCACTCCTCAGGAAGAAAAGACTTATTATATTTATAACAAAGATACTGGCGTCTACACTCTTTGGGAAAAAGGAGAATCAACAGAATTCCCAAGTGATATAGAGATTTATGACGCTGTTCGTAAAACAATTTTTTCAGGTACTTTAGAAGGTGCGAATGGGTCATTTTCTGGTGAATTGAAGGGTGCAACCGGAATTTTCTCTGGTGAGTTACAAAGCGCGACCGGTGTTTTTACAGGAGACATTACTGCTCAAAGCGGCACCATTGGTGGTTTTACTATCAATACTAACAATCTGACTTCTGTAAACGAGTCAGTTGTTTTAGATGGAACTAATGGAAAGATTACTGCTGAAGATATTGAATTAGGTAATGGTGCGCAGGTAAGAGACAAAATTTCATTCAAAGGAACAGATGGAACGGTTGCCTATCTTCAAAATCCGGCTTTATATGAGGGAGTAGTTCTCAGTGCCAAAGACATAAAATTAAGAACTAGTGGAGTTCTTGAATTTGGAGATATAAAAATCTTTGGAGATCAAACCAATCCAACAATCAAATCTTCTTTATGGACAATTGATAAAGACAAAGCTGTTTTCAATAATGTAACCGCGCAAGGCGGTACTATCGAGAATGTAGTATTCAAAAATTCTACCATTCAGGGCGCGGGCGGAATTATGTTCTTCAAGCCTTCTTATTCTGGTACTAGTGTATCCAGTATAGATACAAAAACAGTTTTTATTGTTGAAGAAACTGGGCTTAAAGTCGGAGACCATGTTATAGTCAATGGTCAAGAAGGAAATGTTACTGCTGTTGAACAAGAAACCAACATAACTATTAGTGGAGTCAAATTTAAAGGAAATAAAACCGTCACTATAATAAAACTATATAATAATAGCTTGGTAGATGGAACAATCAACCTGACTGACAATTTACTAATTGGAGTAAATTCTCTTAGAGCCGAACAATCACAGGATGGAACAGTTGGAAAGAACGAAGATTGTCATCTTTTTAGAGGTGGTATAACTGTCACTCTTCCAACCATTGTTGCTAAAACTATTGATACTGGTGAGACTCAAACTGTTGTAGAATATCCTAACAAGCCAAATCTTTTTATCGGAGACCTATATCCAATAACTGGAAAACCTGGTTATGGTCTTTATGGTGATAATGTTTATCTAAATGGCACTCTAACCACAAAAGTCAAAAGCGATAAATCTCCAACTTATGCTGGAGTAAATACAATTGATGGATATAATGTCAATGAGAATCTTTTCAAAGATAAAGACGCTTCTCAAAAAATTGTATTTTGGGCAGGGTCTATAGGCGAAGATAAACCGAGCGTTCAACAGGCTCCTTTCCAAGTTACAGATAAAGGTAACTTATATGCTAAAGCTGGTACTTTTACTGATAGCGTCTTTTCAAATAGTAAAATAGAAGGTAGTAAAATTTACGGTGCTGATATATATACGGCCAACATTCATGGTTGGACTGGTACCAGTGAAAATGGAGAGAGTAGCGCGCTCAATATTTATAATACTTCCAAAGGAATTATTTTCAAAGAAGAAAAAGATTATAGACCAACTACTGATACCAAAATAGATACAACTAAAAAATATTATAAAAAGAATTCAAATGAAACTTACTCTATAGTTGAAATTCCAGAAGAGACTAAAATTTCAAGCTATTATGAATTTATAGAAAAGACCCTTTACCAGATAAGCAAAACTGGATTTGTCACCCCTCAAAAAGAGTTTATTACAATATTTGATAACGCTATTGACTTTTCAGGAGACACTTTTAGAGTAGACACGAAGAAAGGAGAAAAAGAAATAGATAGAATTTTGGTATCTAAAGATGGGATTTCATGTTTTACAGTATTAGATAGTGAGTTTTCTTCTCAAAAGAGTTATGTTTCTTTTTCTAAAGATAAAGTTTCACTCAAGACAATCACCAGTGGTGAGAAACCGGACATTATCACTGGAGAACTTTCAGTAGAAGATAGCAAAATTACTTCAAATGGAAACTTTTTTGCTCAACGGAATATCCTTTTTGGTAATTCTTTAGAGTATCGAAAGGTAACTGAAGGAAAAACCGAAGTAGGTTACGATTTATATATAAAAACATCCACAGAGACTTCGGTGCCTGGCCAATGAAAACTAGAAACTTTGGCTTTTGCTTAAGCGTAAAAGGAGGAAATTATGGCAACAATAAATTATACTTATACTGATGATAGACCTAATATAGTTTATCAAATAACTTGTAATTGTACGAGAAGTTCTAATAGTCAAATTACATATAGTGGAACCGTAACTTGGAATCTGCGATATTCAGATTCTCATATTGGAACTGGATATGTGCTAGAATGCAGAGCAACTTCAAGCACTGGTGGAGATAGTGGATGGATAGCTTTTACTGAATGGGGAAGTTCTTATAGTGGAACTACAAAAAGGTCATTTAGTTATTCTTTTACTGCTACAAGTAGTTCTGCTGGTGCCTTTGACCGTGTTACTTTTTCTTTTCGTAATAATTCTAATTATGATAGTGGGTATAATTCTTTCTCAACCTATACCGATTTCTCAACACCAGCTTTATTATGGACTAATTGTACTGCTCCTTCAAGAGTTTGGTCTCCCGATGCCCTTATTATAAAACCCGGAACTTTATTAGTAAACTGGTCGGGTGCGACTAATGGAACTGATAATGCTATTAAAAATTATACTGTATATTGGCTAGTATCTCCTACAAATGGGGAACTTCCAACCATAAGTCGGTATAGTGGGAAAGAAACTACGCCAGACTCTTTTTACAATATTACTATTCCAGAAAGCTATCGAGGTCAATACATTTCTGTAAGAATCCAATCCAATGCAACTTATAATAACCCTATAAGTAGTGACTATATTCGTCGTTCTGTGAATAGCTTACCCAATAGTCCCTTAATTCCTACCACTTCAAAAACAATATCTTCAACTCAGACTTCGGTTGCTATAACAGACATTTCACCTGGTAATCTAAACTTTGGAAGTAAATCTGGCTCAGTTTACTGGGCCAGAACTTCCGACGGACCAGAAAACCCAGTCAATGGAGGAGAAATTACAGATAACACATTAGGAGACTTACATCAAGGAGATAGCAAAAATTATTACTTTTGGACTTATGATGGATTGGAATACAGCTCTTCTCCAACAAAGGTTACAATAACCAAAAATATAAAGCCCGCTATTGATGTGGCTATAACTAGTTCCACTAATTCTATTGTTAGACTTGAGAGTTCTGAAATTTCTAATGTACTTGAAACAATAAGTTTTACTGTAACCGCACAGAATAAGGCGTGTTATTACACACTAAAAATTTTGAGAGGAACGGATGCGAATGAAGAGACTTTGTATACTTTGAAATCAGATATTTATTTATCTGGTTCCGAGGTTTCTGACTCTATAAGTTTTGACATTCGGTCATTAGGATTATCAACAGGGGATTTTTATTTTCATTTTGCTTGTAATGATTATATAGAAAGCGGAGATAGTATAATAAAGGATAATGATAAAGAAAATTATTATTCTCCTGCTCTCCCGACCTTTTCTGATAATACTACTTATAATCAATTTTCAGAAGAAAATGTCTTTAAAGCTAACCCGATTGATTTTTATCAAAATCTTCGTTTTATATCATCCTATTACGACAGTTATCTATATCAAAATGGAATCTTTAAACTTAATACTGGTAGTAATGAAACTATTTCTTATACAGTTAGTAAAAGTTTAAACCAAAAAGAAACAAAAATCTTCTATGATGTAACTATAATTTCAGATTTAGTACCTGGTCAGAGTTATGACTTTTTCCCCACTTTACAGTTAGCTGGTCTGACAAGTTCCGCCTTGGTGTCTCGACGCCGGACTCCTGTATTAGACCCAACCCCTTCCTCTGGAAGCACTTTGTATATCAAACCTTTTACAGATGGATGGGATAAAATAAATAATAAGCCATCTCTTTCTTCTAAAAAAATTAGTATATCCAAGGGAACTTTCACCAATAATGAACTTACTAAGTTTTATAGCTATTATAATATTGATGAAAATAATAAAGAATGGTGGAAATCAGTAATTATAACTCCTGATGGCAAAGAGGTTGACGTTACGGATTTAGTAAAAGGAGGCGCGTTAAGTGGGGATTATTATGAAAGAAATTTTGAAATAACTGGAAGCGAAGACCCAGATACCTCTGAGCCTAAATCAGGTTTTTTTGATATACTTCCTAATGGTTTTTCTAAAACGGGGGTTCTAACTTGTGTTTTGAAAAACACTATCACAAATAGATTTGGACAAACTATTTCTAAGCAATCTTCAATCGTAACCTTAGATTTCAATGAAAATCCCGAAGTTATAAGTTTAATTCGAGAGGGAAATAATGATATTTATTTATACGAAGAATATAGATTACGATTGACTTATACTATAAAGACTTTTTCTTATAATAAGCTTATTAGATATTCTTGTTTAATAAATCGTAAAGATGGGAAAGGATTCGTTTCTTATGGTAATGAAGGAGATATAGAAGACAATAGCCCTTCTCCAAAATTTGGTATAGGTAGAATTTTTACTAACACTATTGAAGTTACGATTAGTGAGATTCAACAATCTGGGGAATGCTACTTCAATATGATTTTTTATGATGGAGATTCAACGATATATAGCACTAAAAAGGCTATATCATGTCAAAGAATAAAATTTGCTCCTCCCACCATTTCATTTGATAAAGCTACTTATATAAGTGAGGGAAATACTCTTCCAGGGAAAGTAAATTGTCAATATAGTATTATTGATTGGGGATATGATAGTAGTCAAGAAAAACTTTTTAGTTCCAAAAGCTTTATATTAAAACTAAATCTTTCTAAGTATGAGGAAACTGAAAATACTGCCAACACAATTTTTCCACTTACCAAAAGAATTATTGATTTCGAAATTGGTAGATTGACCTTAACTACAACAATAACCTATAATGGTCAATCTATTGAAAAACATTCTACCTCAAATGACCTCATAATCTACGGCATCAATCCGACTATTGCTTATCGCCAAAATTACTTAGGAATAAACACTTCTACTCTTCAAGATGATTCGATAATAACAATAGCTCCAACCTCAGGAAGGAATATTATCTATCTTCAAAAAGTAGGTTCTGCCGATACTTTTAAAATAAACTTAGCAACCGGTGCTTTAGAAGGTTTTAATATTGATTGTGGTGAAATCACGAATAAAACTTGACTTCTTTCTAATTTTATTATATAATAAAATCAAAAGGAGGCAGATTTATGAAAATTACAATTTCCCAACTAATTTCAACTCTAAATATTGAAAAAGAGCTTTTGCCCCAAAAGCTTCCAATTCGTACTGCTTATAATCTTTCAAAAATCTTCGCACGAGCGCGCGAGGAGCTAGAATTTTATCAAGAGAGATTTAAAGAAATCGTAACCCAATACGGCGAAAAGGATGAAAATGGAAATCTTATCTTTTTAGAAAATGAAAATGTTTCTATTCCAAAGGATAAGATAGAAAAATGTCAAAAAGAAATTACTGACCTTCAAAACCTAGAATTAGAAATTCCAGACTATTCCATTTCTCTAGACAGCTTAGAAGCTATAAAGATTTCTCTTGATGAAATTTCTGTATTACTACCATTTATTTGTGAAAAATAAATAAAAAGTTACGCCTGCTTTTGATTGGTTATTAGAACTTATTAAAAGCAGGCTCTTTTTATTTTGGAATAAGAATTTTTTAATCACTTATAAATAGAGAAGAAAAAGGAGGGATAAAATGGCAGGATATAATCCATATGCTACAAATTCATATCAAGGAACCCAGATGTTTCCACAACCTCAAGGAAATGTTTATACTCTAAATAATTCAATGGAAATTGCCAACATACCAGTTAGTGGCGGTATTTCAGTTGGTATCTGTCCAAGTGAAAATCTTATGTATATAAAAGCTATGGTCAATGGCGCTCCATCTTTAATGGTATATACAATTACTCCTTGTGAGACAAAACAAAATTTACAAAATGATGAAGTTTCTTCAAGATTAGAAAGACTTGAAAATCAAATTGAAGAAATCAAAAAACTATTAGGTGGAGGAGGCAAATTAAAAAATGAACTCTAATATGTTATCAGCTTTGATGAATATGGGCCACAACCAATCCCAAACTCAAACTCAAATAACTCCTCCAATTGACCCCGAAAAGATGAAACAAATGATACCAAATTTGACAAAAGAAAACCTTGTCCAATTAGTTCAACGGGCTCGTTTGCAAGGAATACCCGAAGACCAAATCGAACAAGGTCTCAACTTTATATTAAGTTTAAAATAACTTTTGCGTCCGGGGCATAAGTTATAATAAATAAATGGAGGAATAAAAAATGATGAATGAAGGACTATCCGCAGGTGATATCCTCGCTCTAACTCGCGACCAAGATGGAATGGGTAATGCATGGAATAACCCTTTTATCTATCTCGTCTGGTTGGCTCTTCTTGGTGGTAATGGAGGTATTTTTGGCAATCGGGATAACGGAGCTCTTCAGAGTTCTCTAACCCGTTCTGACCTTTTCGAAGGCTTCAACAACCAGGATGTAAATAGTCAGTTACGTGGTATCACTAATGGCGTATGTGATGGCTTTTATGCTATCAATAGTGGACTAAAGGATGGTTTCTATGGTAATCAAGGTGCTATGAAAGATGGCTTCTATGGTATCCAGAGCGCGCTAGCTGAGAACCGTTTTGCACAGCAAAATTGCTGCTGTGAAATTAAGGGTGGCATTAAAGATCTTTCTGCCGAAGGTTATCGTAATACCTGCGAAATCACAACCGCCATCCATGCCGAAGGCGAAGCTACTCGTGCTTTGATTAATTCCAACACTATGCAGGAATTACGCGATAAGTTAGCTGACCGTGACCGTGAACTACAAACTGCCAATTTCCAGCTATCTCAGCAAACTCAGACTGCTGCTCTAGTCGGAACCCTACGTCCATTCCCTCAGCCCGCATATATTACTTGTTCCCCTTATCAGTCCGCCAACGGAACTTGTGGTTCAAGCTATAATTGCGGATGCGGTATCTAATTTTCTTTTACCGTGAATACATATCCGTATCGGAGGTAAATAAAAATGATTGATAGCTATTCAAATACTTCTCAAGAGGTTGTGGCTGGAGGCAATATTTCCTTTGCCATAAACAGTATTCAGACTGGGTGTACTGCAACTCATAGCGCTGGCAGTACTACTTTCTCACTAAACAAGCCTGGTTTCTACTTCATAACATTTAATGGGACAGGTGCTATTACTGGAGCGACTGCAGGTACGATAATTGTCTCTATGTTGAATAATGGAACTCTCGTTCCTGGGGCAACTGCTAGTGTTTCTTCTGCTTCAACAACCGATGTGCGTAGCTTAGCATTCTCCAAACTCATCCAAGTAAAACCTTCTTGTTGTGCTGTAAATAATACCACTAATCTAACCTTCAATAATGCTGGCTTGGCTGCAACTTTTACTAATGTAAATGTTGTAATAACTAAAGTAGCATAAGGAGGCATAATTATGGTAAAATTCAAAGCATTATATAAGGGAATGAACGACGACCTAAAAGATGCAGAAATGATGATTGACTATGCTTATGAAATCAGTAAACATGAAGAGGACAAAGCTTTAGCAGATGAAATCGCAAAATACGCTCAATACCGACTAGAACATTTCATGAATTTCCATAAACTATTTGAAAATGAAGCTTCTAAAGAAAAGAATGTAGACAAAGAAACCGTTTCAGAATGTATGTGGCATGAAACCCATGAAATGTTCCAGCACTGGTATGACGATATTGAACGAAAAATAAAGAAGTATTCCTAACTATAAGAGAGGAGGGCTTTATTGCTCTCCTCTCTTTTATTCCCAATTTACGACTTCAACTTTTTTATAACAAGTTTCACTTATATATTTTCCAATTCCGACAGCATCCGCTTCATCTTCAGTAAGACTTACGTCAAACCAATCTTTTGCCAGTTGGCGCATTGAACGCTTTTTATCAGATCTTGAACGTCCTTTCACTCCGCAGTGAGCGCGCCATGTATTTGTTGGTGCAATTTTGAAAGGAACTCCCAAATCAAAACAAGTCTCCATTAGAATTCCTTGAAGACGGGCTAGGGTCTCAAAAGTAGTCACACCCATTTTCTCTTGATATTGAATACCCTCGATTCCAACAAAATCTATACTAAAAGTTTTTATAATTGAAACTAACCATTCTTTTATGATGTGGTCTCTAGCAATTTCTTCTAAATCAGTGGAAGCACTAAAAATACCATATTTGATGAGTTTTTTATCATCATAGATAGAAAAGCCCGAAACTTTTGTTGCCTGGTCCAATCCTAATATCCTAAAAGTATCTTTTTTTTTAGGGATGGCTTTTAAAGCTGAAGAAACCAGTGGATTTTCTTTACATAAAGGGCAGTCGCGCCGAGTACGAATTTTTTTCCAAGGAGCGAAAACATGGTGTCCTTCATTACAGGTATATTCGAGAATTTCGTCTAAATTATGGTACTCGGTAGAAACTAAATTCCACCCATCTTTAGACAACTCTGTTTTTATATCTTCTATTTGAATTTTTGCCAATTTCACCCACTTCCTATTACTTTAGTCCGGTAGAACCGAAACCTCCATCAGCCCTTTCTGTATCTTCCATAACTTTATTTACCAAATAAAAATTAGCTTTAGGAACTTCGGCGAGGACTAACTGGGCAAATTTCTCACCCTTATGAATATAATGGTCTGCGCCATGTAGGATGGAAGTAATAATAGGATGGCCATTATCATCAAATTCATAAGTAATATCTTGAATGGGGGCCTCCACATTTTCAATAATAACACAGACTTCTCCGCGGAACCCTGCGTCAATAGTTGCAGGAGTATTTGCGACTCTTAGCTTTGTTTTTAGACAACGACCACTTTTAGGACGGATTTGTAATTCATAACCATTAGGAATAGCAAATTTTAGACCAGTAGGAATTAGCTTTGTTTCTCCGGGATGGATAGTATAGTCTTCTAGTGCATATAAGTCCATTCCACTGTCATCTATATGTGCATATTCAGGCATCCGGACCCCTTTTCGGCACTTCTCATAAGGAATTTGGATATACTTTTTAGCAATTCCTTGAGTTTCACTGATGCAATTAGCTAATCCATTAGCCAGTTGCTTCAGAAAATCCTTCTTTTGGGCAGAGAAACCTTCTAATGTATCAATCTTTTGGCCTAATTGGGCAAAATTCTGAATCATATCCTCAACAGTAGCTCCATTAGCATTTATTGCTTGGGCAAAAAGCAAACGAGTATTTGCATTATTCAAACTTCGTAGGTAGCTATCTAAAACACCAGGAGCTAATAAAGCAAATTTATCTTCGGGAAGATTTAATAGCCCGCCAATTGCTTCAAGGGTATCTTCTTTACCAGAAAGTTCTCCTATTATAGAAGATAGTTGATGAACGTCTTCTTTGGTAATTTTTTTTTGGGTAGAAAAATCAAATATCTCAGCCATCTAATTCCTCCCACAACTCTCCAAAAATTTCAGTTATCTTGACGAGCCATAGCTCACCGATAATCTCACCTTTGGCCTTTTTTGTCTTATAGGTATATCCTGCTGAACCAATAGTAAATCCTTTCTCACGAGCATCCTTTCGATAATTTTCAATTACTTGCTTAGCTTCTTCTTCTGTAAAACAAATAATCTCTGTTGTTTCTTTATAAGTTCTCATATACTCTCCTTAGTCTTTTACATCAATATTTAAAGAAGTAAGATTATTTTTATCAATTGATGTTGATGAATTGCTTGTAGTAATTGTAGAATAATAGTAAGGTGTGGTTGTAATATTAGAACCATAAGAAATAGTATAGCTATCTATTTTACCTTCATTATAAACTTCATTCAGTAGTTTTTGAAGCTCTTCTTTCGTAAATTCTATCTTACCCTTTTCATTATGAGGGAATACTCTAATTTTAGTCATTATTACTCTCCTTCTGTGTTAATTCCATAAATCTTGGTAGCGTCTCAATCCAATTACAAATCATTTGCCAATCGGGTAGGCGATGATGACGTCGTTGCTGATAGATTGTTTTTAATTGCTGATAATTTGTTGTCATTCCGGCTGTTAGCTCAAAACCCATTGGAATATTATAAAGAATTTCGATGTATTTTTCTTCCATAAGTTTTTGAATTTCTTTTGTTTTTTCTTTTAAAGCAGATAGTCTATTATATTCGTCAATCTTTTCTTGGCAAATATCAATAATTCGTTTATCTACATAAGCATTACATTGCTTTCTTAGAGAGAATTTTACAGCCTTATGCATCTTGCTTTGACTTGAATTAATCTCGAACCAATGATACCGTTCTGCTTGCATCCAGGCATTTTGGCTAATTGTTAAATCAAACTGGACAATAATTCCTTTTAGAGCGTTATCATGTCCCTGTCCAGTTGGACAAGTTAAACACGCCCTAATACCAGGAGTAAGCTCACTATTCAATTTTTCAATATCGATAGCCTTTGGATATTTAGCAGTTTTGATTGCTCGTTCAAGACCATACACTTGGGTATTTTCAATTTTCATTTTTTACCTCCCTAAAAATTAGGTCTTTTGGTAAAAAGTTTTTACAAATATAAATACTAGCAAAAGCAACTCCTTTTACCATTTTTGTCATTTCTTTATCTTGATAAAAATTTATCCTTTTATCAAAAATAAGGGCTTGACAGTTCTTTAAATAAGGGAATCTTTTTTGTCCCTGAAGACTGGGTAAGGGCAATAAAATGGCAAAAGGTTTTCCTAACTCATCTAGTCTCTTTAGAATTTCATCTTTACAAGAAAATGGAGGGTTAGAAATTATAATATCATACTTTGGAGGTTCAAAGAAAAAGAAATTTTCTCCATTATCAATATGAGAATAAATAACTTGAAAACCTTTTTCTTCAAAAATTTTGACATATGCACTATCTTTAGTATCAAAAGGGCACCAAATGATTTTTCCTTTTGGGAGAAATTCTAAAAGAGGCCTCACTGCTTCTACTGGAGTAAAATATTCATCAGATTGTTTATTCGTTTTCGCGGTTAGATATCCTTTATTCTGTCCCATTATACCTCCACAATTTGATAAGAACACCCATCAACAGAATTTATATATTGTAAAACATCTTCATATTCCGGTTTTTTAAACCAATCATTTAGGAGATAAATATAACTAACTTTTTCAATTCCTAAACTTTTGGCTATTTTTCTATATTGCGAAATTTTGAAGGCACAGGTTTGAAGTTTTTCGTCAACAGAGCCAGCTACTTTTTGAAATTTCTTTTCATAAATTTTTAGCTCATCGTTTACTAGGTAAGCTTCATCAGGTAGAAGTTTCTTTGAAATAAGGCTCTTCCAATCAATTTTTAGTTCCTTTAGGTACTGATAAAGCTTATGCTTTGAAAGATCAATGCCTTCTTTCTTGGCACAACAAATCTTTTCCCCATTTCAGACCATTAGAAGTATCTCTCGGGGCATTAGTCATTTTTTAAATCCTTCTTTCTTTTACAAAATCTCCATCTTCATCAATAAAATAAATATTTCTAATTCCCAAATCTTTTATCAATTTACTACACGCAGGACAAGGGCGAGAGCACGCTCTCTCACCCGTTTTCAATTTTCTATAAGTGTAAATAGAAACATCTTTCCATTCTATCTCCTTCCCAATCAATGGAGACAAAGCTGAAATTTCTGCGTGTTCACAAGAATTGGAGTTTTTATAATCTTCAAAATTACGATACTTATTATAGTAAAATTGAAGAGGACGAGTTTTTGTAGAATTACAAGAAGCAGATAAAATTCTCTTCCCACTAACAACTACCGCGCCGACTCTTGCCCTATCAAAATTAGAAAGTCTACACATTTGTTTAGCGATATTGAAGAAACTTTTTTCTCTATGAGTCATTCTATCAGCTCATCCTTTCTTTTTACTATAATAAGTATATCATAAAATTATTCTTTTTTCAAATTTTTCTTTGGTCGAGCTCTCGTATAATCTTATCTATACTATGAGCGACTGCGATGAATTGAATTGCATTCCAACCTTTTGTAGTCATTGCCGCGCACCCAATTCGTAGGCCAGAAGCTTCCATAGGAGAGCGTTTTTCATTTGGAACACAATTTTTATTTAGGGTAATTTTGTGTTTATCAAGTTCTTCTTGGACCTCGCGACCTGTGAGATTAGGGAAGTTTTTTGTAAGGTCAATTAGAAAAAGATGATTATCTGTTCCGTCTGTAATTACTTTATAGCCCATTGCTTTAAACTCATTACACATTATCCAGGTATTATAAAGAACTTGGAAGATATATTGCTTAAATTCCTGGGTTAAAGCTTCTTCTGCACAGACCGCTTTTCCTGCAATGATATGCATTAAAGGCCCTCCTTGGTTGGTCGGAAAGACAGCTCCGTCTACTTTCTTTGCCAGTCCTGGCTTACAAAAGATTAATCCTCCTCTCGGTCCACGCAAAGTTTTATGAGTGGTTGTAGTAATAATATCAGCTAGGCCAAAGGGAGAGGGGTGATGTCCAGCAGCAATAAGTCCCGCGATATGTGCTATATCAACCATAAAGTATGGGCGGTAATTATTCTTTCGTTCAACTAATTCTTCTAACTGAACTGCATCAATAATATTTTTTATTCTTTTAAAATCAATAATACGACTATATGCACTTGCCCCAGCGAGAACCATCTTCGGATGATAGTATCGAAGTTTTTTTTCTAAATCTTCGTAGTCGATAAAACCATTTTCATCGACGCCGTACTCAACTCGATTATAAATTTTTCCACTAATACTAGCTGGGCCACAATGCGAGAGATGGCTTCCATTTTCCAAGCTCATGGCTAATACTGTATCGCCGGGTTCCAATACTGCACAATATGCACTAAGATTTGCTTGCGTCCCACTATGAGGTTGTACATTTACATGATAGTCAGTTTCAAAAACTTCTCTCCACTTGTCACAACAATACTCTTCAAGTTTATCTACTGTCTGACAGCCGCCATAATATCGACCTTGACGGCCAGAATGGCGGTCAAGTTCCGGATACCCCTCGGCATATTTATTTGTTAAACAAGAGGCCATTGTTGCTCGAACAGCGTCACTAGGATAGTTTTCACTAGCGATGAGTTCGATATTTTCAGACTGACGCTGACTTTCTTCCAAAATTAATTCTGCTATAGTAGGAGAACTTTTTACTACATAATCACAAACCGTTGTATCTAAAGAACTCAACTTTCTTCCTCCTTTGCTTCTAAGTAGCCTTTCAGATGTTCATCTTTTAGAGCTTGTTGGATATTCTTCCAAGCATCTGGAAAAAGAGAACCAATCAAAAAACTAAAACTAATTTCTTCACCATCAAAATTCTCAATAACTTCTGAAATTTTTTGAAAGCGCTCTTTTGAAACTGTCATTTCCATAACTAATTCTCCTTATCCACATCTGCTCCAACCACAAGATTTACATATGACGCATCCGCCCTCTTGTATAAGTTCAGAACCGCACTCTGGACACTTAGCGCCATTATCAGTCTCTGGATTGAATGGGGGTCTACTCTCAGAGGTTGATATTTGAGAATTGGAATCTGCCAAGGCAATAATTGAATTTCCTTTCTCAATTCTTTCCTTCATCTCCTTCCACATTTCCATAAGGGCATTACCTACCGCCATAGGACAGCAAGCGCCCTTTGAAGTATCATGCTTTGTAGCAGTCCGAGAAGCATAACTTGGACAGGCGCCAGTACTTTGAAGCTGGTCGGCAATATCTTCAATTTTTACGCCACCGCGACAAGCTAGGGAAATCATTCGAGAAAGACCAACCATAAAGTTAGCACATCCACCGGTACTTCCTTTATTTAGATAAATCTCCATCAGGTCTCCCGTCTGGGGATCAAACCAGGCAGTACAATGGAGAGAACCACAACCAGTAGTTAGGCGTCGCTTCATTCCAATTAGATTATCAGAGCAGCTAATGATTTCTCCACGAGGTAAACCTTTTTCTTCTTCTTTTTCTTGAGAGCTGTCGGTCGTTAGAATTCCAAGTCGCTTACAGCCATTTCTAAAAACAGTAATACCCTTTAATCCTTCTTTCCAAGCATTTAGGTAAATCTCTTCAACATCCTCAATAGTTGCCTCTTCTGGAAGATTCACCGTACTACTAATAGAAGCATCAATATGTCTCTGCCAAGCTCCTTGCATTAGGACTCTATTTAGAGGAGAAATTGTTGATGAAGTACAAAACCAATTAGGAAGTTCAGCTTCATCTTTTATTCCATGTTCATCCATATATTCTTTTACAATTGGAGTATATACCTTATAATATTCGTCATGACCATGAAGAGATTCAGTTTTTCGAGTGTAGGAGTTAGCAAAAATTGGTTCGATTCCTCCACTAATCCCCAACATCGTAGAAATAGTACCAGTTGGCGCGATTGTCAGTAATTGACTATTACGAAGACCATAAGCTTCTATTGCTTCTCGTGTACTCTCACAAGTGTTATTTTTTAGAAAACCACTTTTTTGAACGCAAGATTTATAATTATCATAAGACCCATTATGCCCAGCAAGAAAAGCCGAAGTATATAAAGCTTGGTCAGCCATTACTAGGCCGATTCTTTCACATAAATGTCGAGCTTGTTCTGAGTCATAGGGAAGTTCCATTTTTATAAGCATATCTGCCAAACCCATAATTCCGAGACCTATCTGACGCCAATCTGCGACGGATTGCCTCTGTTCTCTTAATGGATGCAGAGGAAGCCCTTCTTCTAATACTTCATTTAAATAAATAATACCATGAGCTACCGTTTCACCAAAATCGTCAAAATCAAACTCTTTATCTTTTACAAAAGCAGAGAGATTTATACTTGACAAGAGACAAGAACCTCCCGCAGGAAGGGGCTCCTCCGCACAAGGGTTGACTCCTGCATATTCAAAAGTATCATCAAACTCAAGTAGATTATAATTGGAAATAGTATCCCAAAAAAGAATTCCAGGTTCTCCCCAATCCCAATTATTTTTACATAACTTTTCAAAAATCTCTCTAGCTTTAGCTGTTTTTGTGATAGTTTCGTTAGTTTCTGGACGAGTAAAAGACATTACCCAATCCTTATCATTGATTACCGCTTCCATAAAATCATCAGTCACACGAACAGAAATATTCGCTTTAGTAACAGCATCCGGAGAAGTCTTTATATCAATAAAGTCTAAAAGGTCAGGATGATGGCAGTCTAAGCTAATCATTAATGCCCCCAATATGGACTATATCTTATTTTATTTTGAAAATAAAACTCGGGCGCTACTGTGGTCTTATTGTTTCCTCAACCACTAGTCTCTACACGTTCCATCAACTTCTTAGTTGAAATTGATAGCTTCGCTCGGGGTTGTTGGGCGTTCCCCGAATTCACCCAATTCAAGACGCAGGGCATTCGCTTTATTATATTTTCTTTTTAGAATAATAAAATTATCATCAGGATAAATAAAATTTAGAAATTTTAGTACATCTTTTTTATTGGCAAATTCTAAGACAAAACAATTTTCGTTTGCTTTTGGCCGAATAATTGTTGAAATGGCGCATTGTTTTAGTAAAATTTGTTGAATACCTGTTAAAACTTTTAATGATGAAGTAAAAGAAATTTTCTGCCAAATTCTGTTTCTATCTTTTCGTAGTCCCCAGGTCAAACACCCATCTCCATCAAAGAACCCTTGCACCAAATATCTTTCTAAATTTTTAGAGATAATTGGACAATGTTTATTTTCTTTTGAGGAACAATGTTTATTAAAATCAATAACCAAATCTGAATTGCCAATAGTGATTCTTGCTCGTGGAAATCGTCTTGCTTCTGGTTTATATGTTAAGTCTTCTCTATAATTAGCTCCAATATAATTAGCAATAAATTGTAATATTTCTTTATCATCTAAGCAACATCCAAATTCGATAGAATTATTATTGATGTATCCATCTGCTAACGCATATCCAATAATGTAAGCTTTTTTTGGAGTATCAATTTTATTGAACATCTTTGGGTCTTTGTATTTGGGCTTAGCATATTTAGACTTATCATTTAATTTATATTTACTAATCCAATAGCCAACTGTTGACTTACTTTTTCCAGTAAGTTGAGCAATTTCACGATGAGTTAATCCATCTTCTAAATATTTTTCTAATAATTCTTTATTCATTTAAGAAGCCTCCTACTCTATATATTTTCGAAAACTTATAATTTATTAAGCGATTTTACGTCTTCCGGCTTGACCAATCTCTTCAGTCGTTTGGCTATATCCCTGCATAAAACTTACCGCGCCGGTGGTTTGTTCTGCTTGATTATGAACCTTTGCTCCTGCGGGGGCTAATTTAGAAAGGTCAATTCCACAGCCACCACCATAAGAATAAGTTCGAGCTAATTTTTTGCGACTTTCAAAAATAGATTCGATATTATCTTCTGGAGGAGTAATAACATAACAATTACTATAAGTTACTCGTGTATCAGTGATTCCCCGATTGCTAAGAATTCGTCCGCCAGGAATGAACTTTTTTTCAATAATTAGTGCTTTTATTGCTTCATTATTTCCACTAACTCTATCTAACCATTTATCAAATGATTCTTCGTTTTTACGGTATTTTCTCATCCAAATATCAATACCAAGCAAGTTATCTTTTCCTAGCCATTGCTCTACTGTCATTTATTTTCCTCCATATCACAAAACTCACAATATCCTCCAACAAAATGATGTTGGCATTGAGATTGATAGTTTTTGTTCTCTCGTAGAAGGCGCGCAACCTCATTATTTAGAGTAAACTGATTAGGCGTGAGAAGCGTATTGATAAGTTGATTATTCAAATCAATAGCTCTTCGAATTTCAATTTGAGTCATTTATAATTTTCCTCCCATCAAAAATTACTTTTCTCCATTCATAAAACATTCTAAAGGCTTCATAGTTATTGAATCTAACATATTGAAAAGCATCCCTGGCTTCTTGGGTAGAAGGCCATCTTCGCTGATATTTTGCTCGCCAGCATTTCCAAGGATCTTGATGTTTAGCTATCCATTTACAATAATCAACGATTCTATCTGCTTTATAATTATAGTATTTTGACCTTATAAACCAATTCAAGACTTCAAAAAGATTTTGTAATTCAGGAGTTGTGATTAGTGTGTCATTATATATAAGTGAAATTTTTATCCAATGTCTATGGAAAAATAGAACTTGAGGAAGAATTAAAGGCAAGCGATTCATCAAAAAGTCATTCTCATCCTTACAACCTTCATCAACTTTATAAGACATTTGACTTGTTCCTAAATCCCATAAGTATCTCATTTTATCACATAAGACGTCATCCATAAAATTATTATATTGTATTCCAAAAACATCTTCCATAATAGGTAGTCGTAACCATTTTAGTAGTTCTTCCTCCGAAGATACCTGTATAGGAAATTTAGTTCCAAGTGAATATGGTTTTACAGTATTGCTATTTAGATTATTCCGAGAATACAACCAGTCTTTTATAAAATCATAAGCGCCATCAACAGCACCAGCATCGTAATCGTGAAGAATAAGACATCTTGTGTTTTGAAACATATAGTCTTCTTTTTTTAGCCAAGGGTCTATATTTTTCCCATCAATTGAAAGACGAATATGCGCGCTCCATAAAATTCTCTTGAAAAGGCGCGCATCATCCTTTATACGGCAAAAATTAGGAGAATGACGCTCATAGATTGAAAAATCAGGAATAGTTTGTTCGATTTCAAGAGGAAGAGGTTTATATGGACCTGGCTGTATCGCACGCCCTCCAAGAATTATCTTATCATCAAATAACTCTCGTGGATAAATTCCATCATCATAATCTTTTCTTACATAAAGAGTAGAGAAGCGTTCTGGCGCCAACTCTGGTGCCAGAACGGAAATTTCTCTTTTTTTCTTATGATAAGCACAAAGTTTCGCACATTCAAGATTAGGGAGGACATTTTGGTAAGTAAAAAAATCGTAATCATGTACTCCAATTATTCCCATTACTGTTCAATCCTCCCTTGACTTTCTACTGTGCCGTCTTTGTTTATTTTTGTGATTAGCTCAATGCCATGATAAGGAGTATTCTTATATTTTTTCATAACGAATTCGTTATCTCTCCTGATGCCTGTAATAATAATTTTGTTTCCTCTACTGAAGATACTTTTTTCAATGACGTGTTTTTTGCCATCGGCACCCCGTTCGCTAATTTGTTTGTCATAATAAGAAAAGACTTCACCAAAAACTCTTACATTTACGACTCCCTCTCTAGTCAAAACCGTTACCATTTTTTTGCTCTTATCTCTATCAAGAACAGTACCACAAATGCGATGAATCTTAAAAAGTGGGATTTTCTTTCCTTTTATTTCAATTATTCTATCAATTTCAGGCTGTTCGTTTAGTTCAAAGAAGTTTGAAAAACCACATAGTCGATAATTGACATCTTGAAGTTCGTGCTGATGAAAATAACAAGAAACGCTGTCCATCTCCCATTTACTAATAGACCCAAGACAATATTTATTCCAAACATCAGACATTAGCCTATTATTTACATCATTTAGTAATAATTGGTTATTATCTTTTATGAAAGGACGAATAATATCCATCTGAGCTTTATAAATTTTATCCCACTTGGTTTGAGGAATCGCAAATCCACTTTCAGTGTCATAAGGTTCTAGAAAATCAACATCAAAATTCTTTTCATAAAAGTTCATTGTGATGTTATCTAATCCATAATACTGAGTTCCTACTTTCATCTTTTTTAGATATTTATTGAAATTGAAGACCCGTCTTTGAAGGTCATACTCATCAGGAATCAAACCAAAATCAATCAACATCTTCATATTTTGGAGAGTTATCCGTTTTTTCGTATCACTGATTTCTGAGACATAATATTGCATTAAACTCTCTCTATTACTAAATTCATCAAAAGCACCAGCTTTTATAAGATTTATCATTTGAGGCTTGTTGATTTTTACTTTTGAGAGAAAATCATCAATTGAGGAGTAGGGGCGATTTTCAATTATTGATTTTACAATATCTTCGCCTACTTTTACAATTCCGCTCATACCAAAACGAATTATTGACTTTTCTACATCGGGAGAGAAAGTATAGGTAGATTTGTTTATATCTGGCGGCGCGACATCAATTCCCGACATCTTCATTTTTCCAATGGCAGAGCTAATTTTTCCATAATTTGTGGTTTTAGTTTTTTTCTTTTTCTTTTTCTCTTTTACGACTTCTTCATCATCTTCATCATCGTCGTTATCATCCTCAAATTCTTCTATACAATCAACATAAGTTTCTTCAATAGTATCATCTTCCTCGTCTTCTTCTACTCCTTCATTTCCTCCACTATCGCTAATAAGACAAGCGCAATTCCAAAAAATAATCGGAAATTGATAGGCTAAATTCATTTCTTGAAGAGCGATTAGCGAATAAGCCAAGGTATGTGATGCATTCTTTACCACTCATGGTTTCCCATGCCGATTAAATCGTTGTGGTCTGGACTATACCATCATCCTTATCTAATAAGGCGTCACTATTATAGTCTCTGAACGTCTTTCTTAAATAATTATACTTTCTATTCATTCCAAAAGGTCTATTATAAACAATTGCGATTAACTTTAATATATTATACTGATTTGCAGTTTCAATTCTATACAAACCGCTTTCAGACATTCTAATTGCGATATCATCCATGAAGAAATTATTTTTTAACACTTCTGTAATCCACATGGCAAAATCTTTAGACATCGTGCATATATAAAATTGCGCGCCGCCATAGGAAGTTTTAGAAACACAACCATCACCGTCAATTATTCCTCGAATAATATAAGGTAAAAATTGTTTTTCTTCATCAAGAAGTTTTGGCGTTGGCAGAATAATTGATTTATTTGGAACAATACCAAAACGTTCAACTTGTTTTGATATGCCAGGTATTGTAATTAAAACTCTATACCTGGTTTTGTGGATTCCATCATTATAACTTTTATAGTCAGTGCCAATCGTTTTTGCCACAAAGCTTATCGCGTCTTCGTCTGTCATATCTAATCCTAATCCATCTCTATCACTTAACACATATCCATCTGTTAGTAATAAACCAACAAAATAAGCATCAAATGGAGAAGTTAATTTTTCTAAGGAGTAAACATAACCCCTGCGACTGTTTTGTGCCTCTTTTATTATTTCTTCATAATTCTCTGGATAATATTTTTTTACTTTGTCCGTTATTGATTTTTTGGTTTTATAACCATACTTATTCATTAGTTCTATAACGGAGGTCCCTTGTTTATATTCTTCAACCAATTGTAGTTCTTGTTCTTTGGATAATTTTTTATATCCCATTGTATCTCACCTCTAATTATAAGTAACCTTTGAGATGAGAAAGCATATCATTTTAAGAAATTTCGCTGCGGATTATCCAATCTTTAATAATTTTACCATACCCGCACTTTTTCTGCGCGGCCGCTATATACGTTACCGTTACAGTTTGGTTATTAAAGCTCTAAGGAACTTCCCGCAATTTAAGTGATTTTTAACTATATGTTACCATATAGGGCTTCAATATTCTAAAGCCATAACCTTTACTCGTACAAACTAACACATTCCAAACATACTTACAGAATTTTTCATCCAATCCTTTTTCTTTTATAATCCTGAAATATTCATCTTGTAATTCAAGAAAAGCTTTAGGATTTTTCTTTGCGATAGATTTTCTTAGCTTATCTGCCCAGGTAAGGCTGAAGCCTCCGCACTCAGGCAACTGAACTAACTCCATAAATTTTTCCTGAGACTCACAGATACCATAAGAAATCTTTACTACTGGCTCAAGAATTTTCATTTCTTCTTTGGTAAGACCGTAATTCTCCATTTCTTTATACCACAAAGAAATATCATTTTTGAAACGAGCAAACTTATTTAGAGGTTGCTCGGCTCCTTTTTCTTGAGCCATCAAACGAATTACAGAATTCAAAACAGCCAAGTCATCTACTGATTGAGGATGAGTTAGCGCGATGCCACTAATTCCACTTTGCTTTTCCATTTGGAATAAGCTGGTGATTTTATGGTCCCATACCATCTTCCACATATCCGGTGCTGTTCGTTCTAAATTATAAATACCAATAACGCTTTCGTAGGTTTCTTTTAGAGTATCTTTCTTTTTAACATATCCATAATCAACTAGTAAATCTAGACAGTTATGAATTTTATCCAACGCTTCTACTGATAATAAATCATACTTGATAAGTGATACATCCTCACACGCATGAAGGTCAAAAGCCGTAATGATGGTTCCATCTGGCGCGCGCATGAGTCCGGTTGAATTAGTAAAAGGTTCATCCACAAAGATTACTCCACCAGCATGGATTCCATACCCACAAATTAGTCCTTCAATTTTTTGAGCGACTTCCCAAACTTCAGGATAATTCTCTGTCATTTCATATACAAATTGTTTGATTGGCTTCCAATCATTTTCAGTATCACCATACATACATTGAGATAAGGTTCGTAGCAATCCACGGTCAGAGGGAATCAATGAGGCTAGATAAGAAGCAATATCAACATCCACTCCCAAACCACGACAAGCCGTAAGAATTGCAGATTTAGACTTTTCTTGACGAAAAGTGGCAACATTTGAAACTCGATTATCTCCATAGACTTTTCGTAAATGATTTAGGACTTCTGCACGCCGGCCACCCTCAATATCTACATCTACATCAAGTACTGAAACTCGATCTGGATTCAGAAATCTCCATCTAAAAGTTTTGGTAGTCTCTTGTAGAGGATTGATTTGAGTTATATTCAAAAGATAAAGTAGAATAAAACCTACTCCTGAACCTCTTCCTGGTCCAACCAACGTACCAGCTTTCCAACATTCCTCAATAATTCTTTGAAGATTTAGATAATAGGCTGACCAATGTGCTTTATTTACATTAGAAGAAATCCATGTCATTTCAAGACAAGCATTGACCTCATCCCAAGTCTTTTGATTCCATAATTCTTGAGGCCCATCTTCTAGTGCCTCAACAATCATGCAAGCCAAAGCTCTATCACCTATATAATCAGACTCCACGAATGTTTTCAGATAAGGAATTCTTTCTATCCAACAATTTTGAACATAACTAATTTTAGGTTCTTTCCAAGGAAGCTGAGGAATATATAAAGGCTTTAGAAGACTATAATCCTCACACATATCTTTTATTTTTAGGATATTCCTATATGCTATTTGTAATTGCTCTTGTGAAAAATATCCAAAATAACTTTCGAGTTCTTCGGTATCCATTAGATAAGTCGTGGCATAGAAATCATCTACTTCTCTATCACCATTCTGGGCATTTAGATAAGCTTTATGAATTGTTCTGTCTTCTTTCTTGAGATAGTGTGTATCCGTTGTGATAATATAAGGAATTTCAAACTCATTCGATAACTCAAAAAGTTTTTTATTGACGTAAATTTGGTCTTTATTATTACTGGGTTGCATTTCAAAAAAGAAATTTCCATGGCCAAATAAATTATCCATTTGGCTTATCCAGTTATAGATTTTTGGCATCAATTCTGGATTATCTTTTGCTTTTAGAAGTTGAGTGGGGAGACACCCTCCAAGGCAGGCTGTCGAGCCAATTACATGACCAGGTTCTGCGCCAATAATTTCAAATAAGTCATTATAATAAGTCGGAACTCGACGCATTCCTCGCGCCATATAACTTCTCAACCAAGCGCGAGTAGAAATTTCACGAATCTGCTTATGACCAATAGCATCTTTGGCTAATAAGATAAAGTGATAGTATTTATCTTGTCCAGCTTTATAATTTGAAGCATTGAGTCCATTTCGACAAAGGTAAATTTCATTTCCCTGAATGACTTTAAAGTTAGGATGCTTTTCTTTTATTTTTTTATAATATTTTTCAATTCTAACAGCTCCAGAGATACAATCGTGGTTAGTAATGGCTACCACTTCATGTCCCAGCTCAATGGCATAATCAATTAGGTCTTCAACTTTTATAATACAATCGCGCAGTCGAAGATTTGAGGTCTCATCATGATTATGAATTAACTAATGTAAACTACCAGGATAATCCAGGATAGTTTTCATTTTTCATCACCTCTTTCTAAATTCATCACGAACATTGGCTTTATAATTATGTAAATATTTCCAAGTTCTACATCTATTTATATCATATAGTATATTTAAACTAATATTCTCATCTCTTGATATTTGAGCTAATGAACGAGAGTCTTTTTCCAATAAGGCTATTATATATTTCGCTTTTTCTTCAGTAATTTTATTAGTTCCTAATTCACCCCGGCGAACGCTTCCTTGACTTTCTATTCTTATATTTTTCTTATAATGATGAAACCAAATCCAAGTATTGCATCTATTGATATCACTAATAGTATTATAATGAACCTTATACTGCCTTGCTATTTCTTGTATAGATAATTTTGTATTTTTTAATTTTTCGATAATCTCAAGGACTTCTTTTTCAGTAAGTTTCGCCCAAGGATTTTCTTCACTTTTATACTCTTCTCCACCACGAGTTAAATTATATCCTTTTTCTCTTGAAGAATAACTTTTATAATATTCTATCCAATACTTTTCTCTTTCTTGCAATTCTTGAGGTTCACATTCTTCTATCACTTCAAAAGTAAAATCTTCTTCTCCTAATTTATGAAGTTCTTGGTCAAAATAAGAATATGGTGATGGCTGATTTAGATGAGCCCATTTTCTTTTTGTAATATCAGTACTTCTCCCTATATATATTTTGTTGTTTTGTTTATTTGTATATTTATATATACCTACCATTTCTTTTTATTCACCAACTATATGACAAGTTTTATTTGGAAATACACTCTTTATTCTAAGTCTATCATCATGTTCGGCTACATCAAAAAATCCCCATCCCTTATGCAAGCTCATTACTCCTACAATTCTCCAAGGATCTTCGTCAATCAAATAATAAAGTTCGTCTATTTGGATTTTTTCATAAATATCCTCATTTTCAAAAAGAATATAATTTTCAATTTCCTCTAAGGATTGAAGAGTATTAGGAAGTGAAGCAACTAATTCTTTTGTAAAATTCTCAATTTTATAAATTCCTATCATTTACAAACCTCCTTTTTATTTTCTATATATATTATATACTAAATTCCAAAAAATTTCAACTATTAGAATGAAAATCTTCCATCTTGAACCTCCATATCTACTATAAAGATCTGGGGCAATTCTTGCCCAAGCCAAGTGTTGATATTAGGTCTGCCAACTAAAGTAATATCCATTTCATTTGAAAAACCTTTCAATTCTTCTATTAAATCTTTTGCTCTGAACTTAATATAGGTAATTCCATTTTTCTCAATTCGTAAGGTATCTTTATTTTTCCCTATAATTTTTATCTCATTAGGCGAGACTACTAAATTAGTAATAGCTATCATCGCTTCAGGATTTTGCTGCCCAAATACCTGCTCATATGGCGCGACATCAAGGATTATGGCTTCTATATCTTTATCATTAGCTTTTCTAATAAAATTTACATCATAAATATTTTCTCCAAAATCAATTTGAGAAAGCTCTTTATTTGCAATTTCATGAAGTTTTGAAAGATTTTTGTCAGAAACGCTAATTCCGAAAGCTTGGTCATGGCCCAACGTATATTCAAAAAGTCCAGTTTTAGATAAAAATTCTTTGAAGGAAGTCAATTCTGTATTACTTGGGGCACGGGCGCTACCTCTATCAAAACCTTCAAAATTTCGTCTAGCTAATATAGTAGGTTTATGATATTTTGCCGATAAAACCATAGCCACAAGTCCATTTAGCTCAGCGGGAAATTCATCATCATCATCAAGTCTTACAAATAAAATTTGATTTTCCAGCAAATCTTGCTTGAAGATTTTTACTTCTAATTCCTGGACTATCTTTTCTTTCATTTTATCTTGATGAACTTTTGCATTTGTGCATTCGCGCGCACTCTCTATACAGAGTCTTTCCATTGTTCCTTTGGCTCCACGTTTGTGGCACTCTACCATTTCATTTGGTTCAATAAAACTGCGATAAAGTCGATATTTTTCTTCCATTGACCCAACTCGAATCATAGCATTTATAAGAGGAACAATATAAAAAGCAACGGTTATAGGATTTATCTTTCCCCCCATTGAATAGTCTTGTTTATCTAATAGAACTCGTAGCATTGTATTCTTTATATTTTGAAAACCAGTTTGAACCAAGTATTGATTTTCATATTCAAGCATACTCATCATATCTCCAACTAATGAAACTGCACAAAGGTCAATATAATCATAAGCCCAGTTCCTCAAAAAATAATCATCTAGGGCTCGGCAAAATTGCCAAACAACCCCTCCACCACAAAGGTTCTTATTTTTATAATTTTTAGAAGTTTGGTTATTTATAAGTATCATATTGGATGGAATTTCACTTTCAAGTTCTTTTATATGGTGGTCTAAAACAAGGACCGGACAGGTAAAATCCTTTATATATTGTCCATCATTTGTGGCGCTATCTGGCGCGATAATGAGGCTCCAATCCTTTTTTTCTAATTGCTCCATCATATCAGAAAAACCATGTTGTTTTCCCTCATGAATAAAAAATTCAATTTCTTTATCTGGATTCAATCTTTTTATGTATTTATAAATTATAGCAAAAGAACAAATTCCATCGCAATCGCAATCTGCGATAATAGCATAAGGCTTTTTATCAAAAATCGTCTTCTCAATAACCCTTATTCCCATTTGGTAATTGTCCAAATCTTCAAAACTTTGTAAGCATTCTTTCGTTGGATGAAGGAAAGCTTGAACATCCTGAATACCTCGCGTGCGAAGTAGGTTCTTTCCATAGTCTTCTTTTATCTCTTGATTTACTAGCCGATATTTCACTTCACAATTACTCTCCTTTTTAATAGCTCTTCAAATTTTTCTTGTCCCTCATCTACTGGAGAGTCCTTCTTTTTTGTAAGGTTTTCTCTATCATAGATAAAAGAAAAATTTGAATAATTTTTATATTTACTACACATCTTCCACAATTTTTGAAAATAGTCCTCACTTCCAGGCTTTTCTTCATTATCAAAGCAAATAACAATTTCTCTTGGTTGAGCACAACGCATCAAAATATCAAGTTGGTACTTATTGAATTGACTTCCACAGGAGGCAACCGCACAGTTAGGAAATGAAAAATTTTCACACATAAGAACGCTTTTTTCTGCTTCAAAGACATAACAAATTCCATAGCGTTTGATATTTTCCAGATTTTTGTCCAAACCATAGAGGTTTAAACTTAATGGATGTGAATACCATTTACCCTCAATTTGAACCGGCATATATTTTCCTACGTTTTCTACCTCCCACTGATTGAGTGCTCGCCCTCTAATTCCAATCAATCCACCTTTAACATTATAATGAGGAATTATGATTTTATTTTGACCAATAGAAAAACGAATATTGAATTTATCCATGGCTTTATGAGAAATTCCCTCTTCTTCCCAATCAGCAGGATACTCTTTTATAAAAACATCCAAGATACCTTTCTCATAAGTTGGAAGTTCTCGTCTTTCTTTTTTTGGCATAAACTCATTTCTTTTTGATTTATAGCTTTCGTTGATTTCTGTCTCAGTAAATCTTTTCTCTCCATAACTTTGAACAAATTCTAAAACATCTTCATGCCAGTCATAAGTGATTCCTCTCGTTTCATAATAATGTTCAATAAAACGAAAGATATTCTGCGCGCCACATTCACTATAACACATAAAAATATGAGTGTTTTTATAATAATAAAGCTTCCAAGATGCTTCATCTAAATTAGTATTATGACACGCAGTTTTACATAAAAGGAAATCACCCTTGTCTTGCCAAGGAATTTCCAATTTATCCAAAATTTTCTCCACTATTTCATCAGTAAGATTTTCAATTATTTCTCTATAGTCCAAAGAAATCTCCCTTCTTACTTATTTATCTCTTCTAAGAACTTTTGTTCTTTTTCATCCAATTCCCATTCAACCCTTTGCTGAGTATCATAAAAATCAAGAATAGGATTCATTCTATCATCAGTTATAAATAAATCAGTAAGTCTTAATGTTCCTGTGTTGAAATAACTCCAAATACGAACTTGAGTCCAACGACCCGATCGAACCTTGAATACATCAAAGACTCGATTCGGAATTACGCCGCCTATCAAATTTCCATCTTTTTGAAGTATATCTATTTCATCTTTTGTAGGTCGCGCGCCGATTACACCATTATCTGCCTTATTTATTGTTGCTCGACCACCAGCTAAACTTGCTTCATTTCGTATTTCTGAATTATCATCTGCTTTGGCATTTACCTGAGTTGAAGTAAAAATTGAGACATTTTGTTCAATAGCTAAATCTTTTAGAGCTGTTGCCATCAATGATAAAATTTCATCATTTCTAAGATTATGCCCTCGAAATTCATTCAAAACTCCAGGAGAAATAAAAATATAATCAAAAAAGACATAACGCCGTTGGGAAAGAATTACTTCTTCTCTAACACTTAGTTTTATCTGTTCAATAGAAGGATTTGGTATTCTCATTAGTTTTAGAGTTTTGTAGGTTTTGATTATATGGCGCGCGACCTCAATTCTTTTTCTTTCGTCATCAGTAAGAGTATTGAACTTAAATTTAGATTCTTCTACTCCACTAAGATATGCCAGAATCATTTTTATTATTTGCTCTGGTTTCTGTTCTGTCATAATAAAAAGAACAGGCTCGCACGCGCCATTTTTGACCCACTTCCCATCTACTTCACTATAGAAAAATGGAAAAGCCAATTTACACGCGTCAGCGACAGAAAGTCTTGTTTTACCACATCCACTAGAAAGACTTCGTATTGTAAGAGCCCCAAGCTCTGCACCATTTATAATTGATGAAAAAATCTCTCCATTGATTGATAGTCCAATACCTTCTTCACTACCAAATGTCTCAATTACATTATCAATTTCGTTCTCCAACTCCCAAGTTTGGACAGTTTCGTTTTGAATATATGATTTTTCCACATCTAATAAATTCTTCTTGACTTCTTTTAGTATATCATCTACTGAAAGATTTTTGAAGCGTTGGTTTATATCGAAAGCTTTAGGTTGAGTTAGGTTTTCACAATAAATATTACTAGTGTCAAGGCCCATTCGTTTGAGGTCTCTTACTAAGTTGAACTTTTTTAGTTCATTATAATAGTAAAGAAAATTACCTGGCTCACTCATAAATTCAGCATCTTGAAGGTATTCAATACCGTTATTTTGAGAAAAAACTAACTGCCCACTTGGGGTACTTTCAAGATAACTTGAAACATCAACGGGAGTAATATGAGAAGCACCACCTCGATACAAATTATCAATTGCTACAAATAAATAACGAGTAAAAGTTGAGGAGAAATCGGTAGGAGTTATTGTATATTTATCTATCTCACTTAGATACTGAGGATGCTTCATTAGACTTCCAATAATTTGGAGTTCTGTATTTCTATCAATCATTCAATGTCCTCCAAATTCCATCGAGACTTTTTCTTTTGGGATGTAGTTTTTGGCTTTTTTAGTAGAACTTTTTGCTGAAACTCTCGTTGCTTGATTTGTTCTTCGATTCCAGCCAAAGTTCCTCGTTCATTGTTCTCTCTTTGTTTCCAATAGGTAGTGGCTTCTTCATAAATAAAGGGAATAATCCCTAACCCCCCATGACCCTTTGACCAGTCTCCATCTCTAATTTCATAAAAATATTTTAGTGTATAAAAAATACCTTTATAAGTTCCAATTTTATCTTTCTCGACGAATTTTTTCAACTGAGCTTCGCAGAGATGATAGTCATAAGAAACTTTTAAGTCGTGTGCAATAAAATCATAAATACGTTTTTTCCAATCTTTATCTTTTAGAATATTTCCTTTCTTTAGATTTTCATAACAAGATTTATGATAATACCATCCTTTAGATGGCATTACCCACTCTGTATCCGCACCGGCTAATTGAGCGTCAAAACGTTCTTTACAGGCACGGCAGATGACTAAATGTTTTGCCATTTATATCCCTCCAATCTTATTATATTATACCATATTTTTCTAAAAATGTCAAAAAAGAGGTAGGATTTCTCCTACCTCTAATTTAGTTTTATAGATTACATCGCACGTAAGTCCATGACAGCAAGCTGTAAAAGAGAAACTTGATCCTCAGTAACCTCCGACAGTTTTAGCTTTCGTCCAAATACCATTTCTACCTTTTTAGACATAGCACGAACTGCTGCTTCCTTATCTTCATCGGTTTGGGCATTATTTACCTTAGTAGTCCAAATCTCACGAGCTTCAGACATTAAGGCATTGAAGTCGAGTTTTTCTTCCTGGATGATTGGTGCTTCATCAGTTACTAAACCGCCATTTTTTTCTTCCATATCAATAGCCTTAGCTACCGCTTGTTCAAGCTCATGGAAGCCGAATGGAATGCGAGGTTCAAGATATTTATAACGAGAACCTGCGGTAATAGTGGGAGTGGCACGAGTTTGAATCCACCGTTCACTTTCTCCTTTTTCATTCCAGGTTTGAGTAATAACTCCAATAATATCGACAAGACCATTGACAGTTTTTAAACAACGATTATTGAGGTCAGGCTTATAACCAATTACCTTACCATCATCATCTGCTGTTTCTTTTAGATGGCAAGTCATAATGAGTCCATAGCCCATCATGGTAATTTTACGAAGACAATTTTCAAATTCCTTTGAAGTTTGACTATAGCCCCCGCCATAGGGGATATCTCCGATTTTACTCACTCCGTTTTGCTGACAAATAAACTGCTCACAAAGGTCATATAGAATACCAATAGTATCAATACAAATAGTTGAATACATTTGTTTTGCTTCAGGCTTTTCTAACTGACGAAGAACTAGCTTGAAATCAGCAAACTTCTGAATTGGAAGAGCGCGAACGCCAGATTGAGCATTTGTACCAATCTCAGTTGCAAGAATCAGGGCTTTATCACTTTGGGCACAAAATTCAGTCTTTCCAATTTTAGGAGCTCCCGCCAAAAGAATGAATTTAGAACGTAAGTCGCGTGAGATTTTATTGGGTTGGAGGGAAAAAATATCAATAGCCATAACTATTTACCTCCTTAAAATCCCATATCGTCTCCTGCTAAACGAGAAGTAGTTGGTGCAGGAGTCTTCATCTCACCCTTTACTTTGTTCATATCCTTAACCTTCTGGGCCTCCAAACGAGCCTTACGGGCCTTCATCGCTTGCGCAAGGTCCTCAACATCAAAGGCCTGCTCACCTTCTAGAGCACTCTGAGAACCACCGGTAATTAGTAGCTCACTAATACTACGGGTGCGAGTCTTTTCAATGGCTTCACCAAAATCTACATCCTCAATATAAGTCTCAGTAGTAGAGGTAAAGTTCAAACGACCGTTAGCCTTAAAAGTATAATCGGGCTCCCAATACTGGGTAATAGCATTGATAACATTAGGATTAGAGGCATATAGCTTTACTACCTCAACCTGACCATTCCAATTAGGAACAATAGTAGTAACCTCTAGCTTCTTTGGCTCGACTTCAATACCGTCCTTATCAACGACATAATTGATATTAGAAACAGCAAAAGTCAAAGAGAAACTGGCCTCAGGCTTAAAATCACCAGTAGCCTTACCAACGAAAGAGGCGCTAATGCGGGGAGAACTTACAAAACGACCATCCTTGGAGAAGAACTCGTTCATCTTGATTTTTGCGCCAGTAATACGAATCTTATCGGCACCTTCGCGCCCACCAGCAGACGCAATGGACATAAACTCTTCCTTGACACGCTGAATGCTTTCATAGGAAGGATTCAGGCCTCCATCCTTCTTATACTTTTGACTAAAAAGATGGACAGGGATTTCAAGATGTAGAGGAACGGCATTTACAACTTGCTCAACAAGTACCTTGATAGTTCCTCCAATTGTCTCGATTGTCTCGCCATTCTTGACAAAAGAACCATACTTTAAATCAGTTTCACTTAGTAGACCTTCAATACGAACACGGTTTTCGGCTTCATGTAGCATAAAATTTTTCTCCTTTTTACATTTACAATAATTACTTTGGTTCTTTCATAAAAAGGTAGGAGGAAATTCCTCCTACCAAATTATTAAAATAAATTACTCAGCGTCGTCGCTGGGAACAAAGGTGGTACCGGCATCAGTTAGATTTACATAAACTACGGGCTTCTCAGTACCCTCAACCTCAACCTTCTCACGCTCAACTAGACCCTTCTTCTGTAGGTCAGTTACATTAGCACCTACAGAACGAGAAGCACGACCAATGGCATTACAAATCTCATCAATAGAGACATGACCACCATTAGACTTCACATAATCAAATACTTCAGAACTCTTAGCAGTTAGCTTCATTTTAGTTTCTCCTTTTACATATAAAATTATTTTTTTTATTATTAGATGAGTAAAGGTTTCATGCCTCTCTCAACTTTCTATAAATATTATAGCTAAAATTTACAAAACTTTCAAACTTTCAAACTTAGAAATTTTGGATTTTTATTACTTTTGAATTTCCCCCCAATTTTAGAGTCTTGACTCCTTGTGTGCCACGACTTAATATAGGAATTTCCTCAACTTTCACTCGAATCTGAGTAGTAGAAGATACAACTAGAATATCGCTAGAGTCAATAAGTGGTAAAAAATCACAAAGATTACCCGCTCTTTGAATCTTTACTCCTTTGGTTGCGCGTCCGGTAATTTTGAATTCGTTTATATCGGTTCGTTTTGAATATCCATCTTCACTTACAGAAAGAATTTCTCTTGTTTCTTTAGGAATGACTCGTCCAGAAACAACTTTATCTCCCTCATTTAGCTTAATACCTACAACCCCTCGAGCTACTCTACCAATAGGTCTAATATCTTTAGTTTCGATAATAATAAAATTTCCTTCCTCGGTAAGGATGCCGACTCTTTCATTTTTCAAAATGAGAATAGAAGCAATCAAATCATCATCATCTAACTTTAAAGCCTGAACGCCAGTGTTTCTTCGTAAATTATACTCAGAAAGCGCGGACTTCTTCAAAATTCCCTTCTTTGTAAGAAAAAGAATGTTTGAGGACTCTGTATCTTTAGAAAGAATCGTAGCTGATTTTATTTCATCGTCTCCATTGATGGGTAGGAATGAATTTAGATATTGTTTTTCTCCAATATTGAATTCTCCCATCTTCAAATGATAAAAGGCTCCGCGCTGTGTAAAAAAGAGAACTTCGTCTGTGTTGTTCCCAATTAGAGTATCAACTACAAATTCTCCTTTATCAAGCTTAAACTTTGAGCCTACACCATTTCTTCGTTGAGAATAAAGTGTAGAGGTTTCGCTAACAAATACAGCTCCTTCATTTGTGAAAGAAAGAGACAGTTGTTTTTGCTCGATTGTTTCTTCATCATTTGAAATATTCAAAATTTTTGTTCGGCGTACGTCTCCAAATTTTTCAGCAACTTCGCGTAAACCTTTTTCAATTTCTTTTTTGAGAAGAGTTTCATCACCTAAAATGGCTTCAATTCTTTCTTTTTCAGTTTCAAGACTGGACCTTTCAGTTTCTAACTTTGTAATATCTAAATGAGTTAAACGAGAAAGCTTTAGGTCAAGAATAGCCTTAGCCTGAATTTCATCAATACTTAATAGGCGTTGAAGGCCAATTGAAGCATTCTTCGCATCAGCACTCTGTTTGATAATCTTAATAACTTCGTCAATCATTGAAATAGCTTTCATCAATCCCTCGATAACGTGAAGACGTGCGAGAATTTTTCTGCGGTCGAATTGAAAACCATTTATATATACGCTTTTTTCATGTTCCAAATGAGCTTGAAGCATTTCCTTCCAAGTAAAAAGTCTCGGATATCTTCCTTGGTCAAGCATTGTGAAATTGATGCTATAATAATATTGAAGAGAAGTGTTCTTATATAAATATCGCAGGACTTTATCGGGATTTGCCTTTTTAGATAGATAAATTTTGATAAGAGCAGTTTTTCCTGTCAAGTCATTGAATCGTTCTATTCCAGGATTCTTCTCGTCTTCAATAATTTGTTCTAACTCTCCACAAATAGTATTAGTATAAACATTATATGGAATTTCAGTTATTACAAAACATCTATCTTTTGCATCAAATTCAACCACGCTTCTTAATTTACAGGCAAATCCAGTGCCATTTTTCATGGACTGCTTTACTTCTTCTTCATTATATAAGATAGCACCAGTAGCAAAGTCAGGGGCACAATAGATTTCTTCAAAATCACAATCTGGATTATACAAAAGATGAATTAGAGCGGTATTTAGTTCCTTGAGATTGTATTGTGGAACGCTTGAAGCCATTCCAATGCCTATTCCTTGACAACCGTTTACGATATTATAATACCCTTTTGTTGGGAGAACGGCAGGAAATTGTTTGGTATTGTCATAGCTGTCTCGCCATTCAAAGATAGTTTCTTTATCAATATCTTCAAATAAAATATTTGAAAGTTTAGATAGCCGAGATTCGGTATATCTCATAGAGGCCCAGTTTCCACTTTCAATCAAAGAACCAGCATTACCTTTTACATCTACTAAAGGATACCGCATAGCAAAAGGCTGGCCTGCGCGCATAATCACAGCTGTGCATGAACTATCTCCGTGAATGTAATAATCGGCCATTGCCATACCTACGGCATTGGCTGTTTTTTTATGGGGGTTAGAAGATGTTAGCTTGCGAGTAAGCATAGAATAGAAAATCTGGCGCGCAGACGGCTTCAATCCATCTCGCACATCAATTAGTGCTCTTGATTGAAGAACGGCGCCGGCATACTGAGTAAAACTATCTTTTATAATCGGTGTTAGATTGACTTCCATCTTACAGCTCCTTTCTTTTCATTATAATACAATTATACAATAAAAAAGAGAGGAAATCAAATTTCCTCTCCTAATTATTCTCTTATTGTAGAAAAATCAATATTTTCAAAAATAAAGTCTCTTCTTGGTTTTACCTCGTCTCCCATTAGCTCAAGAAGCAAATCAATAGCTTCTTTACTATAATGTAAAACCTCTAACTGTTGAAATTCAGGGGTAAACATTGAAGCATGAGCAGTTTCCGCAGGAAGCTCACCCAGTCCTTTCGCACGAGTAACAGTTCCTTTTATACTTTTTCGAGCCTTGGCAAATTCTTCATCAGAAAAATAATAGGTTTCTTTTCCTTTGTTTTCAACTATATACAGAGGAGACCGAAGCCAGCATAGCCGGCCCTCTTTGATGAACTCTGGAGCCAGGTATAGTAAAGCTGACATAATCAAGAGACCAATATGCATTCCATCAGAGTCGGCGTCGCTACAAATTGCGAGTTTGCCATATCTCAGCTTTTTACTATCGTATCGACCAGGGGTAATATTCATCGCGCTAAGAATCAGTTTAATTTCTTCATTTTGAAAAATCTTCTCTTCAGAATTAGATAGACAATTAATAATTTTCCCCTTTAGAGTAAGAATGCCATACTTGGTATAGTCTCTCGCCTGAGACATTCCTCCCATAGCACTGTTACCTTCAACGAGTAAAAGCGTCGAATCCTGTCCCAAAAACTCCGCATCCTTCAACTTATCACTCGCAAAAACTTTTTTCCGTTGATTCTTTTCAACTTCTTTGCCCGCTTCAAGAACTTGACGGCGCGCTTTTTCGGCCATCATCTCTGCTTTTTTTTCCTTGACTAATAAATCAACAACTTTATCAAATTCATCTTTATGTTTTTTTACAAAATCTTTTATAGCATCAGTAAAAACTGTTTGGGTATATCCTCTCAGTTCTGGATTTTGGATACGAGATTTAGTCTGATTTTGATAAATAGGATGGGGATGGCGTATATTAACAATATAAACAAGTCCCTTTCTTATCATATCGGCAGTAAAATCTCCCTTAGATAAAGAATTGATAGTTCTTGTAAAAGCAGTTTTTGCACCAGTACTCGGTGTTCCACCATCTATATTTAGCGCGCCATTAGAGAAAATATATTCTGTTTCCCTCCCGCTTGTCCATTGAGCAAATACTTCAACCTCGACTTCATCATCAAATTCTTTATACCCATAGATAAAAGATTTATGTAGAGGCTTTTCAATATTGTCTTTGGCAAAATCCTTTAACCCTTGTGAAGAGTAGAATGTATCGCTTTTACCTTTATAAGTAAAAATAAACAAAACTTTTGGAATAAAGTAAGATGTAAGTCGAAGTTCTTCTCGAATTCGTTCGGGTTCAAAGGTGTTTTCATCTTTTTCAATATTTAATACTTCCTTATTTGGAGTAAATCTAAAAGTTGAGCCAGTAGAACTAACTTCTCTAATCTTTTCACTTTTATTAGAACATGGAATGCCGTCTTGAAACTTTAGATGATATTCACTACCCTCTCTTCGACTCCAAACTTCAAATTCACGGGAACACACGCATACTGCCGATGTCCCGATGCCATGACATCCTCGAACTTTTTTATAATTAGAAGTATCAAATTTACCAGAACTGTGAGCAGAACAAAAAAGTTCAATCAAAACTTCCTCACAATCCTTATTCGGCCCGCGGGGAACTCCAGCCCCATTGTCAATGCAGGTTAGTGTGTTGCAGTCATCAGACAAAATTATTTCGATTCTATCTCCGCGTCCCATCATAGCTTCGTCACAAGCATTATTTAGTACTTCAAGAAAACAATTGAAGGAGGCATCCTGTGCAGTTGCTCCTAAATACATTCCAGGAGTGGCTCGACAAGCTGTACGAAAATCTCTTATTTGAATTGAATTAGCATCATAACTCATTTTATTCTACTCCTTTCTACATTTATAATAATATTATACTCTAAAACTCCAAAAATATCAAATTTCCTAAAACTAACTTCCAAAAATCTACTTATAAATACAAAGGAGGGATATTATGACATCCAAAGAAGCAATTCAAAGTGTAAAAGACTATGTACTTGCGGGCAATAAAAACCTTCAAGTATTAGATACTTTACTAAATAATGTAGCGACCAGCGCCGTTGCAGAAGCTCTACCCACAACTGAAGATAAGAAATAAGAAGGAGAGGCTTAAAGCCCCTCCCTTTTTCTTTCATTTTTATACATTCCAATTATAGTTGCCATATCCTGGGCACAACTATCACAAAGACAAAACTGTTCTGAAACTATTCCTTTTTCACTAAGAAGACCTGCATCTCCACGTCCTCCACGAATAGCTACACCAGTATCCCAAATTGGAAGAAACCAAGTATTATAAGAAGTTGGATTAGGAATATAAGTTTCACAAAAATCACAAAAAGTCTTAGTCATCTTTTTCCTCCACCCAAGAGAGCCAGCGCATTATTAAATCTTTATTACTAAGAAGATAAAGTCCATAAGGGCAATCATGGTTTATTTCACAAAAACTTACTGAGCTCCCATCATAATCGTCTGTATCTGAACAATTATTACAAAAAGTATCTGTCATCCACTGGTCATAAATTGTACCTTCAAGCGCCATTTGGTCAGATAGAAATTCTGCCATTTCTTCCATTGAGAGATTTTTAAGCTTTTCAAAATTTGAAAGATTCATTACATCCAATCCTCCTCATAAATATCATCGTCTTGAGAGTTAATATAAAAAGAAGCCATTGTATCGTCTTTTGAGAGAAGATAATCACTTACTCGTTGGAATTGACACCTAAGAGAAATTCCAAGGACGTCATCAAAATTTTCATAGTGATAAAAAGTAGGCAAATCGTACATCTATTTAGTTCCCCTTCCATCTTTTTATTATATTATAAAAGAAAAATGAGAGAAAATCAAATTTCCTCTCACCCTCCAGCTTTCATATTTAATTGCTTTTGTGTCCCATACAAGTCGATATAAAATTTTTCTCTCTCACTCTGTTTATCTTTCGGAACTTCTTCTAAAATTTCAAAACTGTAATTCCAAATTCCATTCCGCGCCATATGCGTATGAAGCGTTGAGCTGGCAACTTTTTCCATACCTAGCGCTGTCTGAATGTGAGCTTGCCATCTATCTTTAAAATTGACGGTTCGACCTATATAAGCCTCCCCAGTTGGAATATAAGTAATCTTATAAATTCCTCCAACTTTCTGCCCGACAACCCTCTTTATCATCTCATTTACAGGGCGCCGAGCAATACTCTCCCATATAACCTTAGGAAGAACTTCTTTATGACATAAATGATTTCTCATACTATCTAAAAGCTTTATATCTTCAATATCATTTTGCGTAAGTTGGATTTTATAGAAATCTTCTTTTTCGATTAGTTCTCGTTCTCGTCGTATCGCTTCATTTATAGCATCGCGCCGACTACGAAAATCTTCTAATTCTTTTTTAAGATAGGAAAGTTCATTATTATAACTTCTTTGTTTCGCTTGGAATTCTTGTTGGGCGTTTTCTTCTAAATTTTTGTATTTTTCTTCTAAAGCCTTTCGATATAATTTATCAGTATCAGATTTTAGTTTTTGAATTTTTCTTTGTTGTTTTAGTAAAAGAAAAATAATTCCTAAAATCAATAAAACTAAAACTGCCATTATATTCTTACTCCCAATTAGTAATTCTTGTACGCTTTTTTCTTTGTGGCGTCATCCATAAAACACCATCTCGTGCACGAGTAATCCCAACATAGGATACTCTACACTCTTCGGGACTCCAAAGATTCAACCCCACACAGGCTACATAATCCCATTCCAAGCCTTTTGCACTATGTACGGTCAAAACTTTTACTGTATTTTCTTCCATTTTTTTATCTAATTCTTCTTTTTTGAGGTCTCCCTGTTTGAAGCTATCACAAGGAATTCCATTATCAACTAGATAATCTTTGATAGTATCAACCTGGGCATTGGTTCGTGCTAATACTGCCCATTTATGATATTTTTTACTAATATTTATCATATCTAGAATTAGCTGTTCATTATAAGGTTTCATTGCCACTGTTCCTCTGACCTGGCGCATAGCAATACTATCATCAGTCATGCTACATTTTTGAAGAGTAGACTTCGCAAAACGAAGAACATCAGGACAACAGCGATAATTTTCATTCATAGAATAAACTTTTGCCCCAAGCTTTTGCTGATATCTCTTCAAAAGGTCTGGACGACTACCTGCGAAGCCATATATCGATTGCCGTAAATCAAAAACAATAAAATATTCTTTCGCGTGAAGCATTTCAAAAATAAATTTTAGTTGAATTTCATTACTATCTTGGGCTTCATCACATAAGCAAATATCAATATTCGGCGTGCATTCTGGATGCTTTTGCATTAGATGAAAAAGTCCATCGAATTTTTCGTCGTTCATATACTTTATGGCTTCTTTTACACCATTTCTGAGTAGAAGATGCGCGCAATAAGAGTGGATAGTTCCAATAAATAGGTTATCATTATTATCAATTTGAAGACGTTTTTTCATTTCTCCAGAAGCCATATTTGTAAATGTAAAAGCCACCACACTTTTTCCTTTTTGAATACTTTGACGGACTTTTTCAGTTAAAACTTTCGTTTTTCCTGAACCAGCACTACTGCTTACAAAAATAATTGGTTCTGTCGCTTCTAATATAGTATTCTGTATATTACTTAACTCCAATTCCTTTCACCTCTTTCTTATATTATTATATCATTTATTTTAATAAGTGTCAATTTTTTGGAGAATTTATAAGTGATTTTGACTTATAAGTAGAAAATTATAGGAGGTAAAGAAAAATGGAGATGCTAACTTTAATTGTTGCGCTATCTGCCGTACTATGGTATGTAATTGACCGTGCGCATCCTCTATGGGAGAATCTTTCTTATGGGAAGTGGATTACTCTTGTAGTCGCTGGGATTGGCTCTTTCGGTCTGGTATTTTCTTTCGGTCTAGACCTAATCTTTGCTTGCGGTTTAGTAGATAGTGTAAGTATGGCTGGTCAAATCCTAACTGGTTTTGTACTCATGTCTGGCTCTAGCGCCATTAGTGAAGTTATTGCTCGTATCAAGGGCGAAGGTAAGTAAAATAGAAAATGAAAGGGAGAGGACTTTTGTCCTCTCCTCTTTTTTTATTGATGTAATTCCTCTTCTGTAGAAACAACCAACCAAGTTCGAATTATTTTCATAATTCCATCTATAAAAGAATTACCACCCTGAGCGTGATAATCTTGATAAACGGCGCAAACAAACTCTTTATCATATTGTAAAATTCTTTGATAGGGTAAATATTTATAGTAAATTCTTACAATATCTTTCCTAAGCATATCATTAGAAGACTTAATGAGCATTCCTAACTTTTCATCTTGCAGACGATTTTTCTCTTCAAATGTTGCTATAATAGGAGTCAAAATTTGTTCGGCAACTTTTTCGGTTGTTTTTTGGACAATCTCTTCCTGCCTTTTCTTTTCAGCTTCGATCTTCTTTTTCTTCATCTTTTGAAACCATTCAAAATTTCCGCATACTTTTTCTAAAACTTGCCAAAAAAGAAAAATTAGAATGAGGATGCCTCCTAGGCTATTCGCAACTTCTTGGATAGTCAAAAGAAATCCCTCCTCTCTACTTCAAATTATAAGTAGAAACGAGGGACTTCCTCTCTATTTTTTTAGATATTCTCGATAAGCATTATCATTATGATAGCGGGTCCGGGCCAAATAAGCATCATTTAGTAAGTCCTTTACCGAAGAAATTTTATCCATGTCCCACCAAGGGATACAATAAAGAGGAATTTTATGAGAAAGACAATAACTTATTTTTTCTCTATCTCTCTCTTGTGCTTTTAGGAAATCAGAGCGATTTTTGTAAAAGATTTTTGTAAATTCCGTATGCTGACGTCCTTGGACTTCTAAAAGAATATTCTCTTCGGGAAGGAAAAAATCAAATCTATAATATCCATGATGAAGGTCACCAAAAGTTTTTTCCTTTACAAATTTGACTTTTTCCCTATTGAGAATTTCAATTACTTTTTTCTCGTAAGATGAAACTTTATACATTTCCAAAAATCTGATACCAGTCGCACTCACTCGCCATCTTATCACTTCTTAGGCGAACAGGGCGCGGATGCCTTAGACCATAACTATCAGCCATAACTTCCATTGCTGTAATCTCAATGACTTTTCCAAGATAAGATTTCCAATTCAATAGAATTTCCTCTTCAAGTCCGCTAAGATTTCCAACCTGAACCAGCTTCCCATCTTTATAAGCTCCAATTTTTAGAGAGCCAGCGCCACCAAGAAAATACATTTTTGTAATTGGTTCAATGGGATCTCCATCACTATAATTTTTATATAGAGAGTCCTCGACTTTCTCACCAGTAGATAAGTTCTCCCAGTACTTCCAGCTCATAAGCTCTTTTCCATTGTAAAGACGAGTCGGCACGTTTGCTCCCATAATTACCACATCCAGGGTCTCTTGAAGTTCTTTCTTCACTTTGATTGTCATATGCGCGGGAGTTCGCTTGAAATAAATTGGGCAGTCCTTTCGAGTAATTACTACTCCTTCTCGTCCAGAAGCTAGATAGTCTTGAAGACGATTCCACAATTCTTTCCCATTATAATATTTAGCCCATTCTACATAAGGAGAACTTAATTGAGTAGAGATTTTTTCCAAAAGAGAAAAGCGCTCTATAGCTTTTGTATCTACTAGATTTACTCCATTATAGGCACAGATATCAAAAATATAGAAATGAAGCTTCTGGCCACTCTCTTGACGAGCAATGCACTTATCTTTGAGACATCCCAAAAGAGAGGTAATATTTTTTGAACCTTCATGTCCGGGAAGATAACATTCACTTAGGAGGACGGTCCCATTAGGTAATTGTGCCATAAAATCCTGAAGTTGGGGGACCCATTCAATTTTATTTACGGCTTCACCCTTTACATTTTTTTTGCGGGCTACCATAAAACAATTTCCATCCTCATCCTTTATGAGACGCTGATAATAGCCATCAACTTTCAGAGCGCCATAATAATCTCCACTATAAATAGCATTTACCACTTCTGACTTTCGTTTTTCTTCAGAATAGGATGCGGGAATGCTCCAATAACGCATACTTTCTGAATTGACCCAATCAATATCACCAATAAATCCCTTCACAATTTTCTCCTTTCAAAAATAAATCCGTAAATTTATAAGCTATTTTTTCCAAATCTTCCAAAGTTCCATCATTATGGATATAAGTATTATAAGTATAGTTATGAACGTCAGAATCAGCATGGTTAGATTGAACCTGTTCATCAGTCTCAATCCTCTCTACTATCAGAGTCCGCGCGCCAATTCTATCAACAAATTTTTGAATTTCCTTTGGTTCTCGACACATTATAAAGTAAAGGCACTTTTCTTCATTATATCCTAGCTGCTTCCAGATTTCTTTACACCCTACATAAGAATTAATAATGTCTTTATAAGGAATATCATCCCATTGAGTCAAAATATCTTTTAGGTCTGATAGAAATTTTCTATCTTTAGGAGTTTTTTGGCCATTCCAACCACAGAATTTAGCAACCTCTTTTACAAAATCAACTGTAGAAATAATTCTACAACTATAAGGGCCGACTCTTTTTTCCATTATTTTTTGAACCATTTCACAAAATGTATCTTTTCCTGACCTAGGTTAAGGAAAGCCGTTGACAACAACGACATTTCTCATTCAATCACCTCTTTTATTATTATATGTAATTATATTTCTTACATATGGTCTATATAGGGCTCCCACCTATTTCTTACTCTATATCGTTTTTGTTTCTTTTTACATAAAAAGAAAATTTTCCTGCTTACAGGTTTATTTATATCATAAATCCAGACAAAAAACAAATTTTAGATTGATTTTCGGGCTTCTACGGCTAACTTATCGACCTCATCATTCCAATCTTTTGAGCCCGTGTGCCCTTTTACTTTTTCAAAAGAAAACCGTTCATCCTCAAAAAAAGGAATAAGTTGTTGCCAAAGCTGGTTGTTTGCGACTGGCTCTTTTTTAGAATTTTTCCATCCATTCTTTTGCCAATTGCGAAACCATTTTTGGACATAGCAATTATGGCAATAAGCACTATCAGTTCGAATTGTAATTTGGTCAGAGGGGCAGACTTCTTCAGCCCATCTACAAGCTGCAAGAATAGCTAATAACTCACACATATTATTTGTTGCCTCTGGAATTGGCATTGACCAACGATAAATTTCTTTACTGTCTTCTACCGCAATAAAAGCCGAACCACCAGGTCCAGGATTACCAGAACAAGCGCCGTCAGTATAAATATAAATCATTTGTAATACTCCTCCCAAATTTCATCCGGAGTAGCTTCAATTTCCGTAAAGGTAAAATTTAGAAACTTCTCGATGTCGATTCCCTCGGAAAAACTCCTCGCGCGCTTAGTGTGCCGAATATCTTTAGGGGAAAATAAGTGCTTCCAGAATCCCATTCCCAAAATAATCTTTTCACTATTATTGATATTACTTACAAGGCGCGCGACCTCAAAAATGTACATATGAGTATGATTGCTGGGGTCAAAATTTTTGAGTTCGATTTTATTATCATGTCGTTTTGCATAGGACATTAGGTTTGTAGCTGTTCTGCTCACAGCTAAATCATACATTTGAAAATTTGCCATAATATTTCTCCTTTTACTTTTTATATTATAATTATATAATAAAATAGCCAAAAATTCAAATTTATTATATGCTAATTTGACTTTTGAGAAAATTTGTGTTATTTACGGGCGAGCGCGCGTTTTATATAAAGGTATAGGGAAAAATTTGATTTTTTAGATTTTTTGAGGTATAATTTTTATAGAAATGAAAGGAGTTGAAATACATGCGAGTTTCACCAGATGATATTATTAGATTCAATAATCTATATTTGGAGTTAAAGACTTATGCCGGAGTAGCGAGAGAAACAGGATTTTCTGCTTCGACTGTAAAGAAATATATTATAAAGGATTATGTGCCTGCTGAAAAGGTAGAGACGCAGAAGTTTAGTGGAGACCTCCCTGAGTTTGTGTCTGAAATTTTTCGCAAACAGGATTGGGCTTCTTTTTTGGACATGACTGAGGCAGAGTATGATGAAATAAAAGAATTATGGAAGGAGATGTCTCTATGAAGAAGTATTTTTATCTGGAAGAGAGTCCTTATATGGCGACCTATCAGGCAATTTATCTCAATCATGGGAGTTTTCCTTTTGAGGGAAAGATTTATGGGTCTTTTAATTTGATGCCGGCACGCCTTTTAGGCTTGACTTATGCTCAATATCTTCGTTTTTGCAGAGACGTCCTTGGGGCGACTTTGGTGGGGAAAAATAGTAAGTATCCAGTGGCTTATTTCCGTCTTACCCCTGAAGTCCAGCAGTTTGTAAAGCTTTTGAATAAACGTGCCGAAATGGCCGTTTTTGAGCATGACCATCCCTATGATTTAGAAGTGAAATTGGATGGAACAATCGTAAAGAAAGGAGAAAATGAATGATTTTTTCTATTGATAAATTAGCAGGAACTCTTGATTATGAAGTTTATAAGAATTTCATGGAAAAGGTGGGTTTTCCAAAAGAACCAATGGAACTTATAGATGCTATGGGGTGGGTTCAAAATCACTCTTCGAACAAAGAAAAAGTACTATTTTCAAAGCTTTTTAGTGATTGGCGTACTTTTGTAGGAATGGGGCCACTTGAAGTAGAAAAATTCGAAGAAGTTTTTGAAATCGTAAATAGCTCTATAATTTTGAGGAGCTTCTATACAGACTCTAGTTCAAGAGTCCGAGACAGTGAGGACGTATCTAAGTCAAAGTACGTGGCTTTTAGCAAGGACATTAAGAACAGTGAGAAAATCTATTCGTCAGTAAATGTAGAGAATAGTCAATATGTTAATGCTTCTTCTGATGTTATGAGTAGTGTTGAGGTTGATAATTCCTCAAAGATAGAGCATAGCAAAAAAATTCTTGATAGTAATGAAATTTCAAATTGCTATGGAGTCTATTCTTGTGAAGAAGTAAAAGATAGTTTAGGGATTTTCAATGTTTCTACTGGAAAAGAGATTTATTTTTCTACTAATTTGAAAGACTGTTCTTATTGTCTTTTTTGTAGTAGACTAAAAGATAAAAAGTTTTTCCTTTTTAATCAAGAAATTAGCCCAAAGGACTGGTTTGTGATAAAGGAGCTATTATTGAACGAGTGGTTAGAGGAAGATAAGAATTTTTATAAAGTTATTCCTTTTGAAGATGATGATAAAGAATGGTGTGGCTTTAAAATCTCTTCTAATAATAGTGTTAGTTTTTCTTATGTAGCTCAGAGAAATTTCTTTCAAGGGCTTTCTTCAAAAATTTTGAAATATATTCGTTCTATGCCTTACTATAATGAATGGCTTCTTTATCAGATTACCATGAATCCAAAAATTTTAGAAGAATAATAATTTGAAATTTTTTCTAAAATAAAGTATTATATATTTGTAAAGTTTGAGAGGAGAACTCACTTAGAAATACTGAAAGATGAAAGCTCTCTTTGGAAACTTCCGGGAGAGGTGGATGCGTCCAAATCTTCCTTATCCCCAACTAGCTCAGTTGGTTAGAGCACCCAACTTTATCGCATAGTTTAAAAGTAAAATAGCTGTTCTAGTCAGAAGATGCAAGGGCAGGACTTGCTGCGATAGCCAATAATTGGGAGGTCCTGTGTTCAACTCACAGGTTGGGGACCATTTATGTTTCTATATGGATTTGTGCTAAAGATGCTTGTGGGGCCTTTTGCCCTGTATAGAAACAAAAAGTGAGATAAATGCAAACAAGGGGAGTGCTAAGCTCACGGGTGTTCTAGACGCCTTCTCCCCTAATATGCTGGTGTAGCTCAGAGGCAGAGCGGCGCACTTGGGTAGTTTCGTCTAAGAAAGACACCTAATAAGGAAATGTGAGTTCAAATCTTACAATTACTACAATAATGCGCAGGTCGAGATTTCGAAATTCTCCATCAGCTCCACTAGGGTGGCAAAACTCAATTGTGGACGGTTCTAATATTGGGACCCAGACGGACAGTGCTGAGCATCACTGTATAAACTGCTCGTAAGATATGCAGAGTAAACTCAGGAGGTCTGAGGCTCGCCTGCTAAGCGATGCGTACTGAAAAGTATCAGCTTCGAATGCTGTGCTCTGCGCCATTTATTTTATAAAGAGGAGGGATGTTTATGGATATTGATGATTTGATTTTCGAGTCCGAATATGACCGTAAGAAACACAGTACAAAGTAAAACTTGGATAATACACAAAAGTATTATCCATATTTTATATACGCCTGTAGCCAAGTGGTGAAGGCATCAGACTTTGACTCTGACATTCGTTCGTTCAAATCGAACCAGGCGTGCCACTAAAAAATTTGAAATTTCTATAAAAATAATATATACTTTTTATAGAAAGTAAGAAAGGAGATACAAAATGTCCCAATATCTAAATATTTTTTTGAAGTCAGATGGAAAGTTTATTCCCATTGGAGACTACTCTCGTTCTACTTACCTTTATGATGAATTCCATGCTCCTTTTGAAAAGATTTGTGAATATAAGTCTGAGGGGCTTCGTGATATTGGTGTTCGCCTTGAAAGTAGAGCCAACGACACTGAGAAGTATATCCAGGAATTGGAGAGTTTGATTACTCTTATTCCTAAGTTCCAGGGGCAGGAGATGGAGGAGAAAGTTTCTGCTATTTTGGATTATAAGTCTCAAATTGAGGAGGAGAAAGAAGAGTTGAAGACCCTTCATTCTCAAATCTCTGTTTGTTATTTTCTAGCAAGCGTTGCAGAAGATTATGTTCCTGTTTATGCAGGAGTTGAGATTGCTGACCCGACAGACCAAGATGTAATTTGAAAAAGTTAGAAAAATTATATATAATATATATAGAAAGTTGAGAGGAGAATAAAAAATGATTCAGAGAGATAAGCTTCATTATGAAAATCGTCTGGCTCGTCTTATGACTAATCCGGTTGAAAATGCTAATCTTATCCGTAAGGTTCGGCGCCAGCTACGAAAACGGAAGTAAATAAATATGCCGGCGTACTCAAGTGGCTGAAGAGAATGGTCTTGAAAACCATGAGGGGTGTAAAAGCTCGCGAGCGTTCGAATCGTTCCGCCGGCGCCAGCTACCTTCCCAATGGAGGTAGTATCTGACAGGTTAGCGCTCCTGTCGAAGTTCAAAGCGCATCATATCCTCTTTTAGTGTAGTGGTTGCACGCTCTCCGTCAAGAGAGAAGAGTGGTTCGAGACCGCGCGGAGGACGGCTTGACATTGCCGTAATGTCATTATCATCTGTTGTTCCCAATAACGACTTAGAAGCAATGATATCAATGCTTCATATTGGGTGTCAGTCATCAAGCACTTTGATGACAATTGTGAAATTCAGGCCTGTCCATGATATCGGGCGGACCGTAAAAGCCGGTGTAATATGGCCCATTGGTGAAGAAGAGTATCACGCTTGCCTGTCACGCAAGAGGACACCAGTTCAAATCTGGTATGGGTCGCCATCTGGGAGTATAGCTCAGTTGGTTAGAGTGCATGACTGTTAATCATGATGTCGAAGGTTCAAGTCCTTCTACTCCCGCCAAATGGTAGTAAGTAGTGCAATAAATTCTTCCTAAGCCAAAGTATATAGTAGGCCAATCGAGATAATTAGGGGTAAGTATTTATGGAGTCATGCACGGCTCCGCTTATTATCATTACCATAAATCCATTGGAATTAGATGGTTGACTTGATAATGCAAAATGAACTATACAAAGCTGAAAGACATGGGCAAGCAGTCAGCATGGATGGGTGACAAGCTATTCCTATCAATCTATTCCTGTCAATATAGGGGCGAATGTTCCAAGGTTGGCGAGGCGGTCTCCAAAACCGCTTGGGTGGGTTCGATTCCCAACCGTCCCTGCCATACGCGTCTTTAGCTCAGCGGGAGAGCAGTAGCCTTTGGGGAAGTAATTCAATTGGAAGAAAACGCGAATGCAAGTTCGAATCTTGCCTTCTCCACCATAAGCTATTGGTCGCGAGTTCAAATCTCGCAAGACGCACCATATCCAGCAGTAGTTCAGTTGGTAGAACACTTCATTTGGGATGAGGGGTCGAGCGTTCAAGCTGTTCCTGTTGGACCAATAACAAAAAGAAAACTTGAAAGTTTTCTAAAAATAATATATAATATATACATAAAGTTGAGAAAGAAGTAAAAATGAATTCTAATACCAATTCCTCTAAAAAGATGACTCCTTCCCAACTCGAAGGATGGATTGCAATTCGTAAGAAATGTGTACCTCAAAAATCCAAAAAGACTTATACTCGTAAAGAAAAGCACAAACAAAAATTTGAAAAATTTCAAGATATTTAGTATAATATATATAGAAAGTCGGGAGAGGAACTTCAAACTTATTCCTTTCTTTTGAAGATTCCTCTCCCATCAGGCTCGTAATGCGACTTACTAGTAGTAACCAGTGATAAGTAGCTGGGTGATAGTAGTAAACGGTCCCAAGTCCGAAAACGCAGAGGGCGAAGCTAGTAGCGATTAGTATTGAAGCGCAGATACTAATCCAAATTTTTTCTCAAGAGTGTAACTTGAACTGGTAAGGAAACCAGTATAGAACACGCCAGATATGGGTCATCACCATAGGAATCAAATGGAACAGGGAACTGGTTTGTTGAAGAGAAAATTGTTAGTTTCGAAAATATGGCGCCGTAGTCCAATAGGCAGGAGACGACGAACTCAAAATTCGTACAGTGTGGATTCGAATTCCACCGGCGCTACCACTTAAATATCAATGGAGTTTTTATGGAAAGACAACCTTATACAAAAGAATGGTTAGAAAAAGCCTGTAAAGAAAGTTATTCACTTAGAGAAGTTTTGATTAAAGCAGGTCGGGCTCCTCAAGGTGGAGGTTCTTATTCTTTATTAAAGAAGAAAATTCAAGAATTTAATATTGATATTTCACACTTTACTAGTAAGGGTTGGATGAAGGCTCCAAATAGAGACGAAAGATTTCCTAATGCTGGTTCTAAGGAAAAATATAATTTAGATGAAGTATTTAAGAAAAATAGCCCTGTTACTCAAAAAATTTTAAGAGGATATGTTGAAAGACATAAAATACTTGAATACAAATGTGATAAATGTGGATGTGATGGGAATTGGTTAGATGGAAAAATTAGTTTAGAACTTCATCATAAAGATGGTAATAATACTAATAATGAGATTAAAAATTTAGAGTATTTATGTCCAAATTGTCACGCTTTGACTGATAATTACTGTGGTAAGAATAAAAAGAAAATATAGGGGCATACCAGTTCGAATCTGGTTACCCCTACCATTAAACAATAATAGCTAACGGCAGTTTATCAGACGGGTCGGGATTAGCAAAGAAAGGCTAATAGGCATTACAGCGGTAGGTAACAAATCCGTAAGTCGAAATGAGTTGGGAAAACCAAATGATACGGCTTAGCTCCTCATAAGAGGTTGAAGAGAGATTTTAGGTAAAAGGTAACAACTTTTAACTGCTCTTCGTAATTGACCATGAAACCAGGTCATAGATGCCATATTATTGTTTATTACTAATATAAGTATAAATGAATTGCGTAAAACATTGAGTAGTGAGTAAAGAGCCATTAAGGTTATAAACTTTATGTACAAACTATCCATATAAAGGACTGTACAACCTGTTGGGTAGGAAGTTACAAGTTAGGTTTATTGGTCTAAGGGGAAGGACGCCGAATGGTCTTCGGAAACGTGAGTTCGAGTCTCACATAGGCCGACTAAAAGAAAACTTGTAGGAAAAACTTTGATGAAAAACTTACTTAGATGGGATTAAAAATAATACTAATTTAAAGTACACCGTCGTTGAGTAATGGTCGCGAACATTATTCAGAGTAAGTCGTAAAGGTGAGAGACCTTTACCTCAATGAGTTATACAGATATGATTATGATGCAGGTATCGTACAAAGGTTAGTATATCAGCCTTCCAAGCTGAGGATGTGGGTTCGATTCCCACTACTTGCTCCAAAGGGTCGTCTCGCCCTTAGTCAGAAAGAGACTATTTAGAAAGTTCGAATAAATTTTCCGCTTCCTATTTACGAAGAAAATGGGGTCCTTTCCGGTGGCGACAAGTAGAACCGGCGTTCGGGAGTCATCGAAAACTTCTCCATAGTTAGTGGGGCTAACTCGCAGACAGTGGAAAGTATCCTGTGTAAAACTGAGGCTTTCTCGGCATGGCCACCTGGTCGTTAGAATAGGTTGACTACTTATTCGCTGGTGACTTAAAAGACTCTTTTCTAATTTCTTTGAGGGCGCGGTGTCAAAAAATTAGACGAAATTGGAGCTATCGTATAATAGGTCGCCTTGGACTGCTCATAATAGTGATTGCTAACAAATGCGGGAGGGCACTCGCAGTAAATGACATGGTAAGGGACAAGGACCAACTAACTGGACATTTACACTAATCAAAACTGAGGTGTGGATTTTCTACTCAGTGGCTACAACGACCAACTCAAGAGTGTCGGGTGTAAAGTAGGTTTTGATTAGGTTAATATGAGGAGTGAGTAGATATTTTGGCCCGTTAGTCAAGTGGTTAAGACATTGGATTTTCATTCCAGTAACATCGGTTCAAATCCGGTACGGGTCACCAAAGCCACCTATTGGGGTTCTCATGTGAAAATTATTGAACAAGCTACCCGACGATGGAAAAGCGACTAAAACGATTGACCCACAATCGTAAAGAGAACGAGGCTTACATAAGCAAAAAGTAGGATAATGCTTATAAGAAATCCAGCATAAGGTTGGTTGACGATAGCAAGATGCTATACGAAGCGGATAATTGGTGGTCGAAAGTCCGTACAGTTGGGTGGTGACCAGTCCTAACAAAGCTCCCGTAAGAGACCTGGTCTTACTTTCAAATTTTTAAGTCGAGGGTTGTGGAGAGATAGGGAGAGTGAGTGAGGCTAGCTCGTGTAGACTTAAAAATTTGAAATTTTTCTAAAATTTATGTATAATATATACATAAAGTTGAGAAAGATATTGCGGTATAGAGAAGTGGTTATCTCGCTGTCCTCATAAGTCAGAAATCGCTAGTTCGAATCTAGCTACCGCAACCATGGACTCCCACAAGTCCAGATAAACTGTGGACTCTCGTAGAGGATGGATTTATAGGATAAACTACCACCGGCGTCTAGTTTGGATGATATGTGGCATAGTCATTTGTAGAGAGTATACTAAATAAAAACGAAAGCAATCCTATAATTGTATTTTGAAAACTAAACAGCTTGATTATAACAATAAGGCACCTCGGTGAAGACACAAGACCATGTGGCCGAGACATTACCTTCGCTTTCGAGCGTACTACGCATTTCTACTCAGAGGGATACCTTTGTTTAGATGTGCTTCGGAGAGTCGTGAGATTTTCTGATTGCGGGAGGCTGAACCAACCGCTGTTAGAGGTAATGGTGCTGAAGTAATTGCTGATAAAAACATTGTCTCATTGCTATCGCAATAGAAAGCTAGGCGTCAAAAGCGTAAGCCGAATCCAAGTAAGGGTGTAGATTGGTCGTCTATACTAAACCTTGGAAAAGACCAATAAGGTAGTTTGCTGTGATGGTATGGAAACATACCTATAAGATGAGGTCAAAGTCCGAGTAGCTACAAGCAAGGACTCTTGTAAAAAAGAAATTACTAAGGAAATTTCTGAATGGTTAGTGAAAGGTGCGAGTAACCAATCTCGTATAGGAATTGATACTTTGTATCGGGGCAAGAACTTATAGAGCGACGGCTCTATGGGTCAGACTTGTCTCCCTATTGGTTGAATATATCAGAAAATTATGGAGGTAGGGTGAAGGCCCGCCTTGTAGTTATAATCAAGTTATTTAGTTTTTATTTTATAAAAGAAGGGATTTTTAGTATGAAGTATTATTCTGAAACACTAAAGAAGATTTATGATACTCAGGAAGAGCTTATCAGCGCTGAGTGTGCTTATAAGAAAAAGCTCGACGAGCAAAAGAAGAAAGAAGCCGAAGAGGCTGAGCGTCTAACCAAGCTAAAGGCAGAGAAGGAAAAGCGCCTTCAAGAAATTGATGAAGCCAGAGAAGCTTATAATAAGCTACTGAGAAATTATTGGAAGGATTACGGAGATTATGACATTGGTAGTGCTTTTCGTAGTTTATTTAATGTTATTGGTTTTGGCGAATAATTCATAACTAATGGGTCGGAACCTATACGGCGCCGACCCTCTTTTTATAAATAAAGACTAACTTAGTAGAAAAAAGGATAGAAAAATCTACTTTTGAGTAGAAAGGAAAATCTATCCTATGGAGGATATTTTTTTATGAAGAGATGTGAAGAGCAGATGGTATTACCTTTGGTCCAGATTCCGGAAAGTGCGAACTACTCATTGCCAGATGAAACTCTTTTAGCCTTTTACCATGATTTGGACGAGAGAGTTTTTTGGATTAGCGATGAAATTAGCGCCTACACTCTAAATCTTGCTCATTATATTCTGAAATGGAACCGGGAAGATAAGGATATCCCTATCAGAGAAAGAAAGCCTATCAAACTTCTTATTCACTCTCCTGGTGGTTCATTAGATGTATTGGGGGTTCTTTATGACCTAATTCGACTTTCAGCTACTCCTATTATTGGTATAAATATGGGTCAGGCATACAGCGCTTCTGCTATGATTCTATTAGCGTGTCATAAACGCTATGGTCTAAAAAATTCGACAGTTCTTTTTCATAAAGGTAGCTGTAATGGAGCGGGAGGCTCATATGAAGAACTAAGAGCCTTCATGGACGAGTATCGGCGTCAGGTTGAGCAACTTTCAGAGATTATTATAGAACGCACTATTTTTGATAAAGAAGAAGTAGAAGAAAAAATGAAAAGTGATTGGTACTTAACTGCTGAAAAGTGCGTAGAGAAAAAAGTTTATGATGGAATTATTACTTCTATTTATGACCTAATCTAAGGAGGCACAATGAGTTATACTGGAATTTACTACTTCTCTTTACCAGAAAATGATGATCTCGCACGGTTCTATGAAAATCCCAGCGAATTTGCAGATAGACTAAAAGAGAATCAATATTTAATTCTTGAAAATGATAAATATGAACCTATTGATTTTTATAAGAAAAGAAACGGTTGGCTTGAAAGAATTTCTTATCCAATTTTTGAAAGCCAATTTTGTGGGGTAATGAAACCTAGAAATCCTGAACAGAGATGTGCCATGGACCTTATTCATAGTGATGTCCCAATCAAGCTTATAACCGGCCCATTCGGTAGTGGCAAGACCTTCACTATGGTTGAGGGAATGATGGAGGCTCTTCAAAAAAATAAATTCGAAAAAATTATTTTTATTCGAAACAACATCCAAGTAAGAGATACAGACGCACTCGGTGCCCTCCCTGGGGACGAGCTAGCGAAGACTCTTCCATATGTAATGCCTTTGGCTGACCACTGTGGAGGTATTGAAGGACTAAAGACTTTGATTGATACGGGCCGTCTTGAAGTTATTCCTCTTGGCTTTCTTCGCGGGCGTAGCATCCGTAATTCTATTCTTTATTCTATGGAAAGTGAAAACCTTACAAAAGAGCACATTCAACTAATAATGGGCCGTATTGATGAAGGTTCTCAGCTTTGGATGGATGGAGACGTCAAGCAGAGAGACCGAAGTTCTTTTGAAAAAAGTCAGGGTCTTGAAACTATGATTGAAAGATTAGCTGGTAATTCAAATTTTGGATATGTAAAATTAGAGAAGTCTGAGCGCTCAGAGGTCGCGCGCATGGCAGATTTATTAGATTAACCAGGAGTTTTCCTGTTTATAATATATGGGAGGGCCTTGGCTCTCCCTAATTCTTTAGGTGATGAAGTATGGCTACACCAAGTAAATTTAGAGAAGTATTAGATAGAAACAAAACGTTAGCTGATTGCTATGTTTATTATAAACGATTAGAGACTGATATAGATGATAACCCACAATTAGCAGTTGCAAATAGGAATTTGATAAAAGCTATTACAGATGGAGTTCAGTCAGTAGGAGCTAGTTATATAGGAGCTCAGCAATCAGTAGGAGTACTTCGTCGAATGGCGAAAAGTGAAGCTCAAAAAGAACAGCGATTACTAAATACGGTATTCAAGGTAAATGTTGTTGTTGATTGGGATGACAAGACTCAAGTAAAATCACTAATAGATACTTATAATAGCTGCCTGAATCTAAAAGAAGTTTATGAAAGAAATTTGTTTCTTATAAAGAATTCTAATGGTGCTAAAGGGGTCTTTAGTTTCTTTGCTACTTACTTTAGTAAAGTTTGGGATGAAAAGTGGCCCCATATGGCGGAAGACATAGCTCAGCATATTGATTTGAGCAAACCGCAAGAAACGGGGAAATATATCGGAAAAGTTATTGATGATAATATGTCAGATATTATTGTTCGAAGCTTAGAGCTGATGTTTTCGGCTAAAAATGAGTTGAAGTCAATGCCCGAAGAGATGCAAAATGCTTATAATCTTTTTTTGACTAAAATTAGAGATTTGCAAACAGCAGGAAGTCTTGCTCAAAAAGTGTATAAAGCATATAATCTTGATAAGGTCAAAGAATATATAGTAAGTCGGCTAACTGGTGATGATTTCAAAAAGCTAAAGAATGGTTTGAGCCGTTCAGAGATTGAAAATTCATGGAATAATAAAGGGTCTCAGCAGGCTGGTATCTTTTTTGAGCATTTAGTTGATACTATACAAGGAGAAATTGGAAGAGAATTAGCAAAAAGTAAAAATATACGAGTTGAGAATTTTCACCCTGGCTCATATGGCGCGACTTCAATTTCAGCAGATAATATAATGAGTATTGGAATAGATCCCACTCTAATAGAAAAAACTTTGGAAAAAGCTCGAAGTTCAGGTATGAAAAATCATATAGAAGCCTTTAATGAATTGGGAGAAAAGCTTAGTAATTTAAGAGATGGATTTCTTATTTATACGACAGATAAAAACTATACACTAAATAAAAAGTTTGAAACTTATTTTGGCGGTTATGGCGCGAAGAATATAAGCGCACGCACTACATTAGATGTACTTACCCCAATAGTCAAAAATGCTAGAACCTTGGTCGGTATGGCCTTGCAGTTAGGAGAAGGCGCGCTAGCTAAGGAAAATGGTTTGATTGATGAAGAAGTTTTATCTCGGATGTTTGCTAAACAAATAGCTTACTTTTTATTTGATGACCATCAAACAATTGGGGAAATTCAAAGAGATGTTGGTGCAAGATCAATTCACATGATGGATATGAATGGAGTAATGATTCCTCTTTCCTTTTTTATCTCTCTTTTGGCAGATAGTATTCAGTATGGAATCATGAATCCAAAAAAGATTGCTCAGGTAAAATTTCATGCTCCTAAAATTCTTTTTCCAACGATGGCGGAACAAAAAGCTTATACTCCAGATAAAAATGACCCTGAGAGCGCTTGGAGAAAACAAAAAGAATATGCTTTAGATGAAACTAAAATAGAATTTCGCTTCTTAGGTGGATTACGGGATATATTAAAAGAATATGTATAAGATAAGGCTCGTCTTCGGACGAGTCTTTTCTCTTTATAATTTGAAAAATTCTTATATTTATAATATAATATATATAGAAAGTGAGAAAGGAGTAAATAAAATGGATTTTCCCTCTCGTCAAACTATTCATGAGGTAGCGCAAGTTCTAAATGAATGGGGAATTACCGATTTCTTCAAAGGCACCTATAAGCAAAATAGTAATCGTTTCAATGTTTGGTGTTTGGAACTTTCCAAAAATACTAACCTAAAAGTGTCGAATGGATGCACAAAAATTGTAGTGAAGTTTGGGGATGATGGTTGGGTTATAAAGATTCCTTATAAGACTGAAATCAATTATTGTCATCGTGAAGCAGAAAATTACGCACGGGCTCATAAAGCTCATCTTACTAACTTTTTTGCTCCTTGTTATTTCTATGGAGTAATTGATGAAATTCCAATTTATCTACAAAGACTGGTAGATAAAGAAGATTCAACAATTACTAGTGAATGTTGGAATTTTGCATATAGCAACAATCCCCAGGAAAAGGAAGAGACTGATGAAGATTATGCTGATAGAATCAGCAGCTATGTTGAAAATGATATGGATGATTATGAAGTAGTTGAGGCCATTATTGGAGAAAATCGAAAACTTTTTGATTTTATCTATGAAAATGATATCAATGACCTTCATAAAGGAAATTTTGGATATTTGAATGATGCACCGGTTATTTTTGATTATAGCGGTTTTTGATAAGAAAGGAGAATAAAAAAATGAATTATGTCTATGTTAAGTTTAGTGGTACGGAGAAGAATTATGTCTATAAGACTAAGTTGAATCTCATTAAGAACGCGACCTATAAGATTGTTGCCGATGGGATTACAACCTATGCTAGTCCTGTCAAGGTCTGTTCTATTGTTCCTACTCGGCCTAATTTTGGCGGTATTATTCGTGAGATTACCACTGCCGAAATTATTACTGCTCCTCCTCGTCCTAAGGTAACGGCGAAGTTTGTTATCAATAAGGAAAAGGGTACGACTGTTGCTCTTTGGAAAGATGGAACTAAGACTATTGTGAAGTGTCAGACTGGGGATTCTTTTGATGCGGAGAAGGGAATCGCAATGTGTTTTATGAAGCGATACTTCAATAATCGTGGATGGTATAATGAGTGGATGCGTGAGGTTCTGAAAGAGAATGGCTTGGCTGAAGAGAAGTGAGGAAGGTTATTGCCTTCTTCACAACTGTAAGCTCGGTCGGCGCCAAGTACATGAAAAATGTACGAATCCTCATCGAGTAGGTTGCACAGATGGAAAGAAATGTAAACATTTATTGGTTATAAGAAAGGGGATGAACACAAAATAATGTCAGCATTAATTATGTTGATGGGACTTTCTGGTTCTGGAAAAAGCACTTTGGCAGAAGAATATGCTAAGCTGTCTGGTGGAAAAGTTTTTTCTTCTGACAAAATTCGAGAAGAACTTTTTGGAAATGAAAACAATCAAACTCATAATGGAGAAGTTTTCAACGAGCTTCATAAACGAATTAAAAAAGCTTTAAGGAAGAACGAAATTTGTATTTATGATGCTACGAATTTAAACAGAAATAAAAGAATTAGCTTTCTTCGTACTCTTTCAGATATCACTTGTGAAAAAATTTGCATGATGGTTGCAACTCCAATTGAAATTTGTATTAAAAGAGACCAAAACAGAAGCAGAAAAGTTGGGAAAAAGGTTATTCATCGACAAGCTACTCAATTTCAAATTCCTTTAGATTATGAAGGCTGGGATAGTATTATGATTTATAACAATCCCAATTTTTCTGCCTCAGATTATAAAAAGCTAATTGATTATTTTCCAAAAGCAGTTATGCCACATGACTGCACACCATGGCATACAGAGAGCGTACAAGAACATCTTAATAGAACTTTAATGGAGATGTCTTTGCGTACTAATGAATATTATTTGCTTCTTGCATCACGATATCATGATATTGGAAAATTCTATACTAAGACTTTTTATGATAGAAGCAAAAAGAAGACTACTGATAAAGCTCATTACTATGGACATGAAAACTATGGAGCCTATCTTTTTATGACCTCCTATGATTTTGTTACAAGTGGAAGTCTCAAACCAGCTTTTGAACAGGCATTGTTGCTTATTGCTCTTCATATGGAATTTGGTTCAAGAAAAAGTAAAGTTTTAAAAGAAATTCCAAAAAGTGCTCGTGAAGCCTTAGAGCTTTTAAATGAATGTGATATGCTTGGAAGTGTGAGAGGAGAGGACTAAATGAAATTTTTTGGAACTTATGGTTGTAGTATGACCAACTCTATTTATAATATTGCTATTGAAGCAAGGGATGCTCAAAGCGCGCTAAAGTTTTGTTATGATAGTGCAGTAGAGGATAGAGATAGTTATGAAGGGCTTTATGGAGTTGAAACTTGGGAAGAGATTGCTGAGAATGAGGGTTTTATTATAGGGGAAATGTCTCAAGCGGAAGAGAACTATATTGATGACTTGTATGTTGACTCTATTGAGAGTGATATTATCTATAATATAGAGCCTTTTGACATAAATAATGAGGAGCATCTAGAGATACTGAAAGAACAAGAATGTGAATTTTGGCAGGCGTAGAAAGGAGGCTAAAATGGAACTTCAAAAGTTTCTAATGGAGTATAAAGACGATTGGGAGGAAATCTTGGATAGAGAGCCTTATTGCCTAAAATGGAACAAGTGGAAAGGTTTCGTAAGTTTCAAGTATAACCAAATTCAGTCTGATTTTTCTAATCCAATTGTCCGCGAAGCCAGAGGAGCAGTCTTTGTGGAAGAAACTTGGGAGTGTGTATCTAGAGCATTTGATAAGTTCTTCAACTATGGGGAACCTAATGCTTCTGCAGTTGATTGGACCACCGCGCGGATTATGGAGAAAATAGACGGGTCGCTGATGCGTCTTTTCTACTGGAAAGGCGAATGGTATCTAGTTACCAATTCTGGTATCGATGCATATTCTGCACCGACTGGTAATGTGAATTATCCGACTTTTGGGCGTATTTTTGAGGAAGGTCTTCGGAATTTGGGATATAAAAGTTTAGAGGATTTTTGTAATAAACTAAACAAGTATCGGACTTATATGTTTGAGTTGGTTAGTCCTTATACTCGTGTAGTAATTCCCTATGAAAGTATTGGAATTTATTATCTTGGAGAGCGCAGAATGATAGATTATCAGGAGTTTTATTGTCCTCCTGTTTTTCCAGAGTTTTGTCATCCTAAACTTTATAACTGTTCTAATCTTTTTGATTTGATTAGAATGGCGCAAGAGCTTCCTTGGGATAAAGAGGGCTATGTTGTATGCGATAAAAACTTCAATCGTATCAAAGTTAAGTCTCCTCAGTATGTTCTTGCTCACTACGTCCGCAATAATAACGTAATTACAGAAGAGCGCCTAATGGAAGTAATCCTAAAAGGAGAAATTGAAGAGTTTTCTTGCTACGCAAGTGAATATCTTCCCAAATTACAGGAACTTCAGAAGAGAAAATCTACTTTACAAGCAGAGGCTGAACTCCTTCGTTCTCTTCTCCAGTCCCAGTTCCATTTTACCTCCCGAAAGGAGTTCGCCTCTACTGTAAATAAAATTTCTAATCCAGTAATTCGCCAGTTTTGTTTTAGTGATAAGACTTGGGAAGATATGACCAAAGATTGGTCTGCAAAAAAGTGGGTTGAGAAATTGAAGTAAAAGATAAAACTGAAGGAGGATAAGTCTTATGACACGTAAAAACTTAGTTCTCCTGTTGGCAATTATCTCATTTATCTGCCTGGGTTTTATTGCCCAGGCTAATTTTTTTATTACAAAAATTGATGCTATTGAAAGAGAAAATTCTAACTTGTCAGCAGAGAATACTAGTAAAGAGCAACAAATCCAAGAACTTGAGGAACGCAATCGCGCCTTAGAAGAAGAACTTCAAACTAAAATAGTTTATTTTGAGGAAGAAGAAATTCTAGCAAAACTTCTATGGTGTGAAGCAGGAAATCAATCTTGGGAAGGGCAGGTATATACTTGTTCTGCTATTCTAAATTATTGTGAAAGAAACAATACCTCAATTTGGGATAGCGCACATAATATAAATGCTTTTGAGCCTGCACCATATGTTGATGACGCTGAACCAACAGCGACACAATATGAGGTTATTTATTATGTATTGAATGGAGGGAGAATTCCTGATATTTGTTGGTTTAGAACCGGTCAATATCATGATTTTGGAACTCCAGTTGCAAAAGTTGGCGACCATTACTTTTCAAAGCCATAAGAAAAGACCCTACACCTTAGAAGTGTAGGGTCTTTTTTTTACTTTGTCAGAAGATTCCAAAGGTCATCTATTGTTTTTAGAGGAATATCATTCCCATTTTCTGTTACAGTGCCTGGCTTCCATTTTTCTCCAAAGTTTAGTTCCCACATCCAGTAACCAATCCAATCACACTTATCATCAAACTGGGCCTTCAGATATTTTGTAATCTCACTTTCAATTTCCATAACAGGACTATTTACAAAATCAATACCATAGTCTTTATATAAATTACAAATATACTCACTATGATTTCTTACTGCATTGATAAGTTCTGAAAAATTCTCTTTGGTCATAAATAATTCCTCGCTCTTTATAAATTCTTTATATATTTATTATAGCAGAAAATTCGACTTTTTCAAGTTTTCACTAAAAAGTGAGGGGAAGAAAGTTTCTTTTCTAAAATCTTGAAAAGAGGTTGAATAGTTTTTACTTATAATTTGAGGAATGAGTAAGGAGGAATTTTATATGCGATTACTTGATGAACGCACCTACGCATTCCAATGGGATAGCAATATCTATGTTGTTCTACCAAAAGCAAACGTAGGTGACGAAGTCCATTTTGCTCATCGGAAGGATAAAAAATCATTAGTAGTAATAGCAAAAGAGATTGACACAACCGTGGTCGCAATGGTTCCTAACTTGCTGTTACAAAAAGCCGGCTTTATTCAGATTTATCATTTTATAACAGATGAAAAAGGAAATAGAACTGTAAATAGAGAAGAATTAAAAGTCCTTGAAAAAGAGAAACCTGATGACTATTTATATGAAGAATCTCAGGTCTTATCTTGGGAATATTTAGATAAAAGAATTACGGCTCTTGAAAAAGGTGGCACGGGTTCAGGAGGTATTGGAACAGAAACTACTGTTGGTGGAGTAAAAAGTTCTAATGAACCTAATAAGATAAAAATTCTTGAAGATGGAACAATGGAAGTCAATCCGATTTCTTTTGAGAAGCTATATACTGAAGAGACAGGTGATGTGGTTATCTCAGGAGGAGGGGCGTAATTTTAGAAAAGGAGGATAAATGAGTTTATGGCAACTCTAAACATCCGCATCCAACTTCGCAACGATACGGCTGAAAATTGGACTAGTGCTAATCCAGTTTTGCTAAAAGGCGAAATGGGTGTTGAAATTGATACTGGAAAAACAAAAATTGGTAATGGTACTGATAACTGGAAAACTTTGAAGTATTCTGGTGTAGATGAGGATACCATCAAGGGAATTATTGACAATAATCGTAGTGCTTTTACAGAAGTAACTCCTAATGAGGGAGAGACTGATGCCCAAGCACTGGCACGCGTCATTACTAATCCTAAGAAGGGAGATATGGCAGTTGTAGTAAGAACTTTTGTAGAAGGTAAACAATCTTATACTGCTTATATCCATGATGGTACTGGTTTCAAAGCTATGGATGGTAATTATTCTGCGGAGAATGTTTATTTTGATAAAGACCTAAAATTGACGGAAGCATTTGGTCGTTATAAGCCCGATGCATCTGGTTCTGTTAAAGTTCCATCCACCGGTCAGAGTGTTTATAGTCTAATTGATGATGCTTTCTCTCAGTCTAGAAATCCCACCACTACTCAACCTAGTGCTTCAGTTAGTATTACGGCCAATAGTGGTACTTTTGAAATAGGTACAAAAAAGAACCTAACTTATAGTGCCTCTTTGAATACTGGGGCTTATTCTTATGGCCCTACTCCTACAGGAGTTAGTGCTACAACTTATACAGCTACTTGCGACGGAAAGACTCTAACAGGTGCAACTGGTACATTTGAAAATATTGTAGCAGATGGAACAAAAAAGATTAGTATTTCTATCGCTCACTCTGCTGGTAGTATTCCTAAAACGAATAAGGGGGCAGATTATGCAGATGGTCAAATTAAAGCTGGCACCAAAACAGCCACTTCTAGTCAAGCCTTAATTGGCGTCCGTTATATGTTCTGGGGCCCGATGACTGAGGATGTCGCTCTAAATTCTGCAAATATTCGTGCTTTGGCTCATAACAAGGCAAGTGGCACTGGTAATCTTTCCACTTTCGGAGCTGGTGCGGGAGCCAAAAAGGTAGTGGTAGCTGTCCCTGCTGGCCGGAGAATTACTAAAGTAATAATGCCCAGCGCGCTAAATGCTGATGTCACTTCTCTATTCGTAAAGCAAGGCACACAAGTTCAGGTTCAAGGTGCTAATGCTTACGCTGCTGCTGCCTATGATGTATATGTTTATCAACCTGCTTCTATTGATGCTGGTGAAACATATACCGTAACTATTGGTTGATAAGGAGGGAAATAGACAATGGCTGTTATTATGAATGATGCCGCTTATATGGGTTTCCCTCTTAGTATAAAGCGTGGAAACCCTGCACCTGTTGATACAACTGCTGTTTGGTATAGTAAGACTGAACTAGAAGCTTATGCAAAATCTGGTGCTACTGCTTATGTTGGTCAAATTTTGACCTTAGTTGCTGACAATAAGTGTGAAGCCTTCATGATTTCTAATGAGGCTGGTACGCTTATCAAGTTAGCTCAAACCACTGCTTCTGGCGACCTCGCGCATGATGTCGCTACGCTACAAGGCCAAGTTGCAGACCTAATTTCTAAGGTTGGTGCTGAGGCAGGTACTGATACCGAAGCTACTGGTCTTTATAAAGAAATTGCTGATGTTCTTGCTGTTGCTAATGGAAAGGTTGGTAGTGTCAAGGCTACTGATGCTTCTGTAGTAATTGGCGGAACTCCTACTGCTCCCACTGTTGGCATTCAGGTATCAAAGGGTGAGGGCAATGCACTTACTCTTGAGGCCGACGGTCTCAAGGTTTTGGTTCCTGATGTAATCCATCCTGAGTATTCTGTTGTTGCCGATAAGAATCCTGGGAGCTTCTCTGCGGTTTATCATCTAACCAAGGATGGAGCGAACGTTGGTGCCGCAATCAATATCCCCAAGGATATGGTTGTGAGTTCTGGTTCTGTAGAAACATATAATACTGGTAATCTACCTACTGGCGTAACCGTGGCTGGTACTTATATTGTTCTCACTCTTGCCAATGCTACGAGTGATAAGCTTTACATCAAAGTTGATGACCTAATTGAGTATGTAACGGGTGGTTCTGGTGAAAACGATGCCATCCAAATCAATGTTACTTCTGATACTCATAAGGTTTCTGCATCCGTCAAAAATGGCTCTCTAACCCTAGCAATGCTAAGCTCCGCTGTTCAGGCTTCTCTAAAGAAAGCAGACAGTGCAGTTCAAAGTGTTGCCGAAGGTACTACTAATGGTACTATTTCTGTAGATGGTACTGATGTTGCTGTTCATGGTTTACAGAATGGCGCTTATGCCACTGTAAAGTCCTTGAATGATACAGCTCAAGGCTATGCTACCGCCGTAAAGACCGAACTAGTCGGTGCTGATTCTGATGAAGCTTCTGCTTCCACAATTGCTGGGGCAAAGAAATATGCTGATAGTGTTTCTGCTACTGCTAAATCTGAGGCTATTGCCGGTGCCCAAGCTAAGATTGAGACGCTAGATGTACCTGATAAAGCCGTTGCCAAAAAGTTCGTTAGCGCAGTTAGTGAGACCGACGGTAAGATTACGGTTAGCCGTCGCGAGCTAGTTGCAGACGATGTACCCACCTTGGGTATTTCCAAGATTGACGGACTACAGACTGCACTAGACGCCAAGCAAAATGAACTAGTATTCAATACTGCTTATGATAGTTCTACTAATAAAGTAGCTACCATGACAGATGTTGGAAATGCTAAAGATGCTTTAGTCGGAACTGATGCTGATACCAAAGCTTCTAATACCATCAAAGGTGCTAAGCTTTATGCTGATGACAAGGCCTCTTCTACTCTAGCTGATGCCAAGGCTTACGCCGATGGTCTTGTTGCTGGCGATTCTGGTATTACTAAGCGAGTAGATGCCCTTGAAGCAAAGGTAGATACTACTGGTAAAGTTTCTAAAGCGATTGCCACTGCAAAGACTGAAGCTATTACTACGGCTGGAACTAATGCTGATACAAAGATTTCTGCCACTAAGACCGAAATTCTTGGTGAAGAAGGATATCAGCAAACTGTAAAGTCTGCCTATGAACTAGCTGAAACAAAAGCCACCTTAGCAGAAGCCGTGGCAGAAATCGAAAAGAAAAATTATGCTACTAAGGCTGAGGCCCAAGGTTATGCCAATGCCAAAGACACAGCTATCGCCAATGCTAAGAAAGCTGGTACTGATGCTCAGGGTGCAGTAGATGCTCTTTCTAAGAAAGTTGGCTCCATTCCCGAAGGCTCAAAAGCCACTACGGTAGTTGGTTATGTCGATGAAAAGATTGGTGCTATTCCTGCCCAAACTGATTATACCGTAACGGTTACTCCTTCTACTGTTGAAGGTCTAGCAAAGCGCTATACAGTCCATCAGGAAGCCACTGGCCTCGATGTGAATATTGATATTCCTACCGATATGGTAGTGAAGTCTGGTGCGGTTGTCACTAATCCTGCTGGTCAAACCGCTGGCACTTATCTGGTCCTAACTCTCGCGAATGCTACTAATGATAAAGTTTATATCAATGTTGGTAATTTGATTGAGTATGTGACTAGTGGTTCTAGCGCTACCGATATGGTAAAAATCGCAGTCAGCGCTGACCACAAGGTAACTGCTTCTATTACTGATGGAAGTATTACTAAGGCTAAGTTAGCTACTGCGGTACAGGGTAGTCTTGATAAAGCCGATAGCGCTATTCAGCAAGCCGGTCTAACTACCGCTCTTGAGCCTTATGCTAAGACGGCTGACGTAGCCAAAGGCTATGTTGCCAAGGAGATTGGTAAGCGTCTAATGAGTGATGCCGAAGGCACTAAGCTTGAAGGTATTGAAACTGGCGCGCAGGTCAATAAAATTGAAAGCATCAAGGTAGGCGGAACTGCTTTGAAGATTACTGAGAAAGCAGTAAATATCTCCCAGATTTCTACCGATCTTTTGATAAATGGTACTGAGACTTTGATTCTAAATTGCGGAAACGCTAACGAGTAAATGTATAGGTGGGGAGTTTCGGCTCCCCACATCTTAAAACTTGAAATTTTACAAAATTTACGATATAATATAATAAAGTAGGGAGATAATTCCCAACTGGTTTGAAAGCGATAGCCGGTATTTATTGCCTTGAAATGATAGGTTAGAAAGAAGCAGACTTCAGGCCAGTTTAGGTGAGGTCTGTTTATTTTATGCCTATAAGGAGGTAAGAATGGCGAATAAGGAAATAAAAACCAGGATTCAGAACAAAAATGATACCTCTGAAAACTGGGCAAAAGCGGTAAATTTCGTCCCTCTAAAGGGAGAAATCATTATTTATAATGATACTTTACAATTTAAAATTGGGGATGGAACGACTTTACTTTCTCAGTTAGAATTTACAGATAAAGAATTTACTTCTGAAGAAATTAGTACCTTATATGGAAGTAGTAGCGTTGAACTATCTGAGGAAGTCACGCTATGAGTAAAGTTTTATGTGAAAAAAGTGATTTGGTTGCTATTGTTGATTCAGTTAGAAATAAAACTGGAACTACTGATGGAATGAGAGTAAGTGAAATCCCTCAGAAGATTGAAGCGATAGAGACTGGGAGCAATATAAATCTTCAAGAAAAAGCTCTTACTATTACCTCTAATGGTATCACCACTGTCACTCCGGACACCAGCTATGATGCGCTAAGCAAAGTGGATGTAACAGTAAGCGTGGTTGGCGACGGAGGTCCGCCGACAGGCCCTTATATAGAGTATACATCCCTCAACAGTTCTGGTAGAGTGTTTACTGCTAAATTTCGAGGAACCATTGTTCCAGAGTATGCATTCGCTTATTTGGCGGAATTGACATCAGTAGATATGCCAGACAATGTAATTGCAATTAGTGATAATGGTTTTTATCGCTGCCCAAAGCTCCAATTAACAAGTCTCCCACCCAGAATTACCTCACTCGGAGATTTTGCATTCTCTGATTGTTCAAAGCTAGCGTTAACAAGCCTCCCTTCTGGAATCACCTCAATAGGAGACCAGGCATTTAGGGATTGCTTTAGTCTCGCATTGACAGGTCTTCCTTCTAGAATTACCTCAATCGGAGATTACACATTTAGGAATTGTTCAAAGATGGTACTAACAAGTCTCCCTTCTGGGATTACTTCAATCGGAGATTTTGCGTTTCTAAATTGTTACCAACTATCATTGACGGTCCTACCCTCTGGAATTACCTCGATCGGACAGTATGCATTCAACAACTGCCCAAAGCTCGCATTGACGACCCTGCCCTCTGGGATTACTTCATTGCCAACAGCCGCATTTCAGTACTGCCCAAAGCTCGCATTGACGACCTTCCCGTCTGGAATGACCTCGATTGGAGCTTATGCATTTAGGCAGGGTACAGGTCTCGCATCAATAACCCTTCCCCCGCACTCACTACAATCGGAGATTTTGCATTTGCCAATTGTACTGGGTTAGAAACGGTTAGATTTACGAGCACGGTATCCTCAATCCCAAATGGAGTATTTTCCGGATGCCCAAAACTGTCTACCATTTATGTTCCGTGGTCGCAGGGGCAAGTAGCAAATGCTCCTTGGGGTGCGAGCAATGCCACCATTATTTACGATTATACTGATTGAGAGCAACACCCAGATACTGAGTAATTCATTACCAAATAAAGTTAAAAAATTCTTCGAACAATAAAAAATGATTATTTTAGTATTTTATAAATAGGAGAGAAGAAAAATGAAAATTTTAGGAGAGAACTCTCTCAAAACTCTTATCTCTTTAATTAGAGGAGAAGTAGCCCTAAAACAAGACAAAATTATGTCAACCGTAACCTCCGTCCCTACAACAAAACAAACCCCCATTATCTATAATAGTAGTGATGGAAAATACTACTTATGGAGGTAAGATAATGGCATATGAGGAAATTTTGACAGTGAATAGTTCTATTCAATCAAAGCGAACTACGAAAGTAATAGCTAATAGTAGTACAGAAACCCTAAAAGATGGAGAACTTCTAATTGTTAGAGATGGAAACAATCCTCCTAATTTACGCGCGGGAGATGGCACTACTCAAATCAAGAACCTGAAAGATATGGTTCCAGGAGTAGCTTCTACTTCAACTCCAGGTCTTATGAGCGCTTCGGACAAAACGAAGTTAGACGGAATTGCCACTGGGGCAAATAAAACAATAGTAGACGGCGAGCTGTCTGCTTCATCAACTAATCCCGTTCAAAATAAAGTTATAAATGCTGAATTAGGAAAGAAGTTATCTCTCTCCGGTGGGACTATGACAGGTGCACTGACTACAAAGGGTATCAAGCTCACTTCGGGGACAGATTATGGTGCTACTTTACCCAGTAGCCCAGTAACCAACCAATTATTCTTTCAGACAGCCGAAACTAATTTTGTCTTGGATAATGTCTATCCAATCGGTTCTATTTATATGAATGTAAATAGTACAAATCCTGGGACGCTCTTTGGAGGAACTTGGGAGCAGATTCAAGGCAAATTCTTACTTGGAATGAGTAGTAGCTATCCTGCGGGGAGCCAAGGCGGCGAAGCCAGTCATACCCTGACGACAGAGGAGATGCCCAGCCATGGACACAACCCGGCTAACCAGTCAGGATATTTTGGCTTTATTACCAATAGTAAGAAGGCGTTCGAAGTGGGTGATATGGGCGTTCAGAGTGGTAGTGGAAGATATTATCCCTATTCCACAGTAGCGTTTGATATCAGCCGTAACTCTTTGACCGGTACTACTGGTGGAGGAAAATCCCACAACAATATGCCTCCTTATCTAAGTATATATATTTGGAAGAGAACTGCGTAAGGGGTGAGTAAATGGCTTATTTTGATGGTCCAAAATCCTCAAAAAATTGGTATGCAAGGCTTGAATATTCATATAGTCAATCAGCCTCAGCTACTACAATTACTTTGACCCTAAAAGTATATGATGCAACAGGATACTCTTACAATGGAGATACAAATAGCGCTTATTACGTTATTCAAGGAGAAAAAGTTTATCAAGCATATAATTTTGGCTCAGCTGGTTGGTACACCATTGGAAGTAAAACTGTAAAAGTAACCGATACTTCTGCTACTTCTCTTAGAGTATCAGCTATGTGGTGTTCTAATAATGAGACTACTTATACCCCATACTCTCTTTCAGTATCAGGAACAATAACCTTCCCTCAAATTGCCCCACCTCCTCCAAGCGTAAATATTATATCTGTTCAGCCTATTCCAGAATTCATAGCTGGTTATGATGGAGACAGCTTTACGCTAACTTGTAATCCTTCAGGAGGAACTGGATATACCTACAAATGGTATAAAGGAACTACAATTGTTGGAACCTCTAAGAGTTTGACAGGAACACTTTCCCATAGTGCTTATGACAATACCTATGCTTATTGTATTGTTAATGACTCAACAGGTGGAAAAGCAACAACTAATAAGTGTGAATTTCGAGTAGGAACTTCGGCTAGTCAAACACAAGTTTCAACTAAGCATACCGAATTAGCTAGGATTTATAACGGAAGTAAGTTTTTATATGGGATTCCATTCATCTATAAAAGCGGATGGAAATATAGTGCTTGGAATGTAACAGCACAGATATAGCTATTGCAAATAATAAATCAAAATCGATAATTAACTTCAAATAAAAAGGAGGACTCAAAATGTCTAAAAAAGTATTTCTAAGCCCCTCAAACCAGTATGATAATCATTATGCCTATGGCAACACCACCGAGGCTGTTCAGTGTGGTAAGATTGCGGAGGCTTGTAAGGCGGCTCTAATCCGTAATGGTATTGACGTTATGCTAATGCACGATGAGTCAATGCAGGAGAAATGCCAGAAGTCTAATGCTTTTGGTGCCGACCTTCATGTGCCTATCCATACTAATGCCTTCAATGGCTCCGTAAGCGGAACTCGTATGTTCTACTACGCCGATGGTGGTGAGGGCCACAAAGCTTGTAAGGCTATTTTTGCTCAGCTCGCACCTGTGACACCTGGTAATAGTGAAAGCATCCGCGCAGATGCTTCTCTTTATGAAGTAAGGGTTCCTTCTGCTCCTACTGCCTATTGTGAGTGTGAGTTCCATGATAATGCGAATACGGCAAAGTGGATTGTTGAGAACACAACTTTGATTGGTGAGACGATTGCTCATGGCATTTGTGATTACTTTGGGATTAGTTTTAATGATGGTAAGGCTCCTGAAGTGGTACCTACTCCCGCTCCTTCTAAGAAGTCAATTGACGAATTGGCCAGAGAGGTAATTCGTGGAGACTGGGGTAATGGTTCCGACCGTCGCGTCCGTTTAGAGCGCGCTGGTTACGATTATGATGCCGTACAGAATCGCGTAAATGAAATTTTAGAGGGCGTGCCTTCTACTCCTAAGAAGTCAATTGACGAATTGGCCAGAGAGGTAATTCGTGGAGACTGGGGTAATGGTTCTGCTCGTCGTAAGGCTCTTGAAAATGCTGGATATGATTATGATGCTGTTCAGGACCGTGTAAATGAAATTCTAGAATAAAATCTTCTCCCCAGGTTCAAAACCTGGGGAGTTTTTTATTTGAAATTTTTTAAATTTTTGATATAATATATATAGAAAATGAGAAAGGAGACTTATAATGATTTGTGATGATTGCCTGCTGAGGGATTGTTGCTACTGGAGTAGCAAAGTTGATTTCATCGGTTGTGAGATGAAGCGAATCAGTAATGTCGATACCTGTGTAGCTTGCGGGGCTCCTGTTCCAGAAGGAACCCAAGCTTGTAAGGAGTGTGGAGGGCACAATGAGTAAGCAAAAAATAACGAGTCCCTTTTATGGACTTTTTCGAGGTTGCCTTCGATTCAAAATTAGAGACATAAAGTACATTCCTTCTCGTCTCCATTATTTCTTCAAATATGGTTTTTCTCAAACCGCGCGGTGGTCATTCGATAGTTATTTTATTGAAATGATGAAACAGATTTTAGTAGAATTTAGAGACAATAGTTGGGGTTATCCTATTCTCAATGCAGACCTAACTAATGAAGAAAACCAGCGAGAATGGCGCCGAATTCTCAATCGAATGTTAATGCTTCTCAATTTTATGGATGAAGATGATAAGATGTATGATAACATAAGTTTTGAGGAACAGCGCGCGATGATGGATAACGCGAAAGAAGAATTTTTCGATTTATTCTGTAGAAACTTTTATCACTTTTGGGACTAAGGAGAATGGGAAATGAGTGAAATAACTTTTGATAAGACCGAGTACGAATCCGAAAAAGAAATGTGGGAGGACATTACCTCTCTAATAAAAATTCTGACGCGCGCGGGGTATGTAATGAAGTTTTGGTGTGATGAAAAGACTCTTGGTATTTATTGCTTGGAATTTGACTATGCCGATCCCGTGCTAGCGAAGAAAGAGCTTGTATGGGAGGATAATGAGTAATGGCTAAGGTATATAAGTTGACCTTTTATGCTGTGGACCCTCATGACTACTATGATAATGCTTTTCATTTGTTCTCCCAAATGACTGGTAGAGAAAATCGGAGCGGAGTTTTCTTTAAGGCAAAAGAAAGTGAGCTTATGACTTCGGAAGAGTTTCAATGGAAGAATTCCTGTCCACTAAACTATTCTGATGCTTCTCAGGAAGATTTTGAACAGTATTTTCAAAAGAGAACTTGAAAATTTTCTAAATATAGGATATAATATATATAGAAAATGAGAAAGGGGATTTAAGTATGAAAGAGGTATTTGTGCTTCGATATAAAGGTCTGAATGTAGTCGAGGTTTTTGAAAGTCACGATGATGCAGTAGATGCTGGAGTAGAACACATAGCTGAGCTGGGAGCGTGTGATGGTTGGTCGGGAGACGAAATCAATGATGAGATTTCTACATTTATTAGATATAAAGTTTGTGAAGTAGTAGAGCTTTATTGTTGTGGGGTAAAGGAGGCTTGTCAATAATGTCTTATACTCGTTCTAAATATAGCAAAGAGCTAACTCAGCGCTGGACCACAGAAGCAATGATTGTGTTGGCGGAAGCACAGAGAGATATGACAAGCAAAGAAATCCAACAAGGAAATTTGGATTTAGTTGAAGTTACTCCTCAAAAGATGGCTCGAATTTTGAACGAGCTAGTTGATAAGGGTCTTGTGGTGAAGAGCAAGGGCAAGTCGGGCCTTATGCATTATAAGGCAATGGGAACAATTCTCAAAGAGGGCTACGTACCTGCTGAGATGGTTTATTAAGAAAGGAGAAAATTATATGGTTCGTTATAAGGTAGTCTATTGGGATGATGATGAAAAAAAGGAGCGTACTTATAAAGGTTGGGCGAATGGTTCAACTTTCGCAGAGGGCGCGCAGGTTGTTGAGAAGTATTATGGTAATGACATTCTGAATATGACTATCGCGCTCTATGAAAATTATGAGGATGAATTGATTGAGGACGGGTATTTTAAGGGCTATGGTTGTGACCAGGAGGATATTTGATGACTCTTCAAGAATTTTTCAATACTGACTATTTCAAGGGTATTGTATTTGAGGCTGCTTGCTATTGTGCTCTTGAGCGGGGCGGAGTAGATAATTGGAGCTGGTATGGCCAGAGTTATGAAGATTATTGTAATGACCTTGGTGTCGATTCTATTGATGAAATGGTTGACAAGGAAATTCGATTTTTGAGGAGAAAATATACGAATGACTAAGCAAGAAGTTATTGTTGGTGTTTTGGAAAGACTTAGTTGCCAGACAGCGGAACGAATCGCTGGAATGGCGATGCAGATGTATCAATTCAAAATGACTCCAGCTCAGGTCTCAGGTACAATGCGTGCAATGGTCGCAAGAGGTCAGGCAGGCTCCTCAAAGAATGAGCATGAGAAAACAGTTTATTGGTTGAATAAGGAGAAGTAAGATAGATGAATACTAAGCTGATTTGTGATACTTTGGAATATTGTGCGAATAGAAATGAGTGTCAGTTTTGTCCTTGCGGTGGGTCATTGGAGGAGTGTAATACTATTCTGCTTGAGGGAGCCCGACAGCTACGCACTTTGCAGGCAACCATTAAAAGTCTTCTAAAGGCGACTGAACATCACCGGCAAATGAATGGAGTTCTTCTAAAGACGGTAGATGAACTCACAGAGGCAAGTGCATTTGGAGAGGTCTAAGATGGAAGAAATTGGAAGAGACCTTTTGAGATATGGGCGTCTGGTAATTTCCAAGGAACTTTTTGATAATGATGGAACGCCTATTAGAGTTAGAATTTTTTACCATAGCGACCAGTATTGGTATACCGAGATGAAGAATGGAAAGTTTATCGAGATTTATGGACTAAAAAATATTTGAAAGGATTCGAAGATATGAAGAAGATTGTTAGTATGGTCCTGACACTTATGATGATTGTAGTAATGGTAGGTTGCGGGTCAAAGGAAATTACCGAAGTCGCTCCGCCTATTGAGACAGATACTACCGCTGTAATGGTACAGAAGTGCGACGAGCTTCTAGAAGAGACTTATGGAAATCGAGTTCTAACTGAGATTGCTGATGGTAGATATCAAGTAGTAATTCTCGAACCTGGACTAACCACTGAAACAATTTATCTTATTGGACTAGATGAGGGGTATAACGATTTGAGTGTTGCTTGTAAAGAGGCCGTTGGTATGGATGCAGTAGTTGGAATTTGTGATGCTACTGGAACTTTGATTTATGTAAGTTTGAATGGCGTGGATGTGACGGGTAGTATTCAGTAGAAAGAGGACAGGGCGTGAGTCCTGTCTTTTCTTTTAGGACAAAAGGTACCAAATTATAGGACGTCGGACAGAATAAGTCTACTTATAATTGGGAGGTGAGAAAAAATGAAGATTAGATATGATAATATGATAAAGACCTATCTTGATGATAGGATGGATGATAAGCTTCGGGGTTATTGTAGAGAAAAGGGAATTACAATTAGTGATTTTTTGAGAGAGTTAATTGATAATTTTTTCAATCAGCAGGAGGATAATTGATGAAAACAATTCGCATATACAGCCGGCGTTTGGCAGAAAGAATAACAGAGAATGGTATTGAATTTATTCGTGTAGTTCCAGATGTCGCCCATCCAAAATTTGTGAATTGGATATTTGAAGATACACCAGAGCTTCGACAAGAAATGGAGAAGTACTCTAAGGAGCGGAGGTAAGTCGAATGTCCAATCAAAATCAAAATGGGAAATTTTTCCCTAATCAAAAAAGAATAACAACCCACAAAGAGTTTAGTAATGGAAAACTGGTCGGCGCGGGAGGCTCAATGATTGTGGCTTATTGGAGTGATGTCTGCGCGGTAGCTAAAAGGACTGGAAATCCAGTATGTGCTATTCTTTGGGAGTACATTTTTAAGAATGAGAACGAATATATAGTAGGTTTAAGTCAAGAAGATTTCAAAAATATGACTGGAATTGGAAAGACTGCCTATGATAAAGCTGTCAAAGCTCTTGTCGATTACGGATATTTAAAACTTAGAGAGGGGAGTAAGGTTCATTATGATTTTATCCCATATCCAAAAGACTGAAGAGAGCGAAAGCTCTCTTTCTTTCGTTCCTTTTCTTTTTATATATTTCTTTTATTTATTTTTCTCATATTATTTTATTATTTTTTAGCGTCATAATTTATGATTTTTATGGTCGATTATAAAAATTATATTTTACTATTTTTATAAAAATAATAAAGTGTGATTTTTATAGTCAAAAAGTTAGTTTTTATTATTTTTAGACAGTTTTAGCGCGATGGACAAAACTGGACAGGACAGGAAGTCAAAAAGTCAGAACCCTATATAGATATATATAAAGATATAAAACCTTTGTCTCTTGAAGCCAAGAGACAAAGCTCACCGCCCTTAGAACCAAAATGGAAGATTGAAGATTTAGAAGAATGAAAGAGGAGTTCTTTCCTCTTTCTTTTTTACCTTCCTCCATTCCTCTGGAAAAATAAATTTGAAATTTTCCTAAAAAAGCTATATAATATATATAGAAAATGAGAAAGGAATGAAGAAAAATGCGGAATAATAATCATGTAAAGTTTGTTTCCTATACGGGTAATTATCCTAATTTGTGCCGTGGGGATCTCACTTTGAAAATTGACGGTGAGATTGTTACTTTTGGCTACGGGTTTGATTCTGATGACAAACCCAAGTACGACATCTTTTGGAGTAGCGGAGGATTTGTTTTTTTCGATGAACAGTTGAATGATGACATTGGTACAGGTGAGTGGGAAATTGATGTAGATAGGCTTCCTGAGCAGTTCCGCAAGTATGCTGAGGAAATTGGTAAAGTATTTAACGAGAATGTGGAATATGGATGCTGTGGTGGATGTATTTAAAAGGAGTTAAAAATGTATATTGTTGAATTCGAGAATACATATGGCGAACGGAGATGGATTGGTTCCGCCGCGACCAAACCCAAAGCTAGCAAAATCATCCAAAAATTCCTTAATTCCCATAAATACAAAGCTCCTTATTGGCGTATTATCTCCCTAGAAGATAATATAGAACAAATTGATGTAGGTAGCCATACTGAATTTTTCTATATTAGAAAGGAGAACTAAATGAATACTATCAAAAGCTTTATCACCTGCTATGATTCTAGTAAAAAAACTTGAAAATTTCATATTTTTCTGCTATAATATATATAGAAAGTGAGAGAGAAAGGAGTTTCAAAAATGATTAAGGCTATTATTCTTGACAATGGTTATAGCCCCAAAGATGTGGTGGTAAAGTTTGGGAAGAATTATATGAGTGTTTCTCTTAGCTATTTCCTGAATTCGCTTTGTAAGCGCCATGATTCTGATTATGAGGTAAAGACCGCTTTTCTTGAGGATATTGAGAGTGATGTAGTAGCAGGGTGGTTTGAAACTCTAAGTAATATGAGTTGCCATACGCCTGCGATTCAGTCCTGTGAGGAATTTGAGAATCTTTGGGCATCTGATGAAATTGTAGATGGAATTGACTTGTATTGAGAAAGGAGACCTTACTATGAAGTATAACTATTTTGAGGTTCCTACCCAGGTAAAGTTTTGGGATTATACTAACGGGCGTTATCATGGCGGTATTGCTTATAGAAATGAAATTATTTGTGGGTGCTGCGGAGGCATCTTCGATATCAGCGAAATTTATGAGTTCGCGCCGGATACGCTCGAGGACCCTATCGTTATCTATGATAATTGGGTAGATATTAACTACGATATTTGTGGAGATGATAACTAAGAAAGGAGAATCCCAATGGTAGATACTCAAAGAGTTCATAATACTTGGCTTCATAAGGCGGATTTTTCTGCTGAAGGCTGGGCCAAGCTTCTTGATAATTTTGATATAGATGAGGATATTCGGGACAGAGCTTTTGCGATTGATGTGTGGGACGCTGATGTTATTGCGAAGCCAGCACGAGAGGAGGATTATTGATGTACCTTTGGGTTGATGATATTAGAACTCCGCCCTGTAATGATTGGCTGTGGGCGCGTTCTACGAATGAAGCCATTACTGCTATTAAGTCCTATGAGAGAAGTTTTGCTACTGATACTATCTACATCAGTCTTGACCATGATGCGGGCGACTTTGCAGGAGGTGGAGGAGATTATATTCGCGTTTTGGACTGGCTCGAGCAGGCAGGAATTGTAGATACTGGATATTTTTTTCATCTTCATACTATGAATCCTGTGGGAAGAGAAAACATGGAGAGAATTATCAGAAAAAATGGATGGAGATTAGTAGAGGGAGGAAATAATGGACGCTGTTAAATTTTTGGAAGAACGGAAGAGAATGTTTAAGGAGGGCAGCCTTATGCCATGCCTTGATGGTGATATCGGCTACAATTCCGAGAAAGCAGTTAAGATCGTCGAGGAATGGTCTGCTGCACACCCGCGTAAGACACGGCAGAGTGTGCTTTTTGAACAATATCCCTATGCAAAATGCGTTGATGGTATTTCGGTACTTTGTCCTAGATGGATTAATACTTGTTTTTCTTGTCCTGTTGATGGTAATAATAATGTTAATTGTAATACTTGTAGACACGAATTCTGGATGCAAGAAGTTCTATGAGGTTTATTTTGCTTACAACGAAAAGAACGGTTGGATTACCATTCCTGATTATTACAACAACGTGTACGTTAAGGAGGTAGCATAATGATAAATCTTATTGAGAGAATCTATCGTATCCTGAATGCCTGCAAAGGTTTTGATGTGGGTTACAGCTCAGGCACAGTTTCCGATGGTTATTTCTACATTGAGTACGAAGGCAAGGCTTACGCCGTGAAGATAGCAGAAATGCCGATGAAGGAGAATGAGAACATTTTTTCTCGTGTTGGTAAGGTACAGTATTACATTTAAGGATGGATAGTAAAATGAATAAAGTAGAACTGACGAATTTGGTAGAAGTGACCTATTTCACTGAAAGAGATAAGAATAATATTCCAAAGAATCTGCTGACTGCTATGGTCAGTGTACCTGAAGAGTCTCTACCTCCTATGAGTGAGGAAGAAAAGAAATATGGCCGTCTTCTTGATGTATACTTTAAGAAAGCTTCCGATATTCTGGAAAATGAAATTGGGCCAGTTGAAATTTACCCAGGTTCCGATTGTTTTCGTTTCATGGGGCAAGTAACCGTGGTGTATTAAAATATTTCAGCTACTTAGTTAAGCTGTGGCATGAATAACGCAAGGAGGAGTTATGGTAAAGAATGCAAGGTACATTATGCTGGCAACAAATGCAATGATCAATGATTTTCAGAGTTGTGAAAACGAAGTATTTGTTGATATGATTAAGAATCATATTATAGACGGTGTACCTTTTGAGGAAGAAGACATTATGCAGTGGGATAAGGAGGAGGAGGTTGAATAATGGCTGAATACATCAGGCAGGAAGCTATAATCAACCGAATTAAGGAATACGCGTTAGATGTGTATGGTATTGATTTAGATAACTCATTACGAATTGCTGGAAAAAGCGTGGACGATAGAATTTGTGAGGGGCTGTATGAAGCAATAGAATTGATTAATGAAATTCCCTCTGAAGACGTGGTCCTAGAGATGCGTGGACGGTGGGTACATCTTGGTGGGGATGAGTGGTGTTGCTCTGCGTGTGGCTTTGTCATTACCACTGAGGGAAGCTGGGATAAGCCTACTAAAAAATACTGCGAGGATTGTGGAGCAAAAATGGAACAGGAGGTCAGGTGAATGATTAGTCTTGAGAATTATGGCCTATCTGATTACGAGCTTGGTGTATATTCTGACCTGTTGGAGAATTTCCCTCAACTAAATAATATGGCAATAGACCAAATGAAAGTTTTTGCTGATAGTCTTTATGTTGAAGCGTGTGGGCTTCGAAGTGAAGCAGAAGATATTGATAACTGGATGCATGTTCTTGAGAATTTTATTGGAACGATTCAAGAAAGAGAGGAATATAATGATTGATAGTCTATATAAACCATTTCAAAAATGGAGCGAAAAGGGTACAATTTGGATTTTTAGCGACCCTCATTTTGAGGATGAAGACCTCGTAAATGCCTATGATGACAGGCCCTCTGCAGATGAACTTGTACGCCGTATCAATTCTAAAGTTGGAAAGTGTGATACGCTTATTTGTCTTGGCGATGTTGGCGCGCTCTCTTATGCCCCTTTTTTGAGAGGATATAAGGTTTTGGTTATGGGCAATCATGATGCAGGTAGGACTTTATATGAAAGACAGAAAGTGTGGAGAAAGTTTGATAAAGATAAATATACAAAAACCGAAGCCCTTAGTGAGATGAAACGCCGTCATCCCGACTGTGAGTGTAGTATCAAAAGAGGGAATGAGCCCAATTCTCTTTTTGACTACTGGGAAGTTTGTGCGGACAATAGGCTCTTTGATGAAGTGTATGAAGGTCCTGTTATGATTTCTCCAAAGCTTGTGTTGTCTCATGAGCCTATTGATTGTGCTGGTTGGGCTTTCAATCTTCATGGTCATATTCATGCCCGCTCTCATAAAAATGACGAATGCCATTATAATGTTTGTGCTGATTGCCACAATTATCTTCCTTTGAATCTAAATCGGTTTTTGAAGTCAGGAGCCCTCTCCAAGATTTCTTCTATCCATCGTCAGACGATTGACGAGGCAACCGCGCGACGTAAGAAGCGAGGTTATCGTTTAACCAGTCCCAAAAATAAGTAAAAGAAACGACTACGCAGATACCTGCGTAGTCTATTTTTATAATTTGAAATTTTCCTGTATTTATAGTATACTATATATAGAAAGTAAGAAAGGAAGATAAAAAATATGACTCGTTATCATTATATCAAGAAAATGACTTATTTTCGTTATCGTCTTCATATGCTCCCTTGCAACAAATCTACAAAGATGGCTGATTGCTATCTCTCGGATTTTAAGAAGAACGTCTCATTTCCTCCTTTTAAGTATCCTGACGGTAGAATTATGGCTTACACTTATGCTGAAGCATGGGAGAATATTTGTAAGGCTATGAGAACGATTGAAGGCTTGGAGGATTTGAAATAAATGAATATTGGAGTAAACAAAGATGAAGCTCAACTTATTTATGATTCAATTATTTATGCTCTAAAGATGGGTATGGAACGATATATAGATTTTTGTTATCCAAAAACTGAAATTCCTCAACTATTGACTTAATTGGAGCTTGCTATACAGATAGAGGATTAAAATAAGAAAGGAGAACTTCGATGAACGAAACCGTAAAGATTTGGTTGGAAAATTTTATCAATAAAGAGATAGATGATGTTCTAGATGATATCGAGAGTAGAAAGACTTGGTGTCTTGGAATTAGTAATAAGGAATTTCTTCAGATACAATTAGATAGACTATCTTTGTGTAATGAGTATCTTACTGCGTTAAAGATTCTCAAGAATCGTATTGAGAGAGGAGACCTCTAATTCCATTGGAAAATCTTTACAAGAAACCTCGATAGAATTTAGAGAGATTAGATATTCAGAAGGAGGAAATAATTAGAGTCTGAAAGAGAAATCAAAAGTTCTAATTTATTGAAGAATAGAAAGGAGATTTGTTTGAATATTATTTTATTTTTGATTTTGCTGGCGATTGTTTTTGCTGTTATTTTTGTCTTTCGCGGATGGCCCTTTTCTAGCTGGAGAGATGGTTATAAGAACGCGGGTGTGAGAATGTCTTTTGTAGAGTTCCGACGGATTTATGAGCTCGCGCCGAGTAAGTGGAGGAGGTATGGGGACTATACTTATCGTCGAGATGAGTGGATTCCGAACCCTGAAAGTGGTTTTCCTGAAACCAATATCTCTACGAGTATTGCAATGAAAACACTTTTTGACTTTTTGAGACTTCTTCTTTGGTTGAAAAGGTGTGTAAGACAGTGTGAGCGAGAGAAGCGTTTTAAAGAGGAAAATATCTGTCTCAAAAATTTAAGTATTATGATTGAAAAAGATGCAGAGAATATTCGTAAAGAAATAGAAAAAAAGGAGCAGGAAGCCGAGGAACTTCGGCAGAAAATCATTGATAGATTAGGAGGCAACAAGTAATGACTGAACGCCAGATTGTACTTTTGAATAAAATGATTGAGGCTTGTATCAACTGTGGAGGAGATCCTGGTGGGCCTTACTGGATTGATGTAGGAGAAACCTTTGAAGCTATTTTGGATTTCGCTTCTTCTTTTCATGATAATTTAGCAGTACAGTACATTCCTCATAAGGAGTTTAGAATTTATAAAGTAGAAAGGGAGGAATAAGATGGCTATTTTCATCGTGAGCGACCTCCATTTAGGTCATGACAAACCCTTCATCTACGGCGCGAGAGGCTTTGAGAATGTTGAAGATATGAATGAGACTATCATTCGTAAGTGGAATGAGATTGTAAATGAAGAAGATGATGTCTATGTGTTGGGAGATTTGGTGATGGGGCCAGAGATGAATCTCCAAATGCTCCGTAGGCTTAGAGGCTGGCTTCATATTGTGCGAGGGAACCATGATAGTGATACTCGATGGGGCTTCTATCAGGGACTTCCTAATGTAGTAGAGGTAGATAATAGTCTTTATTTTTCCTCTGACGGCTATAAGTTCTATTTGTCTCACTATCCAACAATTACAACGCGCGCTGATGTTAAGAGGCCGTTGAAGAAGTGTTTGGTGAATTTGTGCGGGCATACACATACGAAAGACCCATTCGAAGATTGGGGAATTGGGATGATTTACCATTGCGAGGTAGATGCGCATGACTGCGCGCCAGTTCGGATTGAAGATATTATTACGGATTTGAAACAAAAGATGAACGACCGCGCCGATTAAGCGTGGTCGTTTTCTTTTTTAGATTTGAAATTTTTTGGAATTTAGTATATAATATATATAGAAAATAAGAAAGGAATGGTTTTATGAAAGTTATTGCTCGCTACTCTGGTTTTAAGGTTGTTGATATTCCGAATAACCTTTCTCTTACCGAGGACGACATTATGGACTACCTGTATGGACTGGATGTTCAGTGTGATGACGTAGATTATGAAGTTTTGGAGGAGGAAACAGGAGAATGAATTATAACTGGCTTAATAATTTCAAGGGAGTTAAAGTTGATTTTACTCCAGATTTTTCTGATTATGGTTATTGGGCTTTTCTTGATAATGAGGGTATGCTTGTAATTGGGGAAGAGCGAGGGCGTGATGGAGGACGACTCTATCGAGGTCCTTGGAAGGGAGAAAATACTCCTTATCTTTCGGATATAAAGAAAGAACAACCCAAACTTTTTTCTAGAATAACGAACTTTTATGAAAGAGAGTTTGAAAATTTGACTTTGGAGAAAGAGAAAATGATGAAGACGGTTTATGTATCTTATTCTGTACTGAAGATTGTTGATGTTCCAGATAATTGGAACGATAGAGAAATTAAAGACTACCTTGAGGGTATTGCTCCTGAAGATTATAATGATATGGTATACGATATTAAGGAGGATTAAGATATGATTATTTGTTCTGCGTTGAAAGATAGAGATACTAATGTTATTTTTTCTGGTATTCGACACGCGGATATTTATGAAATGCTTTATAACTTGGGTTATAAAATTGATGCTATCAATGTTATTGAAGGCTTTGTAGATAATAGAAATACTTTTTATAATCGTCATGAAGCCTTTATGTGGGCACAGCAGATTGGTCAGCTTCCAGAAACTGTGCTTGAATACAAAAAGGAACATATGGAAAATGAATTATATTCGGAGGATTTGTACTAATGGCAAATATGAAGTTGGAGATTGATGGGAAGGTTTATGATTTTGTTCCCGAGAGTTTTGCAATTGATAATGAAGGGAATATTATTTTGAAGTCAAAGCAGGAAAAGAGGAATCCTTTTGAAAGAGTCAAAGAGGGAGAAGGGTTTTATTATATTAGTGGAGACGAACGGATAATGACAAATAAGGAATATCCCTGGCATTGTGTTGATGGATATTATGACTGTGCTAATTATTGTACTGATGCGGAACTTCTTAGACAGCGCGCCCTCTATGAAAAGCTTGAACGGTGTTTGTGGCGTTTTTCTATGGAGAATGGTGGGAGTGGAGACTATTACCCTATTTTGAACAGAGTAACTCGTAGATGGTCTACTACTTGTGTGGAAATTCAAAGATTCGGACCTTCTTTCAAGACTCGTGAGGTTTGCGAGCGTGCAATTAAGGAAGTAATAAAGCCGATGTTGGATGGAATTGCTGAGGAGGAAATCTTTTCGTGGAGAGGAGTATAATTCCTAAAAAATTATAGTAATGAAGATTGTCAATAGATTAGAAGGAGAGAATAATTATGGAAGATAAAAAATTTTGTCCATTGTGTTATTGTCTTAGTAATACAGCACTGTCTTTAGGAGCATTGATGTGTGAAAAAGAGAAGTGTATGTGGTGGCAGGATGGAGATTGTATTTGTAATATAGTAGGAAGAGCTCTAGTCATATTGTCAAATATTAGACAGCCGTGATAAGCTATTGACAAATATAAATTGTGTGGTAATAATAGTACAAAATTGGATCATTAAAAAGGCGAGATACGTCGTTGTTGGGTTGGATATTTAATAATTTGAGAATATATGCCACGGTGAATATAGGGTGAGAATTATGATGGGAACAATAAATTGTGTGTATGAAACTCCTTGTGGATGGTGCTCAAAGTGGGATAAAAAGTGTAACCAAAAGACACCAGAGCAAAAACAAGGAAAGATTAATTCTGTAGATACTGCCACTAATAAGACGTGCCAATCAGAATCCGACCATGATTGGGAATGTATTGGAATGTCCACAATAGGAGCAGATTGTATATGTAGAAAATGCTGTGCTCGAAAAACCGTCCCATGGGAGAAAATATTAGGTTAAAAATAGAGGAGGTCAGACGAATGACAAGACTTGATTGTGTAATTAGATTGCTCCGGTGTCTTAGATCTTTTGATAATTGTGATAGTAGAGACGTTGAAGCTTTTGCAAGAGCTATTATGGAGCTTGGAAGAAATGAAATGAAGGAAGTGGTGCGGAGTGAGAAAATGTAGCAGAGAATGTATTCCTTTTTTGCGACTATGGATATGGGTACTGTATTGCTCCTGATACAATTTGTCCTCATTGGCAAGGTACTTTTTGTGAGTTGGATTTGAGTATGGTGCAGTTGGCTTCTCATTATACTCCCAAAGCTAAGCCGAATTTTATTATTTGTGATGAAGTTGAGACAAAGAGAAATTGCCATAAATGTGTCTACGAAGTTGGATGTACCGATAACCCAGTAGGTTGTAAGCGATATAAAAGAGATGCGCCGGATGGAGGTTATTATGGATAAAAACTTTATATGGGTTTTGATGCTAAAAAATATTGTGGTAGTACTTGTTTGGGGAGCACTTGCAGTATTATTTGATAAATGGTGGATAGCTCTTTTTGCTATACTTTTTATGAGTTATGTAAAAGTAAAAACTACGTTTTATAGAATTTGTGATGGATGTGGTAAACATGGTCCATATGCAAATAGCTATAATAAGGCTCTTGATAAAGCAAAAGAAGCAGGGTGGGTTCACTATGTAGATGGTAATAAGGATTACTGTCCAGAGTGCGCTGAGAAGGAGAGAGCTATTATGGATAAACCCCTACTAGCACAAAACCTATATGATGCTATCATAGCGGATAATAGTAAATTCAAAGCGTATTGGAATACCCATCCAGAAGAAGTTGAAGAAATTTGTCGTAAGTTTTCTGAAAAGTATGTGGATGAAAGATGTAAGTATTTGAAGGTGGAGAGAGCGCCTTTGAGTTGTGAGAAAGGTTTTGTCTATCCAGGAGATCGAACTTTTTGTTTGAAAAAGGATAGGGAGTTATTGGACCTTTTTGAATGTAAAGATTGTGAATATAAGAAAAGACCTACTTCGGATTGAGGCAGGTCTTTTTTAAAAGTCTTGAGTTATAATTAGGTTTAGTTGGCGCGAGAGCCATTCGGGAGATATAAGGGAGGAGTCTGTGTCCCAGATTAGGAGTAGAGGAATTTTATGGGAAGAGGCGTAGTTATCTTTTATAGCGTTGACTTGTCGTAGACGTTGGGGATTAGGAACGCGCGAAATATCATGGTACCGTTCTTCAATTAAAACGATGGACCCGCGCCAAGTAAGCCTTAGCTTCCACAGTAATGGATATCCCAAAGGAGATAGACAATCTCGATAGGATACATTCAGAGAGTAGGAGACTCCTAATTCCTCCAAAGTCGTAGTAATTTTTTTCATTAGTTTTGATTGTTTCATAAAGCCTCCAAAATTTAGTGTTCAAAATTTTATAGAAAGAATAGCTAGAATTTACTTTCCTATTGAAGAGTAAAGGGAAGGAGTAATTATAATAAGTAAAAATTTTGGGAAAATTTTTTGAGTACGCTTAGGCGTACTTATTTTTTTGGAAAAAATTTTGAGGAAAAAGGCGTACATATTATGTGTACATATTATATGTATATATAGAGGGAGAGAGTAATAGGAAGTAGGAAGAAAGGGAGTAAGAATAAAGGCGTACAAATATAAGTACGAATAAAGGCGTACTTATAGAGGGAGTAGATAAGAGGGGTATAGGTAAAAGGGGTAGAATTAAAGGAGTAAGAAAAGAGCGTACTTATTAGGTAAGCAAAAAGGCGTACTTATAGAGCGTATTAGTCTTTCGTAGTTATAGGAAGAGACTAGCTATATAAAAACGGTACTGCTAAGGGACATCCAAGAACGACATATAGGGATAGGTAGGGGTAGATTGGTATATGTAAAAGGAATTTTGTGTCTTTGAAAGTGAAGATGTGTCTAGCGTAAATTTTATTGGTAAGCAAATTTTATAAGTATAATAAATAATAAATATGTATTTATAATGTGTACGCATTATGTGTACGCCTTATGTGTACTTATAATGTGTACTTATAATGCGTACTTATAGAGCGTATTTAGCGCGGTGTCAAATTTTTCTTTGATTCTATTCTACCAAAATTTCAGAGCGTTGTCAAATTTTCAAGATATAAAAATAAAAAAAGAGGTAAGAATTTCTTCTTACCTCTTTTCTTCTTAGTTGACCTTGATGTAGCCGCGCTGAGCACTCTTCTTGCCCTCGACCTTCACATCGACCTTCTCCACAGTGCCATCCAGCACGAAGGGCTTCAGGAGAGAGGGAACAGAGGCTACCTTTACTTCATCAGTAAGGCCAGCTGCCTCAATAAGCTGGGCGGCAGTCATGCCCTCCTCATTCATTGCGTTCAGAAGAGCCTCACGGATGGGAGCCTTCTCATCCTCAGCGGCCTGCTTCTTTTCCAGAACCTTCTGGGCTCGCTTTGCATTAGCTTCATCCATCTTCTCGATAAGCTCAGTGGCCTTAGCCATCAGCTCGTCATTCATCTCACCGTTGGAAATAGCAGTATAGAACTCACGATTGGTCATAAAATACCTCTTTCTGCTCCTCATTGCTTTATAAAGACAGAAGAATTTACGGCCTAAAATTTGACAGGTGGCTTGATGTGCCGTAGCCGTTTTCTTTTGGAGCTTATTCCCAGCTTAGGAGCGTTTTATTTTTTTAGTCTTCCTTGACTTTCTATATATATTATAGCGTAAAAATAGAAAGTTTTCAAATTTTATAAGTAAGAAAAATAGGTCACTAAAAATGCGTTTTTTTCAAAAGTGGAATTCCAGCTTTTCTTTTCTAAAAATTTGGAGCTTATTTGCAGCTTATAAGTCGTAGCTTATTTGCATGCTCAAAATTTGACAAGGGGTAGAATTTGACAGTGGCCGGCGCGAATAAGAATTAGGAGTGAGAAGTTGACTTTAACGATTTAGTGTGTTAAAGTGAGAAAATTTTTTCGTAGAAAATTTGAAAAAAATAAAATTTAGACGATATTCGTCTAATTATTTTTTCTAAAAAGAAACGGCGCACTCAGCGCCGTTATTTAAAAATTCATGAGGGGTTCTTCTTCATTAAGTTCATGATTCCAAAATTCCCTTCTGCAAAGAAAACAAGAGATATCGCTACAATAATCTCCTTCAATTCTCATATTTAATTGACAAGGGCTAATACTTGGAATATTATCATCAGTCCGACTTGCTTCAGGAAACATTTCAAAAAACTTTTCTTTTCTTGTCATTTTATTTCTCCTTTCTTTTTATAAATAAAGTATAACACAAATCTTCTAACTTGTCAAGTACAAAATTTATTAGACGAAATTCGTCTAAATTTTTCTCCGAAAAAAACTTCACCGCATTAAAGCGGTGAAGTCCTCTAAATTTAACGAATCTTGAAAATATTTTTTGTTTTGTAGTAAGTTGCGCTTTCGCCCTCAATGGTAAATTTCCCGCCTTTGGTGTCAATCGTGAAAATCTTTTTGACTTTTCGAGGAATGGAACGGCGGGCAGTATAGTCTCCGTTGATATCTGCCCCTTTTTCTAAACAATGGAACAGAATTTCGGTTTCAATCAATGCATCAGAAAGGGCGGTGTGGTCTTCGGAAAAATCGGGATTGTTTCGGATGTATTGTGTAATGGTTTCGGCGGTGGTGGAATAGTTTCCGCTTTCGGTAAATGCTTCGTGTTTCTCTGCCCATTTGAAAAACTTTTCATCCATCATGAAATGATGAACAAAACCCCGAATATCGGAAATAGGAACGGTGTCAAAGGGATTTATACACTTGAACCAATCACAGTTAAAATTGAATACTTTTTCATCAAAAAATGAATTGTAAGCAAAAGCCCGTTCGATGTTGAACGCCTTAAAGTCTCGTGCCATTGTCTGCGTAATATATCCGAATTTGTCCATAGCGATTGCACGGGAACGCATAGCCTTTACATAAATAGGACGCTTGTCTGCATAATAAGCAGACGCAAAAATCATTGAATTGTGCCACACCTGCTCCACGACAAATTCCCGCTTAACAAGCGTTTCTCCGCTTTCGCTATCGGCGATAAGATAGCCGATATTATAGCAAAAAGGTTTTTCCAGGGAAGTCGTCTCCGTGTCGAAAATACAAATATTCATTTTTCAATCTCCAATCAAAATTATTATAAGGGTTTACCATCGTTCTCCTTACATTATCTATTATATCAGATTTTCCGGAAATGTCAAGAACTTTTTCAAAAAATAAAAATTAGACGAATTTCGTCTAAAAATAAAAAGAAGGGAGAAATATTTCTCCCGTAATTTACTTTTTATAAAAATTCAACGATATTCTTCTTCCAATCTAAAAAGAAGTTCTTCCAAAATATCCTTTCGGACAATGTAAAGTTTTTCTCTCTCAGGCATGGGAACATATGGTAAATAAAAAAGATTAGAGATTTCTTCATAGTTGTGGAGCAATTCTTCTGTTGTAAGATTTTTGTGGTTGATATTCATTATAGTTCTCCTTTCTTTTACTATATCTAAATTGTAACAAAGATTTTTGTAATTGTCAAGTATAAAATTTCTTAGACGAACTTCGTCTAAAAAAGAAAGGAGTAATATAAAATATTACTCCTAATGATTTTATTCGACAACCACTTTTGCCTTTAAGATATAAACTCCGCTATTTTGGTCTTGGTCTTCTCCCCACGTCCAAAGCTCACCTGTTTCAAGATTTACGGCTGTTTGGCCTTCACACATAAGATTTATAGTTTCATCTGCTGCATCTTTAAAAGCCTCTCCGGGACTGACTTCATGATACTGATACAAATTATTACTTTCATATCTAATCAACATTTTTATTTTCTCCTTTCTTTACTGTAATTATAGTATAACAGATTTTCTTTATTTGTCAAGTATAAAATTATTTAGACGAATTTCGTCTAAATTTTTCTACAAAAGAAAAAGGTGACGATTTCTCGCCACCCTTTCGATTACTCGTTATTTACGTTTTCTCGTTCAGTTTTCTTTGCCCTTGCCTTTTCTCGTGCGAGGCGGTCTTTCTCCATTTTCTTTTGCTTCTTCTCCTCTCGTTCTGCCTTGGCCTTGGCTTTGGCTTCGCTTTCAAGGCGATAATTTTCAGCTTCTTCATAGCCATCAAAGAGGTCACCATCCCTTGTTCCCTTGGGAACGCTAAAGGTGAGGTTTAGATAGCCTTCATCGTCATCCAGCGCCCACGGAATCGAATAAGTTCCGCTCTTAATCTGAAGAACAGTTTCTCCCTCACTTTCGAGAAAATTCTTGACTTTCTGCATAAAGTCCATTTTTACGACTTCACTTTTCTTTGCCATTCAAAGCACTTCCTTTCTTTACTGTACTTAAAGTATAGCACAACTTTCTTTTTTTGTCAATACTTCTTTTCTTATTTTCTAAAATTATTATAACAAAAATTTTTTTGAATTTCAAATTTTCTTTAATACTTTAGTATGGTAAAGCACCGAGATCGATTTTATTTAGACGAAGTTCGTCTAAATAATTTTTCCCCAAAAAAGGACGGTGATTTCTCACCGCCCATTTTTTCTTACTCGGTCACAAGACTGTACTGCTTCTGCTTACCCTTCTTGGGAATCTTCACTTCCTCAACTGCCAGCTTGCCAGCTTCCACAAGCTGGCGGCACAGAGAACTAATCTTCTGCGTGGAGAGGTCTGCGTCTGCCTCATGGATTTCGCTTGCTGTCATAGGCTTGACGGCCAGAATCTCCAGCAGATGGGCCTTGATAGGCTCGTTCGCAAGCTGGGTCTTGCTGGGCTTGGAACTCCGCTGGGCGTTCCGCTTGTCCAGCTTCTCCAACTCGGCGGTGGCGTGGCTGGTCAGCTCGTCATTCACGTTAGCATTGATAATGGCATTGAAGAACTCACGATTGGTCATAATTTTCTCCTTTCATCGGCGGATAGGTCGCCACCCATTTTTATATTCAAAAGAGGCGTTCCTCTCTTGATTACATATTTATTATATCAAAGGTGCGGGGATTTGTCAAGAGGGAATTTCAATTTCTTGAAATTTTTTCGGCTTAATCCTGATGGGAGCGACCCACCATTGAGCTGCTCTTGACATTACCCATTATAGCACCTTTGATAGAGTTTGTCAAGAGGTTTTTCAACTTTTTTATTTCTTCGGGTGATGACTCCGCAGAAATTGATTGAAAAGATGGGCAACTTTTCTTCAGCCATCTATGAGGGCCATCAGTTTCTCATTTCGCTGACTACTCATTTGCTTTCCCTCTTGACATTATCTATTATATCAGATTTCTTGAAAATGTCAATACTTTTTTCAAAAAAATTTTGAAAAATATTTTTTAGACGAAGTTCGTCTAAATAAAAAGTGAAAAAGAACGGTGCATTTAGCGCCGTTCCTATTATCTGTCATAAAACAATCTTTACTTGATTCTCACCAAAAACCAATGATTGTGGATTTTTTTTGCCTTCTTATCATGCAGAAGGCAGACATTTTTAGATAATTTATAAATAGTTTCTTTATCTGTCTCTGTGGTGATTGCTTCTTCAAATCGTTGCTGTGTTACTGGAATGAAAAAGTTTCTAAAAAAGACATAAGGAAAACTTCCTATCCAGATAAAGGGATAAAACAAAGCAAACAAAAAAACTTCCCAAAGGTTCTCAAAATCGATTTTGTAGGACAAAAGAACCGTCAAGAAATTTGATACTACGACAGAAATCAAAATCCAGTACCAAGCAACCATTTTTATTTTCTCCTTTCTTTACTGTAATTATAGTATAACAGAAATTCTCTAACTTGTCAAATACAAAATTTATTAGACGAATTTCGTCTAAATAGAAAGATAGGAACGATGTAAAACACCGTTCCTTTTGACATTTCTCTTATTTAGCGATTTCCAGTTTGTTAGTAGAAGCAAACGTCCGGAGGATGTTAGCCGCAAGTGCGATGTCATGTCTATCATAGCTTTCACCCGTCAAGGTGTTGGAGGCCTGTTCATAGTCATTCTCTTCGATGATTCCATACAATTCGTCAAGAATGTTAAAGGCATCGTACAGAGTTTTCGGTTCGGTTCCGGTTAACTCGATATGCCTAACAGTATTGATAACTTTCATTCTTTATTGTCTCCTTTTTTAAAATTTGGTTGCTCTTTACTGTAAATCTATATTATCATATTTAATTAAATTTGTCAATACTTATTTTTTTTATTTTTATTTTAGACGATATTCGTCTAAAAATTTTTTCTAAAAAGAAGGAACAGTTTCTTTCCTTCTTTTTAGAACTTTTTAACCGACCGTCTCTATCTGATGAATAATCTCTTCCGCAGTTAAAAAACCGACAACATCTTCTTCATCATCAAACGGATAACCCATTACTTCGATTAAACCTTCTTGATGCCCATAACTTCCAAAATGACAAACGGCATCCCCGATTCTTTCGTCAGTTTGCGGTCTTAAAAAAATAATCTGCGGCCGGCCATATAGCTCTTCGACCTTCCAATCTATCGGACAGCAAACTCCTTGAGTAGTAAGAATTTTAATAAGTTTGTCGATTTCGGTTTCTTCGGGAATCCCACCAAACATGGACTCATAGGACTTATAATCAATAGTATTCATAAAAATTTCTCCTTTCTTTACTATATCTATATATTACTATATTTAATTAGATTTGTCAAGTAAAATTATAAAAAATTTTATTTTAGACGAAATTCGTCTAAATTTTTCTTTGGAGAAAAAGGGAATTTGCTTTCCCCTTTTATCTCGCCAAAACTTTTAAAACGCTTTCCATTGCATCAGGATGAAATCCACCCATTCCCCAGTCAATTAGATTTCTTGTTTCATCATCAAACAGAATATCGTCAGAGGAAGAACGGAAACTCGTCTTCTTTGTCCCATATTCTACAATATGAATTTCATCAAAGGAAACACTTCTCAAATGCTGACGCAACCAGCGTATTTTTTCAGCCTTTACGGCTTCAAGAAAAGCGGGGTTTTTGTCTTTACTTCCCCATGAAATCACGCCAATCTTTACACCCTTTCGCTGAACCCGGTTCAGCTTGCGTGCCAGCGTATTCATATTGCAGAGGGGGCGAGCCTCTGCGTAGACTTTTGCGTCATAGGCCCGCAAGCGAGGCAACCAGTCTTTTGTGCTGTACAAGTCGGCAATCGTGCCGTCCATATCAAGAAAAATAGTCATAAATTTAATTCCTTTCCTTTATTGTAATTAAATTATAACAGAAATTTTCTTATTTGTCAAGTATAAAATTATTTAGACGAATTTCGTCTAAAAAAATTCTATAAAAAAGGCGGGATTTCTCCCGCCAATTTCAATCAGACAAAAATTTCTTTTAGTTTTTCCTCTACCTCTGCTTGAAGTTCAGAAACCATTGTCCTCATACGGAAACCACCTTCTTCTTCTGCAAAATCGGCCAAATCCCTGAAAGCATCATAAACTTTTTCAAGTTTATTGGTGGTGTATTTCTTGAAACAAACACCATCTTCATATAGGAAAATTTCCAGAGGGTCGCCCTCTCGAATACCAACGCTCCGCCGAATTTCTTTAGGAATAACGACACGCCCTAAATCATCAACTCTGCGAATAATACCTGTTGCTTTCATTTTTTTTACTACTTCCTTTCTTATTTTGTAATTACAGTATAGCATACAAAAGTGTAAATGTCAAGAGGAATATTTTTTAGACGATATTCGTCTAATTTTTATTTTTTTGAAAAAATAGCGCCGAAGCACTATTTTTTCAACTGAAGCGCTATTTTTTCAACCGAAAGTAATGAAATTTTTATCCCCACTTGCTTTCCAAGGGTGATTGATTCCAAGATTTTTCAGGAAAAAATAAATCTTGATTCTCTTAAAAATTTTCATAGTTTTCTCCTTTCTTACCAGCCCATAGAAAAAATCCAGCCAATGAAAAACACAGCTCCCAGCGCATACAGCCCAGCTCCCACGCCATAATGCCAATCGTGGCTTTTTACGAACGAATACGCACCCATAAAGGACATACCAGCACACGCAAGCCCAGCGGACAGAATACACAGCACAGCGACAACAACCATTTCAGAAACCTCCCTTTCAGTATATCTAAATTATACACCAAATTTCGGAAAATGTCAAGAAAAATATTTTTTAGACGAATGTCGTCTAAATTTTTTGTGAAATCTTTCACAAGCACTGTTCGTCTAAATTTTTTGTGAAAATATTCACAAACTTTTTCAAAAAAAGAAAAGAGGGAAAAATTCCCCTCTTTTCAATTATACATACCTTTTTGTTATTCGTCCCAGTTATCATTTTTCCATCGACCTACATCGCCGTAATGGTCAATGGTTTCAATTCCTCTAAAATAGCCTCTCTGCTGGATTTCATAGGTAAGCCGGGCGCCGTTCTCTACGGTATTATCCAGATAGCCGATGATAGTGTAGATTGTGCGTAAATCTGCGAATTGCTGGATGGTGACAACGCCGGTATCCTCATAGTGAACGATAAGACGATAATTCATAATGTTTCCTTTCTGCCCGTCATGCCGATAGCCCAGCCTCTTTTTTAGCCCCAGCGGACGTTTGTCCATTCTCCAATAGGTTCCCCAGCATAGTTGATAACTTCAATGTCTCCATTCTCATTCCGATATTGAAGCTCGTACCCCACCTCTGCGCCATTCTCCATAGCACAGTCCAAGCAATGCATGAGGTTCCATGCATCGTCAGCGTCATTGAATGGGACAGTGTTCACTTCACAGGTTCTTTGCCACCGGATAACCAAGCGATAGTTCATAGCGTTTCCCTTCTCCCCGTCTCGCCGTTAGGTCAGCGTTCTCTTATTGCTGGGTCAGTTCCGCATGATAGGCTTGTAGGAACAGGTCTCTATAAGTGTCATCCCACAGCACTTCAATCTCTTTGCCCAGCTCCCCATTGCCATGTTCGTAGGCGATACACGCTGCCATGTGTGCCATACCGAAAGCCACATTGTAGCAGTCTCTGGCCTTGAATCCGTTGTCCGGAGCTTTCGCATAGTTTAAATAGCGATTGAGGCTCTTCTTCACGAAGTCGATAGTCATAGTCATGTTCCTTTCTCTGGTGGGCTGGGCTTGATAAGCCCAGCCCTATTGATTGATACTTACAGGGTCAGCCCCTCAAAGTCTGCACTTGTGTAATCTCTTGTACGGTCAAACGCAACTGGCCATTGCAACAGTCGTTGATACAGCTTTTTAGAACTAACTTGAATTCCCAGCCCGTCATACTCACCATGCTTGTTCACTGTCTTTATGGCGTTCACTTCCTGAACACAATTCAGGAACAGGGCAGTTGGAATAATAAGCGGGCCAATAGAACGATGTTCCTCCCATGCTTCTGTCTTTTTCCCGGCTTTATGGCGTTGAACATATTCCATAACATAGATAACGAATTTACTTTTGTTCGTCCCATCAATGAGGCTATCAATGCGTCCGCCGTTCGTCTTAACCTCTGCTGGGATGTAGCGTCCGTTGTACTTGATATGAACGTCAGCCCGTCCAGCAGAGCTTACACACTTCTTTCGGCTCTTTGGCCTTGCACACTGATTTTCAGTGATACGTCCAAAATAACCGCTATCAATGGCGGGATTATAGCGTGCAGAATCCAGCGCCCGCACTGCGTCCTCTTTGGTTAAAATAGTAAAGTCTTTCATAGTAAAAAATCCTTTCTTTTGATTTTGTGGTTTTCAGTTTTCAAGATACACGCTGTATTAGGCATCAGCACCGCCCCGCTCTATTGTTCCCTTGTGTCTATTATACTACCATACCCCGCCCCGAAAGTCAATAGTTTTTTAGACGACTTCAGGCTAAAAACTGCACAAAAAGAGGAGGGGGATGTTTTGTAAAATTGTGCATTTTGCCATCCCTCGCCCGAATCGGGTCTGGAACATTTTCTCACCGAGATTAAAAATCAAAAACAAAACTTACAAATTTTCTCACCGAGATTAAAAATCAAAAACAAAACTTACAAATTTTCT